CTTTTGGCACGCGGCGGGCGGCACGTTGCGTGCCAAAAAAGTTTGGGGAGTTTTTTTCGGCGTGCTACCTTTCTGTGTTCCCCACACAGTTTCCTTTCATTTGTTTATTCCCCGCGTTGTTGCGAGAAATTTTTTTACTGGTGCTTCCTCGTCCCTAACAAGGATCGCGTACCCTGTTCGCTACGTTAGGCTTGCCTAGACTGTGTTCTGTCTCCCAGTAAATTTATAGCTCGGTTTCATGTTAATTCTAACACTACTCGCGAGCGTCCTGCTTTGTGCCACATGACTGCACCCAGCTTTATGAAGGTTGCGACCCCTCTCTCTTGGGTTTCATCCCAAGGCTGAACAGGACAAGTTGTTTGACGGTCAAATGCCAAGCGAACTCACGTTTCTTTTCTAGGTTAATTCCTACCTCAAAGGATCATCCGCTCTTCTGAGCTTACCAGTTAGGCGCGTCTCCCGCGTTGCTTGGCTACGGGTATGTTTTTCTGACCATCAAAATCTGGAACCCACGTTGATTGCTCGGTTCGCCTGACAGGTTACATCGACCAAGCTCGGAGTCTACTCCGCAGGGTTCCTTAAATTGTTGTGCCACTGTAAAGGTCGTCTCTTTCACCGCCTTCAGAGGTGGCTTCCGTGAGAAGTATTACTCTCACGAACTGCGTTAATTATGTCAAAAAATTGCTCACTCGTCAATCTTAATTTTTGTAGGAGAGAAGGCCCACACCCCATCCCTTCTTATCTCTACGATCCACGCTTCAGGAACTCTAATCGACTCATCGCTTTGTAAAACGAAACTTTTGTGTAGATAAGGATTGTAAGTAATCTTCTCCCATTTGCCAGAGCAACCAGAAGCAGGATCATCAATCACGGATTCTCTCATTCTTCTGCCCTGAATGTAAGCGTGAACGTTTTTGCGTTTCTCATCGCGAACCTTCTGATTACCTTTAGGGCCAACCCTTAATATGGGTTTAGCTATTGCGATCTCTGTAACGTGATCCTCAACAATCCCCTTGTCATTCCTCACGCTGTAAACATACGTGCCGTCTTCGAGAGTCTTGTGAAGGTTGCGGTAGACTTGTACTTGTCCTTTCATGCGTCCGATTATAAAGCAATGAGATTATTAGTCAACGAAAATCGCTCGAAAGATTCCTTTTATATGAAAGAAGATTCTTGAGTAGTGCTTGGCTTGAACCTGATAAGTGATGGCCTTGCAGTGAAGTTGTATCTGTTCTTGCGCTCCCATACAAATAAGATACACCATTTCTTAAATAAGTCAACAGAATTTCTTAAAAAAAATTGGCACGCGAGCGGCTGCAAGTTCCGTGCCAAAAAAATATTAATAAATTTTAATTATAATTAATAAATATATATATGTTTGTTTCTTTGTATATGTAGATTGCTTATTTAGAACTTATTTCAATATATTTGGCTCTTATTTATTTGTACTTATTTGGCTTTTATTTCGCTATTATTTACTCCTTATTTGGGCATATTTCTACCAGCATTTTCAAGCATCTCAAAGAGGTCTTCTGGGATGAGAGAAGCCGTGTCCTCGACGGGCGCGGTATCGGGTAGAACAATCTTAACAGGCTTATTCTTGGGCTTGGGTGCTGGAGGCACAGGTTCCACTGGCTTGACAGGCTCGATTGATTTGGCTTCATCAAGTGCCATGAGATAATCCTGACCTTTGGAGGTGAGGGCGCGACCACCGCGATCAATCTCCATGAGGTTCTCCTTCTGAAGATACATCTCGAAGTCTCTCTGTAAGCAGGACTTGGTAAGACCAGTCTTGGCAGCGAGGTAAGTCAACGAGCTATTCTTTCTCTCAGCCATGATGCGAAGAAGCTGAAGTTCGATGCGACTCAAGCCGAGAGGCAAGATACCGAGGTGTTGCTTTAACTCAGACCACTGGGTCTCACCGAACTTGTTACCTTGGGTCGCCGCCATGTAATTGTTAATGTGGTTGGCCATCTTCTGGGCAGCGCGAGCGTTACCGCGAAGAACAGGGGCAAGCTCATTGAGCACACCGTCTTTGAACTTTGCGCTAGTCGTGCGAGAGATGATCTCGCCAAGATCGTCGTAGGAATACTCCTCTAGATCAATTCTTTCGCAGCGATCCATGAGAGCGTGGAAAATGCTCTGCGCCTCGGTGGTGGCAAACATGAACGAAACCATGCGAAAATCAAAGTCTACCACAAAATCCTCGTAGGAAAACTGAGTGCGATTCTCAGGATTGGGATTGAGGATCGTGAGCAACGCCATCGTAACGTCCTTGGGTAGCTCGCTTGCCTCGTCGAGTAAGATCGTGCACTCGTTACCGTGAACGTGTGGAATGATGATCTGGTTGAAGAACTGCTTGAGGCTCTTGACCGTGGAACAGTTGATCTCAAGGAACTTCTTGGTGCCACCCTCGGAGTTCATAAGGTTCTTGGCTACGGCCTTTGCTAAAGTAGTTTTGCCGCAACCCTTGGGGGCTACGAACATGAGGTGGGGCAGAATGCTGGTCGCTTCGTATGACTTCATAAGAAACGACAGTTTAGCCTTGGCTACATCCTGACCTACGATACCCTCGAAGTAATCTTTGTTGTGTTCCATATGAGTAGTATGCTTTAGTTTTGGTGTAGAGTCAATAACTTAATTAAGTAAAAAATATTAATTATAATTAATAATAATTACCAATTGTTTTTATCGTTATCAAAGTTAGATACCTTGAAATCAACCGTACCTTCTGATTCAACTTCAGAAGAATTAGTATCATTGGTTTTGCCATCTAAATCCTGTACATTGAATTGGATTGTGTTTGCTCTGGATTCGATCTCTTTCTTCATGTCGTTTGAAGACACGGAGATTTGCTCGGAAGATAAACCAAGAGTTTCTGCGTATCTGCGAGATACGAGCACGTTTGCCTCTGGACGAAGCACCGAGTTGAGTTCCGCAAGAGCTACAGATACGAAGCTTGTTGCGCCTTTTGTTTTGCCTCTTTTTCCTGCCATGAGTCTAGTATCAGAAAATTTTTTAAATAAGTCAAATTATTTTTAATATTAATTCAACTCATCTAAAGCATCATCACTTTCAGCTATCCTAGCAACCTTCTTAGCGAGCTCCGCAGCGGAAGGGCCAAGGGGGTCTTGAGTGATTCTTTTCTGTCTATACTCTGCAAGCTGGTTAAACTCATAATGCCATACGGACTCGTATCTGCGAGCCATCTCTAACTGTTTGGCTGTGAGCTTTCTTGGGCGACCTCTTTTTTTCTTGGCTTTAGTCATGCCAATATTATTTACACATTTTTAAGTCGGGTCAAGCATTATTATTTGGCGCGTAAACAATTACAAATTACAACAAAAATATAATTATTATTATAAAATATTTTAAAATCGAATAAAAATTAATAAATATTCGGCGGCTTATTTGGCTAATTATTATTAATAAATATTTAAAAATATTACAGTTTATATTTGGCTTTATTTGGTTTGTAAATACTATTATTATTTAGAAATATTTCGTTCACAAATACGAAAAAACCCCTTGAAGCGAAAGACAAACCTCAAGGGGCTCGCAGTGCCAGATATGGTGACACTTGCTATCAGTAGTGTTTCATGAACCCCCAAGATACGATAGGGTTGTTACGAGTTCTCCTCGTACACCATGCTACTGATTGGTCAGGTAACACTGATATAACTTCTCAAGTTATATAATATATATAATATATCTTTTTTGAAATTGAGTCAACATTATTTAGCAAAAAATCATTCACAAATATTGCATTAAATTATTATAGTTTTGGCCGCTGATTTATTAATATTTATTAGAAATAATTAAATTTATTAATATTTATTTCGCCGCATATCATTCGTAAATATCACTATTGTATTTTCTTGGCTTGAATTCGCTTTTACCAAATGTATTATTATAATGATATAATATTATTAGCTTTTGATGATCAGTTAAATTATTTATATTTATTTTTTTGCTTGACCCACGCGGGTAGCGATGATGCCTCCCTTCGAGCAGCAAAATTATTTTCTTTATATTTGGCTTTTTTTCGTTCATAAATAATAATATACTGAACCTGAACTGGTTCTGGTTTGGTTGTTTTTATATTTATAGATTTTTATTAATAATTATTTGAAATAAATAAAAATCTCCCATACCCCAAACTTAATATTAATAATAATAAATAAATATTATTTCTATATTGTATCTATTGTATATGGTATATATATTTGGAAATAAACGGCTCGTAAATAAGCCGTGGATTCGCTGAAAAGCCCCCAATATTTACCCTTTTATGGTTTGATATCCCAGTCGGGATCATTCATAGTCTTCCATATAGAATAGCCCACGGAAGCAACCACACCATAAATAATTAAAGCTACAATCAACATATTATAAGATTCCTTTTTGTATATTACAAGGTATATATTATATATCTCTAAGATGCCATCTTGTGATATAGGATAAAGCTCTTAAAATGGGTTGTTTTGCTCTGTTCCATCGTCGTATCCACATCCATCAGTATGTCCATCAGATACCCCGATTTCACCTTGCACTCCCACTCCAGCCTCCTGAAAGCGAGCAAGGTAGTCTGCTGTTTGCCACTCTTCTTCAATGAACGACTTGAGAGCGCGACCCGTGCCATTGCCATCAGTGGCTTCTAGCATATTAGTAAGGCGACGATAAACTTCGTCTAGTATCTTTGTGTCAGTTGCGCCCTTAGCTTCTACGGCGGTTGCTATCTCTGATGCAAGCTGCTCTCTGGCGACTCTCGATGCCATGTTGATCTGTGAGTCTGTATGCGCTTCTAGCACTTTTAAAATGTGATCGTTTAGGGCTTTCATAATTTAATTAATATTAATAATAATTAAAACTTAACTTCTGTATATTTCTTCTTGAACTTATTGTAATTGTTTATAAGCTTGTCGGCGGTAGAGGTTCTTGGGCTTGCGTAATTAGTTTTTATTCTGCTTTCAACCCATTTTTTAGTAACCGCCGTTTTAACAAACTTGTTAAACATTTCCATTATGCCTTCCGCCGCCATGTACCTATGAAGACTCATAATCATCATAGGAATAAAGTGCTTCGTGACATTAAGTTTTACAGGGGATGGGCCTGAAGTTATATCGTATTGAAACTTATGATTCTTTTTGTCGTCGCAGTAATAGAACTGAATCTCAAAACCTGAAACTTCAAAAGTATCTAATACTACTTTATTTTTTATCTCCTTTCTGTGTATTCTGGTGGGTTTCCAATTCATACCAGATATTATAGATATTTTTAAGCGAGGTCAATGCTAAACCTTGCTTTTTCTTGGCCCTCCTTGGCCTCTGTACTTCTTGTTTCCCTTGGTGCGATTGCTGCATCCTTGGCGAGTTTTTTTGCCCTTGGGCTTTTGGTAACCTAATGAATCTTTTCTAGCCATTTTATTATTTTTTCTTGTTTTTCTTTTTCTCTTCTTTTTTCCAATGATTTTCAGTCTCGTGCTTCATGCAGAGTTCGTCCCACCAATCGTCGGGCTCTCTCTCTAGGGCGTTGCCATGCTGCCAGTGAGGCGGCTTATTAGCACCATTATCAAGCTTTGCTTTTACTCTTCTTGCTCTTGCCATTTTTGCCTCCTACGTCCCTACAGTTATGCTTCCAGTTCGCTTTCGAGGTAAATTGCCAACCATTTTTTAAAAGGTCTTCAATACCTTGAATTTCGTGCTTTGATTTGTCTGGTACGCGAACAAACTTTGTACCGTTTTTATTGACCAGTGTTTTCATTATTTATTAATATTAATTGTTTTTTAATTGTTTAACTATCTTCAAGTCACCATGACTTTTCTCGTACTCTTTAACATAGGACTTGGCATCCTTGTAATCGTGACCAGTATAAAGGTGCATGACTCCAGTTCCGTTCTTTAAATGCACTTCATAAGTATATTTGTCGTTATTTACGCAGCTTGTGCTCGTAATTAATATTAATAATAAGTATGCTAGTTTTTTCACAATTAATTATCCTCTGTTAAACTAAAGCGTTCTCTTTCAATCATGTCTATAATATCTTGGCAGCGGTCAACATATTGATCTGTGGTCAAATGGGTACCATCGCGCATATCAGGGCATCTATCGTAGATTGCTTTGATTAATTGTTCATCAGTCATTACTAATCCTTCGATTGAAGTTCTACTTTTGACCAGCCGAAAAGTTCCAAATCAAAATGTTCTATGGCTTCATTCGCTCTGTCTTGGCCAAACTCTTCACTAATTTCCCTAAGCACAAGACTTACGATATTGTGAGAAAAAGGTTTGACATCTATATAATCAACCTCCTTTTCAATTTTATCGTATAATAATTTTAATTTTTGATCTCCTGTCATAATATTAGTTATTACAGCTTTGAATGTGCTCAATGATATCTTGACTTACGTCACCCCAATCTACCTCATCCATACAAGACTGAGCGATGCTTTCCCAATCGTCGTCTTCCTCCAACAGTGGTTCAAATTGCTCCTTGTCCCATGTAGCGACAACCAAGCTGTCTTCTGGGCTGTAGTTGTCTTGAAGCATTTTAATAATTTCTTTTACTTTCATAATTTTACCAATTTCCTTCGATTCCTTTTAGTTCCGAGTGAGAAATATAAATCTCTTCTGCGTCTTCGTTTGCGTACCAGTTGCCGTGAACTTCTTGCTCCAGCAATGTTAGTTTTTCTCCTGCCAAATATAGTGTTTGCATGATGTAATACTAGGAAGTTTTTTAAGTATTGTCAACGTCTAATTGAGCATTCCTTGGCAAAGTTTCCATGCGATTGCTTTGAGCTCATCATGATTCTCTTTGCTTGGATCGCCATCGGTCTCCTGTAAGTAGTTGATAAATTCTAGATAAACTTGATCTTTCTCTTCGCTGGTCATGTTGTTATAGTAATAAGTTTTTTAAGAAATGTAAAGAATTAATTTTAATTATTTAGTCGCCTCTTTTGATTAATCCCGTGATACATTTAAACACAAACAAAAACATGGCAGAGAAAAAATAAAAAATAGTAAGACCGACTATCCAGAAGAAACCTATTATTTTATTCATGAGTCATCCTAAATAATCATTGTCATCAAGAATGCATTGCTTATTAAAACGATATAAAAAAGCTGGAGTAAATTCGCCAACGTAAGCGTTAGCAACATTGGTCTGCATCCACTCTTCAGCTTCTTCAAAGCTCATTGGCTGGCCATCGTGACATTTTCCTGTCATTATAATATCAACGCACTGACGATAATCATAACAGGCTTTAGGGTTTCCAAACGATTCACATACCCCAAGAAAAGCTTCCTCAAGCCCTTCCGCAAGTAATATTTCATGATCTGGATAACTTTCTTCTAGATAAGTATTTATTAAATCTTTCATTTTTTAAATAATAATTAGCTACAATATTTACTTAATATGAGTGCGAATACAATTCCACCAATCTGTAAAGAAGTACAAACTATAATTGCAATCTTTTTTGCACTACCTTTTTGGTGTGATCTCCAACTCATACCATCAAGCGTAACAATATTCAATAGCTGTTATCGCCGCGTCTTTTGACTTGAGCTCTATGTCGTAGTCAACAGCGAAAGAAACTCCTCTGTCTTTTGGTAACCCAGTGGGCATATCAGCATGACTGCGAGGGTTATTTTTATCTGGATGAGATTCCGAGTAGTGGAATAGTGGTTTAAAATAACCAGTGCGATGCCACGTTTTATAGCACAAAGTAAAAGCTTCAGTCTCTGTAAGACCATCTGGTAAGCATTTGTGATGGAGGTTGTCGTAAGTAATAGGAATAATAAAATGCTTTGCAAGCAATTTAGGAGTCCAAATACCCTTGTCTTCATTCTCTACAACAAGGCGAGAGCGAACAGATTGATCGCACTCGCGAAGATTGAGCATAAAGCGATCAGCGATTTCTTGTGGCTCCCCTTTAGTGTTGTTAACGTGGATATTAATAGGGCAACGATAGTCTCTATGCGCTCCGAGCATATCCATAAGCCAACCGTGATGATTTAGTTCTTTGATAGTTTTCTCTACTTGAGCTTTACCCAAGCTTGCAAGAACATTGAACTGATCAGGATGACAAGAAATGCGAATACCTTTATCTCTGATAAGCATATTACAATCAGTGAGTGCCGCTTGTATGTCAATCCAGTCTGGATAATCTTGAATTTTGAGTTCTGCTACATCGTATGTAAGCAATGGAAACAAAGCCGAGCTAACGCGATAGCCCCAACCGTTAGAAGCGCACTGCTCTAAAATCTTATAAGTAACGCGAATGTTGTTAAGAGTGCGAGCGGAAACAGTAGCAACGGCTTCTTCGCGAGGAAGCTGAGAAAAGCGATGCCAAGTCATAGTTTGAAACTTATGACCTTGGTTAGCTAAAGTATTTGAAATGCAACAAAGGTTATATGCCATGTGTTTATATTGCACAACTTTTTTAAATTGGTCAATACTTTTTTAAGTTAAATGTGTATTCTATAATATGTTTGAGTTATGGATTAACAAGTACAGAATTAAAATATTCTTGTGCAATGACGGTAATTGGCGTCATGATAGTATTTTCATATACAATAACACTAAATGCATAGCTGAAAAAGAAATAGAAACAATAATAGAATATCTATTCAATGAAGCTTTTATAAAAGATAGAAGAACTCAATACCACATAGCAGAAAGAAACTCAGACAAATAATGTGTGGCTTACCTCCAGCTTTTAATTTTTTTAAATTAATTACCTTTGGTTTTTTTATGATGAGTTTCTACTGTGCTTCTCAAGCCGTCATAAAACTCCAAAAGCTGTTCATGAGAGCCAAAGTCTAGTATCTCTTGTAGTTTGTGTCTATCAAATTTAATAATATACTTGTAAGGCGTTTTACGATTGAATGCTTCAACCTTTACCTTCATTGTCATCGCGTCATGCGTTTCTGAAATATCAATTGTTTCCATGATTCTTTTCAAATTTTTTCATTAATTTCTTGACCCCAATCAACTCAATTCCAACAATAGTTCCAACTTCGTCCGTATCTAAAGCTACCATTGTATTGTCTTTAGTATCTCTGTAAAGTAAAACGGAACCTAAAGTTCCTTGACATGGAGCTTTCCAAACGTACATCGTATCTTCTTTTTGGTTGTAAGAAATACGATTATTTTCATTGTATTCAATCATTGTTTTTGCAAGTCTGGAAGATTTTCCACTTCGACTCCGTTCCAAAACCAATAATCATTTTCCCAACTCTGAGTTACCTTTCCTTTTTTGTCCATTCTCAGAAAATAAAAGTCTCCAGCCACACCCTTAAAGCAACCAAAATCTTGAATAGGAAGTGTTGCAACTTTGGGCCTACCTTTGCTGTCAAACTCGCTATGCAAAACAAGGCTTGCGTGTGTTGCGTTTTTTGGTGGGCGCGGGATAGTTACCTCCCAATCCTTTGTTCCCACTGTAACTATTGGACTACCTTTACGCGGCATTAGAGTTTCTTTCCTCTTAGTTTTTCTAGTTCGCGTTTTTCAAACTCCGCTAAAGAAGCTTCTGTAAAAGCTTGAGTGATTTGAACGGGCTGCTCATAAGCTTTAAATTCAGGTTCTTTCTTTTTATTTTTTTTGTCTAACATTTTTTGTAAAACATCTTTAGCTTCTTTTAATGCGCTGTATCCATATTCTGATACTTCTTTTTCTTTGCCAAGGATTGCCACGGCAATCATTAGTGCTTGTTTTTCGTTTACGGCGGTTTCCATTTTTATTAAAAATAATTATTCCCCACTGCTATAACGAATTTTCGTTCTAGTCATGTTTGAACAGTAATAATATTTTGTTGAATAGTCAAGAAAAAACCACGAGGCTTTTACACCTCGCGGAATTTTCTCCGTTCACACCTTTGGGCTTTAGTAATCTAATTCTTTTTCGTGAGCAGAATTTAAAGTGCTTCTTAAATCATGTAACACGTTTCTGAGCGTGTGCTTTACGCCAGCGTCGTAATCATCCATGACCACAAGAGTTTCTAATTCTTTTTCGTATTTTTGTATCAGTTGTTGTTTTGTTATTACTTTCATTATGATATATGCTGTCCTTTTATTGCTTGCTGTCGTTTCTCTTGGAATTGATTTTGGGCTTCTACACTCCTATGCATCCAAGCATACGCGCTAAACTGAGGGATAGCCTCAATTACTGTATTTTGTGGATCGTTCGATTGTATTGCATCTACCGCGCCTTCTAGTAAATCAATGTAGATTTGTGACATTGAAGGCGGCTCACAACCAGAAGGAGCACACTTCTCTTGAAAATCTTCCACCTTTTTGTATACGGATAAAGGTAACCTCATGCCAACGGCGACTCTTAATTTTGTTTCGTCTTTCGATTTACCGAAAAGCCCTAGCGTCTTTCCACTTTTTGTTTTGTATCTCATTTATTATTTCTTTTTTTAAATGTTCAGGTAAGCTATCAAATGTTATAATATTTTTTTTGTAACAATTCAAGTATGTTTTATCATTTAGCGTTTTCAAAGCTGATCTTCTTCTTTTTGATCTTCATCAACTATGTAAGCGGCGACCACAAAGGAAAAGATTGGTATCAGTCCGAATATTGCTAGTTCAATTATCATGCTCTAATAGTAGATACTTTTTTAATTAATGTCAAATACTAATTATTAATAATTAATCAATCCTCTTGCCATCATAAGTATATTTATTACACTGATATATTTCGCCTTTAAGATCATTAAATTGCAATATATCATCCACTCTTACCCTAGCCATCACATCTTGATTGGGTTTATTATCCCATTCCCTGTCCCACTTGTCTCTTGTATAAGCTTGATATTGAGTATCCTCAAATCTAATATACTGTTTGGAACTACGAATTAATTTGGTGTTAACGTGTTCCATCCAAAAATTTACCAAATCCAACCTTCTTGCACGAAAAATAAAATCTTTCATTTGAAAGATTATCCATTTAGATTCACCCAATAACCACCCCGATTGACCATTAACATTTCTCCATTCTAAAGTAATCCATTCATTACCATCTCTAGGAGTGCTTTTCCAATCTATTGGAATCCACTGGCCGTTATTTGATATAACAACAAAATCAACATGATATTTCCAATCATCCTCGCCACCCACACGGTCAAGTATGGTTTTATATTTCCCCGCATACAATCCTTCTAAAAATGGTATCCCAACATGAAGCTCGCTGTCACGACCATTATTTACGCACTTTGTTTTTGTTTCGGGGTTAGTTTTCATGTGTTAATTAATTTAAAAACTTTCTTAATTTCTTGATCACTAAAGTTATTTTTTGCGTAATTTACAAATGTGCATACCCACTGAATGTTACCATCAACATAACCCTTATCGGAATCTATTCTATCCAATGAGCCTGTAAGTGGGCTTCTGTTTTTGGTTTTTGAATCATGAGATTGGTGTTCTGGTTTTAACATTTTTAAGCCGCTTATAGCACAAATGCCATTTTGTTTATACCAAAGTTTTTTTAAATATTCAACGCTTAAATTAAATTCCCTTTTGTGAACGTTAGCCCTAGTTCTCGCTCCCGATAAGGACTTCCTAAATGGCGATAAATCATCACAAGTATTACCAGCGCACTCTTTACTGCAATAAAATTTATGATCTGGGTTTTTTTTAATTGTTATATTGTAAAGTTTTAATCTTTTCTTAAAATTGCAGCCACAATTTGCACATCTTAGATCAACGTAAGCTTTACGATTTGCGCCCTTATTAAATGGCAAGTTTTTAGTTTTTAAATTATATTTTTTTAACCAGTGCCTTACGTTAGTGGGACTATGACCCCTGACGTTATTTCGCTTCAAAAAAGATGAAATTTGATTTAAAGACAGATTATTTTCCACGCATTTTTCTAATATTTCTTTTGGTATCATTTTAAATTGGTTGGCCCGCAGGGACTCGAACCCTGACTCAACGAATTATGAGTTCGCTGCTTTAACCAATTAAGCTACGGGCCATTAAATTCTTTTATTTTTAGCTTGTATTTGTTTTTTTCTCGCTTTCTTTATATCTTCCGCCATATGTTTTGGGCCGTGAACAAGCATTTGCATTTGCAATCTTTGCGCGTTTTTAGATAATTTTTTAAGCCTTATATGTAATGAAGAACCAGAAACCATCTGCTTATTTGGATCAGCATAATAAACCAATTCATCCAATTCTGTTTGAATCTCATCCATCAGCTTTACTATTTCTTCTGAGTACATATTAAAAATGGCAGACAAGCTGGGACTCGAACCCAGAACCTACGGTTTAGAAGACCGTTGCTCTATCCAATTGAGCTACTTGTCCATAAGTTTGGTAGGGAAGGCGGGACTCGAACCCGCACTGTAACGATTTTAAGTCGTTTGCCTCCTGCCGATTGGGCTACTTCCCCATTGTTGCCATGTTAATCGAGATTGTAGTTGATAGGCCGCTGCTAGTATTTTCTTTCTTTTATCGCTTTGAAATGGGAGAATACTCGCTCTGTGTTTTGCTGCTTTTAATACTATTTCCATTGCTTCTTCGTTGCTCATAACCATTATTTCTCCTCCAAGTATTCTTCCATGTAGTTTTGCATCTCAGAGTGGGCTTTGCTCATCTTCACCAACCAAGGCGGAAGGTTTCCAGTGTTGGAAGCTTTCCAATCGTACCTTTCATATAGTTCGCAAATGATGGTGTCCATTTTATCTTCGTAATACTTTAACTCTTCGAGTGTCATTTTTATCCTCTTGTATAGTCAATGATTTTGTTGTTTATTACCATATCAAAAGTTAACTGAACATCAGTAGACCTTTCATCATAATCTTTTTGCCTTGTATCATGCAGGGCGTCCTCAACGGAAGTATATGGGCCTTGTTCAACCATGCGACCATTGTTGCTTGTGATGAACCAGCATTCATCAGCGGGGTGAGTACCTGCTTGGATGATTCTTTTTTGAATTTCAAATCCGCTCGTCATAAAAATGATACTACGGACTTTTTTAAGTTAGGTCAAGAGAAAAAATACCCCTATGAAAAAGGGGCAAGATTTGTGACAGCCTAGTTGCTTATCTTCGGGATAACCTCCCTAAGTTTGCTCTTACAGAGCTTGCCTCGTTGTACTATTATTTACACTTAAAAAGCAAGTTAATCAACAATATTTTCACGCTTATATTTGAGCTTTAAGAAATCACAAATATCATAAATATTATTATCTTTTTTGAGACTAATTGCGATAGTTTTTAACCCTTTTTTTAGGTATATTTCTAAGTCCTGAAGATCGACTTGTACTGCGCCCAATTTATATTCAATTAATATAAATAATTCGCCGTCGTTTAATGTACCCTGCCACTGGTACTTGGACATTTTATATAAACCATCAAGCCTTTTATTTTTTAATGCATTGCAGCCTTTTTGTGAAATTATTTTAAAAGACATTATTTCATCCTTTGACAAACCAAATCTTTAAGTTTAGCCATTGCAATTGTTTCGATCTGCCTAATTCTTTCTCTAGTTACACCGAATTTATCGCCAATGGATTCAAGAGTTTGACGTTTATCGCAGTCTAAAGCTTGCCTTTTTGATATAATATATCTTTCGCGGGAAGATAGCTTGCTCAAGCATTCGTATAATACTTTTGAATTGTTTTTATAAACATAAGCTTCATCGGGTGATTGATTACTTTTGTCCTCTATGATATCCATCAATTCTTTTTCATCCCCTTCTGCGTCTGATATTAAAGAATTTAAAGATGGTATTTGCAGCGAGCTTTCGTTTAATAATTTTACTCTATCAACTGATACGCCAACTTTTTTAGATATTTCTTTAACAGATGGATAACAATTATATTTTTCTTTATATTGCTCTTTAAATTTTATTATATTTAATTTCTGCTGGATAGAACCCGTTGGAATTCTAATTGTTCTCCCTTGGTTTGATAAAGCCCTTCTGATTTTTTGCTTTATCCAGAAAGCTGCGTAAGTAGAAAATTTAGCTCCAACGTTAGGTTTAAAGTTCTCAACGGCTTTCACCAAGCCAAGGTTGCCCTCAGAAATTAAGTCTTGTAATTCTAAACCAAGAGAATTAAAATCTTTAGCTATTTTTATTACTAATCTTAGGTTTGAATTAATTAAGATTTCTTTTGCTTCTTTACCTTTTTTTCTTGCAATGGTGCTACAACAACTCTTATTTTTAGACCATTTTAGCATCCGCTCAAACAATTCTATCTCCTCTTTTCGTGACAATAAAGGATATTTAGAGCTCTCTTCGTAATAAATATTTAAAAGGTAAGATTCTTCAGATGGCATAATTTTGTATACTAAATATTTGACTTTTAGTCAATATAAAATTATTTCTTAAATAAATTATCGGATAGCCCGAAAGTATCATCAGAATCATCAGAGTAATAGAGCTTACAAACGTACTCATATTTAGAAGTAATAAGTTTTACGGGAAGCTCGTCTTCGAAAGGGAAGTTTTTGTATAAATGATCCACCATACAGTAGTGGCAAAAATTTTTATAAGACTTTGTTTTTGGTGCTTTAAATTTAAAATAAAGAAGTTTTTTACTATCAAATAATAGTTTATAATCTCTAGCCGAATAAGATAAATCACAAGCGGAGCATTTTATAGCTCTTTTTCGTGATTCTGAATCTATAAGTATTATTTCAAGCACTGCGTTTAAATATATCATTAATAATGACGTAAACGCAAATTATTGCTAATAAATATTTAATGCTTTTTAATTGAGATAGTATTTCTGTTTCCATTTTAGAAATTAATGGGTAGGAGAGACTCTCATATACCTCCATCGTTTCAGGGTTGTAGCTTGAGTTTTCAAGTCAAAACCTTACTTTGAGCCAACCCTCATCGACCCCCAGACTTGGTGAGTCCTGTCAATGAGCATTGCACGTTAACTGCCACAACAGCAGCTTAATTCCGTCATACCCTTTGCCCCTGATCAGGGGGCAAAATTATTTTAAAGAACAAATTATTAAAACTAAACCACTTCCCACAATGTAGCGGGTGTTCTATGCGCCTTTGGATTTTTTACGTTACTAAATCCAATTGGACTTATTAAATTATTTTTTCGCCCCCTTACAAAAATAGCCCCCCATGCCCTTTTACTTGGCGGCTCAGGAATTACCCCTTCGGCGGCAACCCTTACATCTTCAGCAAGAAATGTATTATTTGTTTTTGCGTACTCCAATAAAAAAGAATACGCAAGTTCCCCCCAAGACTCGTTATTGCTTTCAGCGTTTTCAAGCGATTGCTTAATACCCAAATCTCTTAGCTTATTTCCTTGAAGCAAGTTTAATTCCTGTTTTTTATTCATAGTACGAAAATCTTTGAACCTTCTAAAAAAAGCCTTTCGCCAAAACTCCTCTTAATAGGTTGCTTAGTTTTAAAGTCAACAAAATGCGCCCCTTTTTCTTTACAGGATACTAATTCTACTCGCTGCTTCCACTTTGGTCTTGGAGACTTCTTCTCTTCCAAGCTGTTAACCTCATTTAAATCTACTGCGCCTTTGAGCCAACCGCCCTTTTCAATGCGTTCGAGCGTCATGCTGAAAGCGTGACTCTTCTTTAGTCTTTGCTTTTTATTTCTAGCGTACCCCTCTTTAAAGCCCTTTATTTGAATGGACTTTTTCTTGGGAATGTATTTCGCTATTACGTTCATTAATCTTTGCTAATTACTTTATGTACATTCCAGAATCCTAAAATACTTGGAACCCACAGACCAACATAAATACCCGCTTCTTTCGATCCGCCGAACCACAGTAATACACTGGCGGTTAAGCTTGCGATGCTCGCTACGAGATATACAACATCTAATTTTTTCATAATTAATCTAAATCGTTTTTATATTCTGCAAAATGATTTTTAAGATAGTCAAGCTTATCTTCCGCTTCGGTGGCAAGCGCAACCTGTTTATCCATTTCTTCGATAATTTGCGGGTGTTCACCAATACCCGCTGGTCGATTGAAATAAACCTCCAAAGTAGCTACCGCCTCTTGCTGTTGAGCAAGGTACTTTAGCTCTAGTGCCCTATATATTTCGCTCTTCATGATTTTTATTGTATGCATTTTTTAATTTAAGTCAACACTTATTTCCAATTAAGTGCTTCACTTATATTGGGAAACTTATCAACGAATATCTTTTTAATTTCTTCAGCTATTTCTCTATGCTCTTTTTGAGTGTCTTCGGCAGACCTAAGATCAATGTAGTGAACCCAACTTCTTAATGTTCCGTTCATATACATAGTTGTTTTAGTGTTTAAAGGTAAGACCCCTCTAGCAGTTTCTTTTGCGACTCCCATTTGTATAAGGGTTTCATATGCAGCTAAAGAACCTTCAAGAGAAGCTTCAGCGTATTCGTAAGCTTTGTGATCTTTATTCAGGGGGTCGCTGCTGCTTTGTCTATTTTTATCCGCTGGGAACCTAAGTTCAATTGGCTCTAACCCAGTGGCTTTGCTGTATCTTTGGCTAAACTCTTGAAAGCTAAAACTTCTATGTCTTAAAATTTGCGCTGCGATAGCTCTGCTGGTAGTTATTTCAACGCACATACTAGCGAGTTCAAAGGGACTCCAGTGCTTATGTTTAATTAAATATTTAATTAATTTAGGCGCAGTTTTAGTGTTCATTTGATTGCTTGGGTTTGAAACCCTAGCGCAATACGAAACAATATCTTCAGGGTCGTTTAGTCCCTCAACCTCTGGTTTTGTTAGTGATATAAGTTTGACTCTCATTAAATATCCCAATCGTCACACGCCATATCCATAATAACTTCAGCGGGTAAATCTGGATTTGTTTTTGCGTGATTTATGGCAGATAAAATTACTTCCGCTAAAAGGTTATACTTTTGAGCCTCTTCTAAATAATAGTTTATTTCGCTGGTCACAATCGAAATTATAAATTAACTTTTATTTGAAGTCAATTATTTTTAAAAATTAAAAAAGTGTAAAATATAATAGCTATGGATATTTTTTTCACTCATTTTTATGGCAGAATGTCTGATGTCATGGGTATAATAAACTGCGGTGCCTATGCAGAGAATGTCTCAGTAGACGAAGAGCAATACGCTTTAGAAAATGGCTGGACTAAACTTGAAAGCGCTAAGAATAAAGATATTTGGTACCAAAGTAGACAAACAAGAATAAAAGTATCGGAATTAAAATATAATAAAAAAATAAGAAAAATGACTAATCCTTGTAAGGGTATAAAGTCAGAAGTTAAGATGCTTAAAGATTGCGACATTGAAGAATTAAGAAAGGTTTATTGTGATTACATAAAATTGAAAAGCGATCAGTACAAGGAATCTGATGAAATTTTTTCAGAATTTTATACTCACGACGAGTTTTTTAACGATTTACTGATAGACTCAGAATATAAAAGAGTTATAGAATACAGAGAAGATGGTGAGCTTCACGCTTTCGTTTTTTGCAGGGTTTATGAAAAAGCTAACATAGCAACTTCAATACAATTTTGTTGGGATTACCACAATCCAAAAACATTTCTAGGGAAATATAGCTGCATAAAAGAAATAGAAATGTGCATAGACGAGGGTTTAGAGTATGTTTATTTAGGAGGCGGCTACGAAAATATGTGCATATATAAGTCAATGTACCAAGGGTTTGAGTGGTGGACTGGTAGCGAGTGGTCTAAAGATAAAGAAGCTTATAAAACTTTGTGCGCCAGCGACACAGATACAAAAACAATTTATGATTTAGGGCAACTAGAAGAAAGATACACAGGAGAATTTTTCTTTTCCCCAAATGAGATATCAAAAAGGGCATGATAGAAGATTATATAAAGTATATCAGTTTAAAGAGAAAGGAGCTTGGTGGCCACGCAATCTGCCCCTTTGCTAAAAGATTTTTAGATAAAACAGTAATAATAGAATCTAAAGACCTGCAAGCAGACGCTATAAAATGTTTAGAATCTCAAGATCGCCCAATGCTTTGGATGATATATGGTTGCCCGAATAAGTTTAATAAAGGGTGGCTTGAGTCGTTTTGTGAAAAACATAAAGAAAAAGCTAAGTCAAAAGATTTATGGCTGATATGGGATCACCCTGATCAAGTAAACAAAATAGGAGACGTAGAAACAAATAATAAAGAGTACGGAATACTGTTGATACAACCTCTAACAGAACTAAACGAATACTCTGATAAATTAAAAAACACTAATTATTATGATTTTTGGAAAAAAGACTATTATAAATCGATAGTAGAAGATAGAAAAAAATAAGTGTAAATACTGGAAACAATCAATGAAAGAATTTGAAATAGATTTTACAGAGGAAATAAATGCTCAAGCTTCAGAGGGGGCAGACTCTTTAGATAAGTTAACTTATAAAAAAACTCCAGAAGTATTTTTAAAAGTCGCTGAAAAAGACTTTAAATACATGGATATAAATATAAAGCCTCTTTTAGAGCTTTACCCTCCCGCTAATTCTAGCCAACAAACCAAAAATGAACTTCTGCAAGTTAAAAATTTTATGGAGCGATCCCACTCCAAAGAGTTTACTTCCAATCTTAAAAGTATGAATGATGAGCCAGCTATGTTTATAATAGATTACTATAAAAAAGCAAGCGGCAAAGAAGTTCCAAAAACAATTTTAGGTTTCATAACAGGAGGGGATGTTGAAGTTTTAGCGATGAAACTTAAAATGCATTTTAATAGACCGCGACCTTTTCAAATGGCAGAATATTATGACGTTAATTTAAATTACAATAAAACAATTCAACACGGTGCAGCAGATGCGCCGTCTTATCCAAGTGGTCATACTTTATCGGCTTATTTTGCAGCTAGAGTTTTAAGTTATTTGTATCCAAAATATGAAGATGAGCTATTGAGAAGAGCCATGATGGTTGCTGATTCTAGAATTGCAGAAGGCGTTCACTTTAAAAGCGACAATATGTTTTCTTTTTATTTGGTTGACAGGGTTTTAATGCCAGCTTTCATAAAAGCATATGACAAAACAAGAAATAATTAATTCTTTATCTTTTACTTATTGTAGGATTAAACCATCAAAAATACATGGTGTTGGAGTTTTTGCCATAGTAGATATAGATAAAGGTGTGAACTTATTCCCAGACTGCTCTTGCGACTTAAAAAAAATAAAAAAAATAAACAAAAAAGAAATTTCTAATCTAGCTCCTGACATTTTAAAAATGATGAGCGATTTCCTAATTGAAAGTAAAACTCATTATTTCACAACTACGTCTTTAAACAATATAAACATATCTTACTTCTTGAATCATTCAGACCAACCAAATTGCGAGTGGGTAGAAAAAGATGACTCCTTTCGGCCTTTGAAAAACATAAAAAACCAAGAGGAGCTAACTATAAACTACGAAAAATATCTTGAAAGCGACCTTATAAAAAATGTATAAAAATTTAGCACCAGATATTCAAAGGCAAAGACTTGTCATAGAAGGAACTTTACATAATCCATTTAAAGCAGAAGAAATGGATCGATTTTGTAGGGAAATGACAAAAGTATTAAACATGACAGAAGTTACTGCCCCGTTCTGCAACTACGACCCAGATTACGGTTGGTGCGCTTATGTCCACTGGAAAGAGAGCGGTATGCATATCTACGCTTGGGACGACAGAACTCCTTGCTTCTTCTCTGTGGATATCTATACTTGCAGAGAGTTTCAGGTAGAAAGCGCGTTAAATTATGTAAAAGATTTTTTTAAACAAAACTTAATTGAAGTTACTTGGAAAGACTAGTTTTACCAATGTCTTATCACATTTGCGATAATAAAGAAACAGGTTATCAAGTTAACTATTACAATTAATGTTCTTATTAAAAGGCTGTATCCTGCGTCTTTATTTGTTAGTATTGGAATATCTGGTTTGTCGTCGTCGGTCTTTCCGATTCGATGGTCTACGGTTCTAGCCCAAATTAACCAAAGTCTTTTAAACATTTTACCAAAATGGGCCATATTCGCCCCAAATAGATTCTCCTGTTATCAGGCTCCATATCAACACGAAAATCGAATAAATAATAACGGCTATAATGGGCAAGGCTGGTATTAAGACAGTAATGCCAATAACAACGAGAATGATAATAAGAATTGCAGATAGAATATGTTTAATCATATCGCTTTTCTTCTAACCCCTAAGTGCTTTCTCATCCAAGCGATTTGATTATTAGTTTTATTTTTAAAAAACATTCTTCTAAGATCATCGCTAGAATAATCTGCGCCATGATCTATTAGTAATCCCCGCTCTTCGTTAGTCCACACTGGTGGCTTGTGAAGCTTCATCATTTGCTTCTTGGCGTTAACTTGGATTGGGGTTTTATTTGGTATAAATCTTTCGCTTATTTGACGTTGATCGTAATCCTTCCAAACCTTTAATAACGTCTCAACTTCGTCGGGAGTCCATCTTTGATTATGTGGCCCTCTCCTTATACCCGCTTCAAGTCTGGCTGTTTGCACGGCTCTAGTGCTTCTGTGGGGTAATAAAAATTTACTGATTTGCGCGTCTGAATACTTCTTGTAATTATCTTTTATTAATTTTAATTCAGACTGTTTCCACTTACGTTTAGCTTGATAACGGTCTCTGCCTTTGATTAAATTTGGGTGCATTTTAAGCGAGGTTTTTCAGTTTATGGTTTTCAAGTTTTAAATCTTGTAGCTCTTTTTCTTTACGAATAAGGAGCTCTTTGGCTTCTCTCAGCAGTTTAAGTGCTTTATTTAGACTTTGTTTGCTTGTGGTGTAGCCTTTGTGATAAGCGATGATGGCTTTATTTGATTTCTCTACTTTTTCTTTGCAATGGTCAATTACATCTAGAGTCCTTCTGCTCTCGTAAAAAGAACCCACAAGCGCACCAGATGCAAAGCAAATTAGAAACGCAATTATGTAACCATGTTTGAGGAGAAATTTATTCATTGATTTTCATGATAAGCTTTTGCCTCATCGTAATCTGAATAATGACTTCTAGACTGTCCTGTTTCCTTGAATCTCGGCGGCATGAGCTTTGTGTACACATCTCTTTGTTTTTTACAGGTAAGGTGCTCGTAAGTTTCTGTACGAGGGCGAATATGTTTGTTTAAGTAATCTTGCCTATGTTGGCAGTCCAACTTTGCGTCCTCCAAATTTATAAATTCAACATACAGAGAGAAAAATCTTTGCACTCTTTTTGTTTTTGGCGCGACCCACCAAGTTAGTCTAAATAAAATTTTAAATAAAAATATTCTCATTTTGTTTTTTCCCACACCCACATTGGTTCAGCGAATTTACCAAGCTTGCCTTTTAAGGATTTAGAGTTTGGTCTTTTTCTCATTTGATATCCCATACAACCACAATACTTTGAATTTTTTAAAGAATCAAGAAAATCGTTCATTGGGTCGCAGATTTTATTTACTGTATGTTTAGCATAAACATCGCTGATATTTATCACCATTTTGCCTCCATCTTCTAGCGCGTCCCAACAATTAGATAAAGACTTGAATAAAAAATTTTCTAGCCAATCTTGTAATTGTTTATACTTTTTCCAAGACTGGTTATCCTCTTGAGTATATCTTTCTAGAGTGTAATAAGGAGGGGAAGTGAAAACTAAATCAAATTTTTGTCCTTTAAAGTCTACGTCTTCGGCGCACTCATTTACTAGTTGCACTTGTTTATTTTTTTGTAAATATTCTATCATCTCATAATATTTAGGAAAAAGCTTAGAATTTGGGTCAATACCAAAATAGCTTTGAGCGTCACTAGCTAGGAAACCACAAAGCCTGTCTCCCCATCCAGAACTAAAGTCTAAAACATTCTTAGCTTTAAAATGATTGTATACAGCTTTCGCTGTTGAGGGTCTAAACTGACTAGCTATGTACTTCCTTAGAGCTATACAGTTCCTTAAATCCTTAGAGGTTACTTGTTTTAATTTTAAACTCCAAAGAGCTTTAAGCATTGTTAACCTAAATTTTTCTTGAGTCCAAGATCGATACGGGCTTGGTGCGGTAATACTATCACACATCCATCTATTCTCTTGTTGAAAATAATCAGAGGTTTTATTGCCAGTGTTACAGCAAGAAAAAATCACGTCAGTAAAAAAATACTTTGATTTGTATTCGTATCTAGTGAACCATTCTGAATCGGTTTGTATGATATCTTTGTAGTCTAAATCTAGAAGCTTTTTAAACTCCGAAGCCGCATCGTCTTTACTTATTTGCCTCATGGGCATTGGTAAATTATTTTTACCGATAGCATCAGAGATTGCTAATTTAATATCTTCAACATTATAAATGTTATTTAAATACTCCCAGTTTTGAGAGTCTATAAATATTTCGTCATCTTTAACGATACCAAAGGAATCTAAGCAGGTCACTCAAGTGAGTGTGTATTTTTTTTGAAGAAATATCAAGAAAAATTTAATCCTCATCATTACCTATGGCTTCCACAGGGCAATCATCCATAGCTTGATCACAAGAAGTTTTTTCTTCTTCGTTTTCGGGTTGCTTATAAACGTAAGAATACCCTCCGTCTACATTAGCTTTAAAATTAGAAGGGGCGATCTCTCTACATAAATTGCAGTCAATGCACTCCTCATCAACGTAGTATTGACCTTCTACGTTATCTTCAAACTTATTGTCTCTGTCAGCCATTTTTTTTAGTTATTTTTTTTAACTTTTCTAAGAAAGCTTTGTATATTTTGTTAGCAGCTAATAATCTTTTTTTAGTTTCTGGGTCTTTGGCGTTTTTCGCTGCGAATCTAGACCTCTGCTCCATAGCCATAGTGGCTTGGACTTTATGTTTATGAGGCTTGTTAGACTTTTGTATTATAGAAATACTCTGTCTAGCGGATTTAGCATCTTTAAAGCCTAAGCCTTTTATTGTACCTTTTGGATTTTCATCCGTATAAAGATCAGAGTGTTCGGATTTTGGCCGAATGGTGCCATCTTTTCTTTTTTCGGCAATCCTTTTTTTTGCTCGTATTTGATCAGTAAAATCTATTTCAAATTCTTTCATAAATTTTAAGTAATAAATAAATATTCATTGCGAAACTAATAAAAGATAAAGAACCTAGAAAAAAAATTTTTTTATTTATAGATTCTATTTCGGTATCAAACTCTTCAACATCCACGTCCCATTGCTTATTTTTTTTGCTTTTGTGGTAGAAGCGGTTTGGCATACTATATATTACACTATTTTTTTATCTCCAAACCCTGTAACTATCAGAATCTTCATGAAAGGTGCTCGTCTCGACGAGTTCTACATCACCGTCGTAGGCAATAAGTTGGTGTGGTTGACCGCGTTGAATTTCCATAACATCTCCTTTTTTAAGGAGTTTATAACCTGTGTTACCAGATTTTGTGTAGATAAGATCGACTTTTAGCTCCCCGTCTAGTATATAAAAAGTCTCATGCTTTTTGAGGTGATAGTGCATGGAAGACTTGTAACCTTCGTAAATTTTTAATATTTTACCGCAATAATTTTCTTCACGGTTATTAGCCATCCAGATTTCATATCCCCAATCTTTTTCTACGAATTTACTTTCAATCGACTTTTTAATTTTAGCTTGACCCTCTCTCCAGATTTCTCCACCACTTTTTTTCATCGACTACCTTTTAACGCTTCACTAACTATCGCTTCAACTTCCTCTTTTGTAAAATGGTCTGGATTGTCACAATGACCCCATTTAGAAAGCACTCCCACGCAAAGACCAAAAGAGATAGATAATAAAATAATAATAATTAATTTCTCTTCTTTATTTGGCTTTACGACTCTCACTTTTCTGGAGGAATGATAGCGTCAGTAGTGCGAGGACTGCTAGTATTTTTCAAATCAAATAACTCATCTTTTAACTTGGAATTCTCTTTACTCCAGTAATCGTTTATTACATCGACCTGCTTCTCAAGCATTATAGAAAAGTTTTTTTGACCGAGGTACATGGCTTTCCAGTGGTCTATTGCCATACTTTTAGTCATAGAGTGAGCTATGTGCTTTTGTGCTATCTCTTCGCTCTTGTACATTGATTGCTGTATCTGCTTGTCCCATTTGTAATGGTAATAGTAACCTGTAAACCAAGTTCCAAAGCAAATCAAGCCAAGGAAAATAAAGAATCTCTCTTGTATTGTATAGTTTTTCATTTTATCCAGCCAAAGCTCCTAATATCATAATGAAAATAAGCCCAAGTATTCCTAATCCAGAAATAACCAAAGTAGCTATTGCCGAGCTTATCTTTTTTACGCCTTTGTCTTTAATGATTGCAATAGCAGCAACTACAGCACTCACAAACGCCCCAAATCCGCCAAGAACCATAAAGATGCCGAACTTTGCAGCGGTTGCATCGTCAAGCTGGGGTTCGATTCCAGTTGCTTGTGCAGTTTGCGCTGCTTGGACGCCCAATGATACAGCTTTAATAAAGCCGTAAGAAGCTATTAGTCCTGAGATTAAAGTTCCAACCAAAGACACAACGCCAATAGTGCTGTGTTCATTCGGTTCTTGCGGGGGGATTATGTTATTTTCCATATTCTATTAATGCTCCATCTGCGGTATGATCAATATAATCTGGACGAATCCACTTGATAGTCTCTGGTGCATCGCCCTCTTTTAATTTTACCCAGTATGTAAATATTTGCTTCGGAGCAATCATTGGGTCTCTAGAAGTTTCATGAAAAACTTCGTACAAAGCTTCATCGTAAAATGGGGTAACAAGACTATGCTTATGTATAAAATCTACAGCCCCCTGAAAAGTACCGAAATATAATTTACCGTTTTTAAAATCACCGTCTTTATATTCTTCTAAAGGCCAATATTTTTGATTTTGGATATAGCAATTTACATAATAATCGTAATAAGTATGCCTAGAATTATCAGGTATGATTTCTTCAGTTTTTGCAGGTAGCGTTGAAGTCAATGCTGCTGCTAGTGGGATTGTTTTTAAAAATTCTCTACGGTTCATTTTTAATTATTTTGTTATTATATTTTTGTGGTGGCGCGAAGCTTATCTATATAGGCTTTGGCAAGCTCTTCGTTTTGGCAGACTAGCCACGCTAAAGTCCAACGTTTCTCGAACTCTTTTACTTTTTCCTCGGTGGGAAAAACCTCTGGATTACGTTTGTCAAACTGAGGTCTATCGTCTACCACTGGTTTAAAGTCAGGATGTACGATGTGTTGCGCTCTTGAAGGTGAGCAGTTAATGCACCTTCTGTAGGACAATAGACCGAAGTAAGGCTCATCCCATGCGATACAGTGCATAGTAATAGCACAGTTTTCGGTGGTAACCTCGCAGTCACATTTATCGCAATATTCTTTACTCACTACTTTTTAATAGTAGTTATATTTTTAATTAATGTCGAGAATTATTTTTAATTCTTTCCAAGTATTTTTTACTGGCTCATCAGTAAGAATAATATGGTCTGGATCACCCAACTCAAATTCTTTTACATGGTATTCTTTTCTTAAATCTCTAGTGGATTGTAAAAATATCTCAATAACTTCATCTTGGTTATTATTTTTTAATTCCTCTCGTAAATCTTGGTAAGGATTAACCAAGCACATGATTACATTTTTATGTTTTTTATTTAGATAAGTTGCAACAGCATTTGCATTTTTTATATTCTCCTTGCGTCCAGACTTACCATAATTATTATTTGTAAACATCTCCCTAAACTCATCCCCATCAATAACAAACTGAGTTTCAAGATGCTTTGCGAGTAGCTTTCCTAAAGTAGTTTTACCTGAAGCGGGTTGGCCATATAGTAAATAAACCATAATTATTTAAGAAATAAGTGTATAATATGACATGAATGAACTCGCGATTATGATGGCTGCTATAGATACGATTTGTAAAATTTTCACCGCGATTGGCGTGTGTTGGATTGCAATTAAAATAAAAAAATAATTAGGCACTGCACCTAATCACTAACCCCAAAGCGATTACAACAAAAAGCACAAACGCTCCAAAAGCTTTACTGTCTTCAGGGGGAGGGTTTTTATCTGCGTCGTGAGGTAATATCATTTTATTGTTTTGTGTATTTATATTTTTTGACTATTTTAAGAGCTTCGATTCTAGCGTAATACAATCTAGACATAACAGTTCCTACTGGAATTTTTAATTTTTTTGAAATCTCTTTGTACTCCATTCCGTCTCTATGGTGCATCCTAAGCACATCTCTGTGGTTGGGTTTAAGCTTTCTTAAAACCTTATCTATTAAAAGTTTATTTTCTTTAAGAGACTCTAAGCTTTCAATATTAGAATAAGGTAATTTTTCTGTTTGCTCGTTGTAATTTATATTTACTTCAACTTGGTGTCCGTCATTATACTTGTCGCTTCTATTAAACTCCCCTGATAAGTTTATACACTTTTCTATGTCAATAAATCCGTATTTTTTATTTTTTCTGTACTCGTCTAAAAAGTTTCTGTTTGCGATAGAACAAAACCAAGTCTTGAAGGCGCAATTACCTTTAAAGGTCTTAATTTTTTGCCAAGACTTGACAAGGGTTTGAGAGTATATTTCTTCCCCTAGAGAGTCATTACCTTTACAGTATTTAAGAATCCACGATTTAAAGTAATGTTTATTTCTACAAATAAGCTCGTCAAAAGCAGCGCGGTTGCCCCTTTTGCACATAGAAACAAGCTGTTTGTCGGTTTTATTTTCCAAACTTTTTTGACTTTTTCTTCCCCCAGTTTATTGAATCGTAATTTTTTTTATATTTCTTAGAAAAACAATTTCTTGGCTTATCACCTTTTCCGTTCTGATTTGACTTATTGCTTTTCATTTAAATTGGTAGGCAATGAGGGATTCGAACCCCCGACTTTCTCGGTGTAAACGAGACACTCTACCACTGAGTTAATTGCCCGTGCTACCGAAACCTCCAGCGTCTCTTTCGGAAACGTCTAAAGATAAAACTGTTTCAAAATTCATGTCTTCACATTTTTCAAAAATTAATTGAGCGATTCGAGAAGACTTTGGTAAGCTTACAGATTCAAACTTATCAGTGTTTATTAGCACTACACCAATTTCACCATTATAGCCTGAATCTATTACGCCAGCTAAAACATCTACGCCATTTTTTACAGCTAGTCCACTTCTAGGGGCGACCCTTCCATAAAATCCAGCAGGTATAGAAAGCTTGATGCCAGTTTTTACTACTTTTCTCTGAAGCGGCTGCAAGGAAACATCTTCGGTAGAAAACAAATCATATCCTGCGTCAGTCACATGAGACTTAGTAGGGTATCTAGAATCTGAATTTAATAATACTATTTTACAGTTCATCTTAATTCTTTCCTTAGCAGTCTCCAGCGATCACTATCTATACTTTTCTCTCCAGAGTCAATCTTTTTAATCATATCTAAAACTTCATCAATGCTATTGTAAATATAATTATGCGGAAGCATTCCTAGAATCCATAAAGGTGTTTTAGATTTACCGCCTTCCATAGAGATAAAAATCGGCTTTTTCATTCTTACCGCAGTCACAAGTTCTTCCGCACTTCCCCAGCTTGCAACATCTGGAAGTAAATGAGCAATAATAAAATCTGATCTATCCACTAGATTAAGATCATAATTTCTAATAACGTGCATCCTTTTAGCTACGTCACCGTAATAGCCATTTTGCATATTCTCGGCCATTTTTTGACGAACGCCATCATCTTCTTCTACATCTTTAACGAACGGTTTTCGATAAGGATTGAAGGTGATAATATTAAGTTGGTCTAATTCATCTTCTACTTGTTTTCTCCAATCTTTACCGTCAGCATATTGCATATGCCCAACAAGATAAGTTTTGGTTTTTTCAAGTAAATTACTCATCTTCGTTATTTATATCCTCTAGAAGCTGAACAAGCTCGTGCATGAAATAAACCATGTAGCCCTCACCGCTGGCTTTTTGAGCTTGACCCTCTGAAATGCACTTTCTTTTAAATTGTAAATCTTCTTCTTTAGCTTTGTGAAGTATGTCTTTAGATAGCTGAAGAGCCAACTCTATTTTAGTTTTCTTTGAGGTCATTGGAGAGATTCTAGAATCTTTTTGGTCTGATTACAATCTTTTACGTCAAAAAAATTCCCATCATTATTATTATTTATATTTATTTTAGCGTCGTAATCATTGCCACCCTCGAAGCCTTTATCACCAAAATAATAAATTTTATTATACATTCCAGAGTCTCTTACCCAATCCACAGCCTGAGACTTGTTAAAACCTTTTGGTTGTATGTCTAAACTTATCATCCCTCCAATTCTTATATCTAGATTAGGGAATTCTTCAGATAAATCATTAGCTATAGTTTCTCTTTCGGAATGGATTTTATCCCATTCGAAATATTTTTTTCTTTCGTTTTCGTTTGAGTCTCTCCCCGCGATAGAGAAATTTATCATTCCCACTCTTTTATCAATATATTTTTTACCTTTTTGTTGGTAAGGGGATTTCATATGCCACTCTAAAAGTTTAGAAAGTAATTCTACGGAAGGCTTCCATTCTCTTTTGTATATTAATTTATTTTTAATTCTAAGTTCATTACCCATAGAGGAAAAAATACCGCGAGCTCTAGAAAAAATGCTTGAAGGTAACTGCTTTAATAAAGAATTACTAGAACTACCGCCAACCAAGAAAAAATCTTTATTTTTTGACCAGTCTAAAAATCTATAAACAAAATCCCCCTGCATTTTTTGCGTAGGAGGAGTTAGGGTTCCGTCTATGTCAAAGAGATATGCTATTTTCATTTTAATAGATTTCTAATAGCTGAAAAAATTCTTTCTCTATCGTTAATATTTCTTCTTAACCATCGTTTACTGTAAATGACTTTATTATTTACAATTTTTATTCCATCTTTTAATATAGGTGATGTTTTAAAATTACTTAATTGAGGGAAAAAAGATAAAATTTCTTCTAGTTCTAGTTTAGTTTTTATATCTTTTAATTTTTTAATTTTGGTTGTAGAGAGTCTAGATTTGTCTTGCTTGTGGACTTTTTCTTGTAAAATTTCACAAACTGCACCATAAACTGTGGGAGCTTCCAATCTTAGAAGCTTTTTTTTATATTTTTGAGTTATCACACCTTTTTTAAGACAGGCTGGGTTTTCCTTCATTGAACTACTGGTGAAAACTTTTCTTCCATCTCCGTCCCATCTTGGGCTTTTTTTAACGTTTGCTTTAGAGCCTTTTCTCCATACCGTCCCTGTAGTTTTTTGACTTTGGGCAGTTATCATATAATAATAAGTTCCATAAGACTCATAAAGATAAGGTACGCCTGAAACTTTTACTACGGGTTCTCTATTCCTTTTAGTTCTTATAAATTGAGTTATTTGACCTATTTTTTTAGAAGCCTTTTGTATTTCTTCTTGCGTAGGGTATCTTAAAATACCATTAGAATCTTCAATTATCTGGTCGGCATCCTTTTTGATAAAAAAATTATTCTGAGCTAAATGTGTATTAAAATTGCGAGTAAATTTTATTTCATTGTCGGGGTTATCAAGAGTTAAAACAACTCTAGCTTTTCCTGCGAGTTGACCCTTTTCAACTTTTTTATAAAACCAATATTTTGCCCTATTAACAGCTTCTTTTCTGCTTAAAGCATTAACCTCATGAAGTAATTTATCTTTATAGTAAACTCTATATTTTTTAAATGCCATTACTTTTTCTTCTTTGGTTTTGTTCGAGGGGGAGCATGAAAAAGTCTTTTGGGTAATCTCCAGCCATTTTGATATAAAAAGTTACTGCATACGTCTGCAAATCTTGCTATGTCAGTCTCAGATTTATCCCAAAAAAAAGCATGAGCTATCTCATGAATACTTGTGTTTAGCTCCGACTTTTTAGTAAGATAAGGGTTGATATAAATTTTTGGATCAGGCTCGCTTGGGTCTAAACATAAGCCGTCTACTATTTCACCGTAAGCTTTGTGAGGTTTTCGAAAAACGATTTCGTACTCTACGCCTTTAGTGTTTGTAAATCTAAAGTTTTCTTTCATTAAGAATCTTGGTCTTCAATATCTTTTATTTTATCTATTTTAAAACCAATATTTTTAATCCCTAATTTCAATCCAGATTTTTCTAGAACATCAACTTTATTTTGAAAAGACTGGAGTTCTCTGTTCTCCCATTCGCCTTTCAATAGAAGGTATTTAAGTTTATTTTGTAAATCTTCTTTTGCTATTTCGAACTCCTCTACAGAGTATTCTCCTGAGGCGTTTTTATCTTCCATTTCAGAACACTCAGACATGACTTTTAACATTTCAGCCTTCCACCAACCGATGGTATCGTGAAGCATTTCTGCTTGTTTTTTAAGCTTGCTTTTTATTTCTTCCATAGCTTGAGTTTAATGTTCTAATTGTTAGCTTTCTTGTATTATGGGGCTTTTTTACCGTAAAGTCAAGCTTTTATCTCCAGTTGCAGAAGCTAGTAGATATTCCTTTGGGGTCTATTTTTTTTCTTAAAAGTAAGCTAGAGCATCTGTTTAACTCTACCATTAATTCTCTATCAGAAATTTCTTTGTTTTTAGAAAGCTCGTCCATGTAGTCTTGAAAATTATAGAAGGCGGTTCTCCAAGGAACCCAATAAGCTGAAACGTTATCTTCGAAAACATCTTTTAAATCATCAACAAGGTTTTTTCTCATTAATTATAATTACACTTTATTTTGACTCAAGCTCTCTAATTTTAGCTACTAAATCATCTATAACTGCGGCTCTGGCTTCTAGTTCAGGCATAGCTTGATCTACTAACGAAGCTAATTGTTCGTTTATTATTTTTAAAGCTTCAACCTCTTGTTTGTAATGTTTTAAATTGTGTTTTAATTCAGATATGTTTTTATCCTTTTTAGAAGAAATAATCTTGAGCTCAGATATATTTTTATCAATAGAGCTCCTCTTACCGAGGTTTATTAAATAACCCAAGGTAAAAGATATTAAGATAGTGAATATGAAAGCGGTAATTCTTAAAGCATGATTCATGCCTTGTATTACACTTTATTTTATTAAATATCTCCGTCAGCCGCTCTATAACTTTGCTTCACTTTGCCGCCGCGTTTCATCTTTAGAAACATATTAACGCGAGCCATAGCCCAAGAACCTCGACTTTGACCTGGTCTGTGTGACCCAGAAAAAGCTCCAGCCCCTCTGCGGTAAACTTTTTTCAACTGAGAAAGTGTTACCTTCTTGGAATATTTAGAATTATGCTCTTTAACCTTGTTTCTTAAAGCGAGGGTAGTTTTTTCGGAAAAGGTTATAGCTGGCCCACTTTTACCAGCGCTTCCTTTTTTGTTTCTGGAAGAGCCTCTTCTTCTTTCGCTAGGTGCCGCTGGGGTTTGCGCGGCGGATTTTGGTCCTCTTCTCTTAGCTGCTGAAGATTCAAAATCGGACTCGTTTAAATGATCTTTACATTTAACCTCATCTTCTAGGGTCATAACTTCAGAGTATTCTTCTTCGCTCATATCGTATGAAGAGTTGATCTCTTCGTATTCAGCGTCAGAGTTTTTATAACTCATGTAATCATAAGCTGCTTCAACAAAGTGTTCGGCTTTTGAGATTTTATCTTGAACCCAAGCCATAATATTTGCATCTTCAGGCATTGCAGCCATCATTACGGCTAGTTCACTTGATAATTTAGAGATTTTTCTAAGCTGGGCTTCAGCCATGCTAACTTCATGATCTTCACTATCGGCCTTGGCTTTTTTCATTTGTTCTGGAGTGGGAGCCCCTTCTTCCCCCTTCTTTCTCATTTTTTCTCCTGAGCCGCTTTTGATTCTTTTTCTTTTCTCGTGAATGTTTTTCCAAAGACTAGCATACTTTTCTTCCATACTTTCTTCCTCTGAGGCTTTTCCCTGCTTTTTTAGTATGGCTTTTTGTAGGGCGACAGGAAGCTTTTTCTGTTTTTCGGTTAAGCCTTTGGTTGGCTTGTCGTCTTTAGAGTCTTTTTTATTCTCCTCTTTTTTCTTGTCGCCCTCATTTTCCTCGTCTTCCTTCTTAGGGCTTTTGCCTTGCTTTTTAAGTATCGCTTTTTGCAGGGCGGGTGGAAGCTTCTTTTGTTTCTCGGTTAGCGCAGCTTCACTTTCTTCATCTGAGCGCCCACAACCATTGTCGCACTTACAATCATCGTCTTCTGTTATCTCTTCCTCAACAAAAGCCAAGGCTGGGTTAACGCTTAAAAGCTGGTCAAAGTCATAAATAGTTTCTCCATCCCAATCTTCAGAGCCTTTTGTGTAATCTGTTACAGATTTTTTAGCTTCCCACATCTTACAAGACCAGTATCGAGCTTTTGTTTTGGGACCAGGATTATCGCAGTTATGTCTTGCTCTGAAATTCTTTCTACGATCTGGATCATCGCGTTTAATTTCCATATTTGGGTCACCAAAGTTCACTTTTACAACGTTTCCTTTTTCGTTTTTAACGTAAACGGAGAACTTTTTAGGCCCATTAGGGGTTCTAAAAGGCTTGTTTAGAGTCTTCTTCTCTTTAGCCTCTACCAAGTATTTAGATAAATCGATTTCCATATGTTAAATAATATACACTTTTAAAGTGTATTATACAGTATGAATCTTATTATTAATGCAGAATTATCCTCTGATCCGCCGTCAGAAGGGCTTTTTTTTAGATTCTTAACTATGGTAGCAAAAAAAGACCTAGAGTATTACGTTTTACTTGAATCTGAGAAGGAAAAAATTGACTTACATTATAATTTTTTAACAAAAAAAGGCTGGTTTGATTATGTCGATGAAATTGTGCAGCCAGAATGGAAGGAGGAAGGGGTTAGGTTAGACACGGATTATAATTACCCTTTGACTGTAAAAACTGAATATATACGCTGCGAAAACACTAATTTAATTATTGGTCAGTTAAAGTGTTTGAGAAATATTACTCGTTGATTATTTCACAGTGTATTTCAATATCAGCGTTTATAAAACCTTCCTCATGAAGATATTCAAGGAGTAAAATAGCGTAATCATCAGAAACTACGTTTTCAGGGTCGTATATCTTAACCTTTTTTTTGTAAACTACAATGTCTGTACCTAAAACTTTAAGCTTTTTCATAACTATATATACACTAAAAACTTGTTAAAAATGAAAGACGAAATGAAAATCAATTTAAGTAAAGCATCAAAAAGAGATGTTTTAGTAAGAGATGCAAGAATACTAATATTAATATTAGCATTGGGTATTATTTTTCACTTATCTTTTCTTTGGCTGTCTATTGATGGAGAAAGTATGTTTGACACTTACTCAGACGGAGAAGAAGTATTGGTAAATAAAGTCAGCCACAAAATTATAAAATTAAGTAGGGGAGATGTGATAGCATTCTCAAATGATGACGGCAAAGAGATACTTGTGAAAAGGATCATTGGTATGCCAAATGAAAAAATAAAAACTTTTAACGGCCAAATATTTATAGATGATGTACTCTACGAAGACGAGTTCTCAGAAAGAAACGACGAGTATTCTTTTGGTTATGTTAATTACACACTAAAACGAGACGAATATTGGGTCGTTGGCGATAATAGATCAAACACTTGGAGCGGCAAAATAAAAAAAGAGAATATTATAGGGGTTATTCTAAACTAAAAAACTATAATACTATTACTTTTAGAGAAGTTCTCTAAGGCGTAAGTAGTCCAGTCGATAGAAGCCTTAGACTTTTTAGCTCTATCGTATTGAGAATAACACACTGCCGCCCTTTGACTTTGATTTGTAAACTCTTTCCGCATGGTTGAGTCAGCCATGCAGGAGTTAATAAATTCGTCTTTACTCTGTTCTTTTTTAGGGGATGGCAGTGGCATTTATTTACCTTTCATGTGAGCTAATTATATGATTGTAGCTCTTTGTAAATACACTTTTATCTTTTAAGTGTGAGTTATTTTTTCTCACTAGCTCTTCAAGGTTTCCTTGGTCTTTAATATTATTCGAGAGCATTACATTTGGTTTTTTAGGGTCAAGCTTCAAGTTTGAAAAAAGCAAGAAGTTAGTTTTATGTGCTGTTTTTCCGCTTTCAGAAATGCATTCCACCATTCTATTGTAAGAAGAAGAGCTTTCATGTCGATTCTTAACCACAAACAATTTCATAGCATCCCAATCTTTATTGAATTTTTCTTTTTTTAGGATAGCCGCAAAAGAAGCATTATTAACAACTTCAATTTTTGAAGCTTCAGCTATTTCAGGCTCTTTAGCTAACGTAGAAGTCGTTATTACAACACAGTTATAATCTCTAGCGATCTTCCCTAAGTCGTTAAGTAAAACTGGACATTGAACTCCATCAAAAAATAAAACTCTAACATTTGGGTTAGGCAAGGAATCAATAGCTTCACTTATCCACTTGTAATACCATCCAGATTGATGTTGCTCATCGAATTGTTTGTGGTAAAAACTATGGTAGTTCTCCGAGAAGTTTTGAGCTTCTTTTTTTATATTTTTTGAGCCTTTTAAAAATCTTTTATAGAAACTCTCAGATGTGTATTCTTTATCAAAATAAATAAAAGAATTTACATTTTTTTTCTGGTAAACCTGCCAGTGATTAAAGGCTCCGAGAATAAGGCTACTTTGGGCGGCTTGTGTTTTTGACCATTCCTTTAAACTATCCTTGCATTTAAAATCAACAATACTTTTTAATGTTTCCTCTGGCCAGCCATAGGCGTATGCTGCTCCAGATTTGGGGTATTTTTCAACCCACTCTTCTTTAACCTCTTCAAGATTTGTTTTACACATTTGCTTGACTAGGTTCATTAAGAATGAACTTTTAGAGGTGTTATCTTTACCTAGAAAAGAGTACACATACCCATAAGTAAACCCACTACCAAGGCAATCGTCTAAATTTTTATAACCTGAAGGAATTGACTCCTCATTCTCTTGAATATCCCAGCCCTGAGAAAGAAGATCGTGTAGGCTTTTGGTTTGATTGTGATAATTTTTATTTACCGAGCGACTTCCTTTAGAAGCGGTGTTTTCGAAAGATTCTAAATATGTTTCTGACATAATATGTAATGTTTGTGCCTTTTCGGCGTTAGTGGGCTTTTAGCCCGTTTCAATTAAAATAAATCAATTTTAAAAATAAGTCAACACAAAAACACTTTAATAACTTACCGCTCGACCTTTACCATTTTCCCAATCTTTATCTGGTCTGTCATGTTTTTCGTTTCTTTCTTTGGTGGCTTTCAAAATATAGTTTTTGACTTTAGATTTCTTCATTTGGAAAACTAGAGAATTTACGTCCTTTGGAAAGCAAGTCCCGCCGTAACCTCTTTTACCGTCTTTACCTGGTACTTGGCTGTGGCTCTCGCCTATTCTGGGGTCGCAAGCTATCAGCTTTCTAACCGTTGGAAAATTTAAATTATTTTTCAGGCAAAACTCTTCTATCTCATTAAAAAAAGAAACCTTCGTAGCTAAAAAAGTATTTCTACCGTATTTTACTAACTCGGCGTTGCTTGTTGAGGTGAACGTTACCATGCAATTGGATATCGCATCATTATTGGTGGCAAGCTTAATTAATTCGTAAATTTGTTCAACTAAATTTTCATTTTGATCTATTTTACATATGCCAAAAATTCTGTGGTCATTTTCTTTGAAATCTTTTGCCCAGTTTTTTTCGGTTAAAAACTCTGGCATAAAATTAACGCCAAGAGATTCGCATGTACCTACGGGAACTGTAGACCTAACGATTATTTTATTTTTTTGTATTCTATTTTTTTGGCAATCCTTGATGACGTTTTTTAAAATAGATAAGTCGCACGAGCCATTTTTTTTCATTGGTGTTGGCACGGCTACAAAAACAAAATCGCAATCTTTTAAATCTTTAAGCTTTGTGCCTTTTGGGTAACATCTATTTTCATCTTTGTCGTACCACAAACAGTCTATACCTTCTGATTTTAGCAATCCAGTTGCGCGACCCACATATCCATTGCCTACGATTCCTATTTTGAAACTCATTAAAAAGATTATGTTTTGTTTTTTGAAATTTATCAACAAAAAAACCCCGCCGAAGCGGGGCTTAGTGTTTGTTGGGTTAGGATACTGGAATCAGATTTGTAAGCTTTAAGATAACATACCCAGTAAACAAAACGTTTAACGCTAATAGAACCAACGCCACTCTAGCGTAGTTGGTATTTACGGTGAACGCCTTTGAGGCTCTAGATGCTGTCTTAGTTTTGGCTCTACTTGAGGTTCTTTTACTTTTTTTACTATTTGTCATACAGTTTTTATACTATTTATTTTTTTAATGCTAGTCAATATTTATTTTTATTGGTTTAGCAGATTCTTTTTTATTTATCTGAATATTTAAAATCCCATTTTCATATTTAGCGGAAATAGAGTCTTTATCGCAATCTTTTTTTATGAAATAAGTTCTTTTAGATTTACCGCTTTTGACAACTAAAAAATCTTCGTCTTTATTGTTTTGCTCGATTGAAACATCTATATCTTTTTTCTGTGTTCCAGCTAAATTAATTTTATAATTATAAGACTCCCTATCTTCAAAGCAGTCTTCTATACTGTGGTCAAGGTAGTGCACGTTTAATTGGTTGGTTATTTGATTTAACATGTCCACCATTGGGTCTCTAAGAAATATTGATTTGTACATAACACAATCAATAGAGCACCAAACATGCCAGATTTTTTATTGTTTTTTCTAAGTAAAATTAAATTCGAGTGAGCCAGCAGAGAATTTGTGTCTCACATTCAAACAGAACGTATGTCAAAAATACTCGCCTTTACTAACTCTCCGTTCTTTATAGATTTAACCAAAACAGTTTCCTCGTCTATTACGGAGTTCACTATTCCAGTAAAAGGTCTTTCAGCGCTAAGAACCGTAACGGTTTTACCAATCATTTTTTTATTTGATTCTATCTTAGTATTCATTAAACAATTTTTATTTGATTACCATTATTTAAAAAAATTAAACCCTCAGTCGATAAAGCTTCTTTTATATTTTTAACAAAAATCCATTCGCTATCACACTGATTTACTAAGTCTTCATAACATAAATCGGCTTCTTTTAATAGCTGCTTTTTCGCAGAACAACAGACTCCGCCTAAAGACTCCTGAATTGTTGTGATTGTATTTATCCAAGTTTTTTCACCCTCTGATATTTGGATGTTATTTTCGTTTATAAAGTTGGCTAAACTAAAAGGACTGTCAAAAGAGTGGGGGCTGTTTTGAAGTTTAAAATCAGAACCAGTTAAAGAAACTATAAGATTGTAAAGCTCTTTATTGTTATCTAACTCTTCAATTAATTTTACATAAGCTAAACTTTCAATTTCTTTTGCCGAGTTGGCAAAATTTTCAGCAACTGGAAAATCACTGAACATGCTTACATTAAGCGAGATTAAATTTTTAATTTGGTGTTTTTCTAACTCAAGCATTTTCAAGCTTATTCTTCATTATAGTTAATAAATAGTAAACAGATAAGGATAACACAAACGTAAAAGGGAAATAGACAATTTCAAAAATAAATAAATTTAAAAATAAGTTCAGCCAAAACGAAAGACAAATTGAGCATGTTATTAACCTTACGGAAAAACAGTCATGACTTAAAGCAAGGTAAGCTGGGAGATTTATTTGTGAAAACTTATTTTGTTTTTTGTATTCTTCATACTTATAAGACCAAGTACCGCCTAAATTAAAATATCTAACGTATTCATAGAAAGCGTTCGTTTCTAACCAAATAAATAATACAGAAGCGCAACAAAAGCTTAAAAAAAGTACATCAACGAATTGTGAAAGGATCATTGTCTGGAATTTCTACTTTCTTTTTTTCAGATAGCGAAGCCTGATCGTTGGGCTTTTCCTTTATTTGTATGAATTCTATATTATTAAATTCAAATATGCCTTTAATTAAGTCTAGATCATTCTGCTCGTAATCGTCTTGATAAACCACTTTCTTAACACCATACGCCGATATCATATTAGCGCAATAAGAGCAGGGGGCTAGGGTGACGGCTAGAATCTTGACTTGATTTTTTTTGCACAAAGACAGGCAATTCACCTCTGCATGAACCATCAGGGGTCTACGTTCATCCCTGCTAAAGTTCTCCCATTTAAGATCAACGCCAGAAGGTAACCCGTTGTAGCCTACGCCCACAACCATATTCTCATGATTGAGAGCGCAAGCTCCAACTTTAACAAAAGGGTCTTCGCTTCTCAAACTAGCGGCCTTAGCTAACTCAAGAGCGTACTCCTCCCAAGATGGCCTTTCCTCAACCACCTAGCGAGCTTTTCTTGTAAACATTTTGAGGTCTACCCATTCCGCCCTTTTGCCTAACGATGGTGATTTCCCCAGATTCAACGGCTTTGTTTATTCTAGCGTGCACTGACACTCTGGAGAGCTTACCTTGCATCACTGATGCAACTTCTTTAGCTGTGAATTCCGTATCGGGCCAATCCAAGGAAACTGGCTTTCTACCTCTTTTAGTATTAGTATTTGTAGTCATCTGTCCCGAAGATATATACTTTTTTAAATGTAGTCAATATTTTTTGAAAAAAAATTTTTTAATGATAGTGTTTAATATATGACGATTTTAGAAGCATGTGTTAAAGCTTATAAGTGGTTTGAAAAAAATGATTATTTTGAGTTAGAAAGAGACTTCAAAAAAGTAGTTTTAATTACCGAGTCCGAAGAAGAAGACAAAGCTTGCTTGCTGTGCGCGTTGAATAAACTCGTTGAACAGAAAGCTATTTCTAAAGGGTACATGCACGGCAAAGATATATACATATTAAATAAACCTTTAGATTCATTGGAGCAAGACGTAACAATAGATGCAGAGACTGCCTTAAAGGTTTCTGAGGTTATAAACAAATTCTGCGATGAAATTAAAGATCACAAGGACGTGTCTGATCCAGACAAGATCACTAACAAAGATATTTTTAATTTATCATTAATTTTAGAGAGTTACCAAAACCAAAACTCTCTTGACTAAATGTCAAAAAATAATACTATAGAGCAAAAGGTTTAAACCCTTTTAACCTCGCTGAGAGAAATCAGTAGAGTTTCCTGAGACAACCGAAGTAAAGTAGGGTGGTAGCTGGCTTGCTACCAAGTCAAAAGGTAGCCTCTCATTATATACATGAGACTTAAAGGACGCACGGTTAATTACCGTGGGAATGCCCGCCGTATTGTGGTATATCAGACGTAATCGAAGTTTTTGAGTACAGTCCCTTCAGCCTTATTAAAGGTAGTCTGGTAGCGAAAATTATTTCGCCAGTATATTGTCGCAGAATGTCCCATCTGCATAAACAACACAGGGGCTATGGAAAAGCTTCATGGCGTTAAAGACTATATGCACAGTGCCCCCCTTACTGGGGGTACTTGTGTCTATAGTGCTTGGAAAAGCATTCAGCGTTAGAATATATAAAAAATTATGAATGAACAAAAAAATAAACCTACTTCACTTTTCGTGGCAACTCCATGCTACGGCGGCATGGTCACGCAAGAGTATGCTTTGAGTATGATGGAGTTAACTCACGCCTGTTTATTTAATAATATTCAATTAAGCGTTAGATTAGTAGGTAACGAAAGCTTAATTACAAGAGGTAGGAATCATCTTGTTTCCGCGTTTATGGCTTCCGATTTTGAAAACTTTATGTTTATTGACGCGGACATAGAGTTTAATGCTGTGGATGTTATAAAAATGCTAAAATATGATGAGTTAGTTTTATCTGGGGCTTACCCATTAAAGACTGAGCCTATCAAGTATGTTGTAAATGGAGTAGATGATAAAAAGCATGATAAATATGAAAACTTACTATCCGTAAGGGACACTGGTACTGGTTTTTTACTTTTCAGAAGAGAAGTCATAGAAAGAATGAAAAAAGCCTACCCAGAACTCCATTATGAGACTGATCTAGATTGTGAGTCATACATGGGGATTCAGGATGAAAATTACAAAAATAAATTAAAGGAAAATCTTTACAGTTTGTTTGACACAATGCACGACACAGAAGATAACAATAGGTACCTATCTGAAGATTTTACCTTTTGCAAAAGATGGAAAGACATAGGTGGTGAGATTTGGTTGGACACAGACATAAACTTGAGTCATGTTGGTAGAAAGAAATACGTAGGAGATTCAGATAAAATAAAATGAAGATAATCGGATTAGCTGGGGTAGCTGGAGCAGGTAAAGATTTGTTTTGTAAACTACTGTCAGAAGAGCTCGACTGCCAAAGGTTTTCATTAGGTGATGAACTTAAAGAGGAGATAAAGCCTCACTGCTTAAAGCACTTCAACATCGACCCCACTGTATGCTCTAGAGAGGATAAAAATTTTTTAAGGTCAATCCTTGTTTCCCACGCAGGAGCTAAAAGAAAAATATCAAAAGGAAGATACTGGATAGACAAAGTTGACCCAAAATTAAAGAATTATTTCTTTGAACGTAATGTAGGAAATCAAAACACAGAAAATCAAGTTTGCTGCGTTACTGATATAAGATACTGCGAATACGATCACGATGAAGTATCTTGGTTAAAAAATGAATTAAATGGTATTTTAGTTCATATATCTCAATTTAAAATTATTAATTCACAGAGAGTTTTTAAAACTGGCGCAAATGAACATGAAATCAAGTACGACCCAATACTTAAAAGTTTATCTGACATTTCTTACGAGTGCGAGTTCATTGAAGGAGATTTAGAGTCTGTAGAATTAAAGCTTAAAAATAGTGTGATAAAAGATTTTTTAAAACAATTAAAAAAACTACCTTGACATATTTTAAAAAAATACATAACTTAGTCGAAGCATGAGTGATTCAAATCAAACTAATAACGGTGGAGATTGGAAAAACAGAGAGATCGGAGCTCTTTGGTTAAAGAAGAGCGCCTCTGGCACAAAATATCTTTCTGGTCATATCGAGACTGGGGAAAACGACGACATCGATTCTGAGAAAACTAGAGTTATTGTTTTCGCTAATAAAGATAAGAAAAACGATAGAGCTCCAGACTACAGAATGTACCTATCGGAAACTCCCCAGAACTCTGGCAAGAGCAAAGAGTCTTCAGCTACTGAAACTCAAGATGTCGTAGAAGAAGACGAAGAGCTTGATGTCCTATAAAAGATATTCATGAGCTTCTCTTTTAATGCTCCATTAGGGGAAGTCTCTTTTGGGCAGGTGTCAACCCTGCTCCTAAGAGGCTTTTTTTCTCGTGATTTACACCCAAACGTATTTGTAATTGGGCAAAATCCTACTTTTTCATCACAAAAACAGGATCAAGCTTTTTTTAGCTATGTAAATCAATGCATCGGGAAAGCTCACGAGTCTCACTCCAGAGATACTCCATGTTTAAAGCTTTGGCACCTTAATCAAGGGATGGATTCCTTTTCTAAAACTCATTATCTTTTTACGTTTTATGAGTTAGATCAACCAACAAGCTACGAGATAAATGTTGCTAAAAATTGTGATAAATTAATTTTTACAAATAATTATACTAAAGATGTATTTGATCAGTTTGGAGTAGAAAGCGAAGTTGTCCCTCTTGCTTTTGATAATTTTAATTTTAAAAAATTAAATAAAAATTACTTCGATGACGATAGGATCGTTTTTAACCTCTGTGGTAAATTCGAGAAAAGGAAACACCACGAAAAAATTATCAGAGCTTGGAGTAAAAAATTTGGCAATAACAAAAAATATTATCTACAGTGCTCGCTTTACAACCCGTTCTTAAACGAGCAATTAAATAAGCAGAACTTCGTAAGATCATTAGACGGTAAAAGTTATTTTAATATACAATTCCTTGGCCACATGCCAACTAATGAACTCTATAACGATTACTTAAATTCTGGAGACATCATTATAGGTATGTCTGGTGCGGAGGGTTGGGGCTTACCTGAGTTTCAGTCCACGGCTATCGGGAAGCACTCTGTAATCCTTGACGCGCATGGATATAAAGAATGGGCAAACGAGGAAAACAGTACGCTCGTGCAGCCAAATGGAAAAATTGAGGCTTACGATGGTTTATTCTTTAAACCGAATCAACCTTATAATCAGGGTAATATATATGACTTTTCTGAGGACGATTTCATATCCGCTTGTGAAGAAGCGATAAAGAAAACTGAATCCAATAAGGTTAATGAAAGTGGTCTAAAAATACAAAAAGACTTCTCACTTGATAATACTTTAGATAAACTTCTGTCCATTATAGGGTAAAATGCCGATATACATTTTCCAGAATCCGACTACTCAAGAGGTAATTGAAATCCAGCAGAGGGCGAAAGACGAGCATAAGTATACCGATGAAAACGGATTAGAATGGAACAGGGTTTTTACCGTCCCAAACGCAAGTGTCCCGAATATGACCAGAATAGACGCTGGGTCTGAGAAAGACTTTATAGCTAAGACTCAAGGCTCAGGGGGCACATATGGTGACCTTTTCGATTTGTCTAAAGAGTTAAGCGAAAAAAGAAAATCCCAAAGCACAGACGGAAAAGACCCAGTTGAGCAAAAATTCTTCAAAAATTACTCCAACAAAAGAAAAGGGTTAAAACATCAAAATGATAAACCCTCTAGCTCTGGCGGAACATTAGAAGTATGAAATTTTCTATTTTCACGCCTTCTCATAATTTAAAAAGAATTGATCGCACTATAGAAAGCGTAGCGAATCAGTCGTTTAAAGATTTTGAATGGATAATCTGCCTTAATAACGACGCGCTAGATTCCGATTCAGAGTTAAAAACCAAATTAACGGATAAAGGTATTACCTATAAAATACTTAAATGGCATGGTGATACAGACAAAATAGGAGCCCTAAAAAAATTCTGCTGCGCTAAATCTCAGGGCGAATTATTATTAGAATTAGATCACGATGATGAACTTTCTCCAGATTGTCTAGAGGAGGTTAACAAAGCTCACGAGCAGCATAAAGCTGATTTTTATTACTCAGATGATATAGATATCGTTGAGTCAAGCGGTGAATCTATAGCGCCTTACTCAGAAAAGTTTGGGTGGAAATACTATAAATGCGAACGTACTGGCATGACCGCAACCAGAGCTTTCAGCCCATCCCCTCTTACGTTTAGTTACATATGGTACGCTCCAAATCACGTAAGAGTATGGTCTAAGTCTTTTTACGAATCTATAGGTGGTCACAATGAAGAAATGGATATTCTGGATGACCACGAGCTTCTTTGCAGAACGTACATCGAAGGTAAAGTATTTCACATAGAAAAACCGTTATATATTTACTGGAGACACGAAGAGAATACTTGCTACGGTGAGAAAAATGCAAAAATACAAAACTTAACTGTTGAGCTTCATGATAAATTCATTCAAGACCTTTGCAAGAAATGGAGCGACATTAACAATCTTAAAAAATTAGACCTCTGTTGCCATCAGTACAAAGCCGAAGGCTTTTCTGGGGTAGATGCTTACCCCTACCCAAATGTTGACGTAGTATGCGACCTAGATAAACCCGATTGGCCATTTGAAGATAATAGCGTTGGCGTTTTCAGAATGCAGGACGCGCTAGAGCATTTAAAAAACCCAATCCAAACAATGAAAGAGCTATATAGATGTCTAGCTCCTAATGGGTGGGTTTTAATCAACGTGCCAAACACAGACGGTAGAGGAGCGTTTCAAGACCCCACTCACGTTTCATTTTGGAATAGTAACAGTTTCTGGTATTACACTAAGGCTCAACAAGCTCAGTTTATTAATACCCCAGTAAAATTCAAATTAGCAAGAATAGCAAATTACTATCCATCTGAATTTCACGAAACTCACCTAATAGGGTACACTAAAGCTCACTTAATGAAGCTTGAGGACGGTGTTGTTCCCGCTGGTGGTAGGGAAATCTAACCATCTCTACACAATTTTTATTCGCAGAAAAAGTATTTTTCTTATTCTGTAAATTTTGCTTTCTTTAAGAGAAAAAAAATGTAAATATACTCGAACTATTTAATAAATGAACTCCTCAGATTTACAAGTTAAGAAAAGAAACGGCAGACTCGAAAAGCTCGATATTTCCAAAATTAATAAATGCGCTGAAAGAGCTTGCGATAATTTAGACAGTGTTTCAGCTAGTGAAGTTGTTTTAGATGCTCATGTTCAACTTTACGATAAAATTACAACAAAAGAGATAGATAAAGCGCTAGTTATGTCCGCTAGGCAAAAAATGGACAAAGAACCAAACTATTCGTATGTAGCAGCCAAACTACTACTTGGAAATATTCACAAAGAAGTTTTCGGTTCTAGCGTAGATAAGGATGTATTTGATAACCAATACAGATTATCTTTTATTAAAAATATTAAATCTTTAATCAAAGAAAATATCCTTAATGAAAAGCTTTTAGATTTTGACCTAAAAAAGCTATCAGAATCATTACAGCTTGAAAGAGACTTCAAGTTTAAATACCTTGGGTTACAAATATTAAATGATAGATACTTCCATAAAGTTAACGGCAGAGTTATGGAGTCGCCTCAATCTTTCTGGATGAGAGTAGCGATGGGTCTCGCCATAAATGAAGAAGACAAAAACGAAAAAGCTATCGAGTTCTACAATGTCCTTTCAGAGTTTAGATTGTGCTGCTCGACACCGACATTATTTAACAGTGGTAGTAATCGCAGCCAGCTTTCTAGCTGTTATCTGAACACTTTCGACGATTCCATTGATGGAATTTTTGATGGAGCTTGGCAGGAAGCTAGAAAATCTAAATACGCTGGAGGCTTAGGGTTTGATGTTTCTAATTTTAGGTCTTCTGGTTCCCATATTAAGGGCACCAATGGAACATCTAGCGGATTAGTGCCTTGGCTTAAAATCTTCAACGACCTTTTGGTTGCCGTCAACCAAGGTGGGAAAAGACCAGGTGCTGGGTGCGCGTACTTGGAACCTTGGCATCTAGACATAGAAGAGTTCCTCGACCTTAAAAAGAACACTGGAGACGAACGCAGACGCTGCCATGATTTAAATACAGCTAACTGGTTGAATAACCTTTTTCTGGAGTATGTTAAAAGTGACAAAGATTGGTATCTTTTCTCCCCATCTGATGTTCGCGATCTACATGAATTGTATGGTGATAACTTCGATAAGAAGTATAAAAAATACTGTAAGCTCGCTGATAACGGTGAGTTAAAAAATTTTAAAATCGTAAAAGCAAAAGATTTGTGGAAAAGAATGCTCAGAGTGCTTTTTGAAACTGGTCATCCTTGGATGACCTTCAAAGATAACTCAAACATGAGATACTCTAATTCACACGAAGGTGTGATTCACAGCTCAAACCTATGTACCGAAATTTTCTTACACACTAAACCCTCGTTATTTAAAGAAGGGGATAAGGTAGAGGTCGGAGAAACTGCGGTGTGCAACCTTAGCTCTGTGAATCTAAACCAGCATATCAAAGAAGATAACACTCTTGATTTTGAATTGCTTGCGGAAACTATAGCCATTCAAATGAGAATGCTCGATAATGTTATTGACTTAAATTTTTACCCAACTCAAGAGGCCGAAAAATCAAACTTAAAGCACAGACCTATCGGGGCTGGCTCAATGGGTTGGCATGATGTTTTTCACGCTTACAATATTAGCTACTCGTCAAAAGATGCTGTTAAGTTCTCAGATGAGCTTTATGAGTTTATTTCTTATCATTGCATCTTAAACTCAAGTAAAATCGCGAAAGAAAAAGGTGCTTACTCTACCTACGAGGGTTCGCTTTGGAGCAAAGGCGTTTTACCCATTGATACTTACAAGTCATTAATGGAATACCTTGATGAGAAACCCATCTTACACAGAGGTAAAAAGTATTGTCCAGAAGTGAATTGGAACGCTGTGAGAGACCATATCTCTGAAAACGGAATGAGAAACAGCAATACTATGGCTATCGCTCCTACTGCAACCATCTCTTATATCCAAGGGTGTTCGCCGTCGATTGATCCAGATTTTTCGACTTTCTTTGTTTACGAAAATAAAAGCGGCAACCTATTTATTACTAATGAATGGTTTGTTAACGAATGCAAAAAACTCGGTATATGGAACAAGCCTTTTATTGAGGCTCTTAAATCAGCAGATGGAGACGTTTCGCTATTAGATTCGTCAACTATCCCAGAGGAGCTAAAAGAAAACTACAAAACCGCATTTGATCAAGATCAATTCAATTTAGTTGATTGCGCTGCCGCTAGACAAAAATGGATTGACATGGGTCAGTCACTTAATTTGTTTAATAATTCAACATCGTTAAAGCATTTGAACGATCTTTACTTTCATGCTAAAGATAGAGGTCTTAAAAGCACCTACTACCTTAGAAATAAAAGCGCAAGCAAAATAGAAAAAACAACCAAATCGAGCGCTCCTGAAGCGCAAGAGCAAAAAGCTTGCTCGATCATTGACCCAACATGTGAAAGTTGTCAATAAATTGTATAAGTATTGTATAAATTAGTGTATAAAATATTATGAGTAAAAGTGGATTATTATTGGGCGAAGAAATAGCGGGCGTAAATCAAATTTTACCCCATAAACATCAGTTCGCATGGGATTTATTCCTTAAAGGTGTAGCAAATAACTGGTCTCCGTCCGAGGTAAATATGACCGATGACGTTGACCAATGGAAAAGTGAAGAACTTACTGAAGATGAAAAATTACTCGTTAAAAGATGTCTTGGCTTTTTTGCTGGAAGTGAGTCCTTGGTTGGCAATAATCTACTTCTTACTGTCGCAAAATGGGTGACAGACGCTGAGTGCCGCCAATACATACTTAGACAAGCTTACGAAGAATCTCTGCACAACTGGACTGTGGTTACATGTTGCGACAGCTTTAATTTAAAAGTTTCAGAGGTTTACGAGGCTTACAACAACATTCCATCCATCAAAGCCAAAGACGACTTCTTAATGGAGATTACTAGCGATATAAATAGAAATGATTTTACCACCAAAACAGCAGAAGGAAAAAAAGAGTTTTTAAGAAACTTAGTAACTTATTACATAGTCTGCGAAGGTACATTCTTTTTTAGCGGTTTCGCGATGCTCCTAGCTCTAGGAAGACAAAAGAAGTTAATAGGGCTAAACGATCAAATTAAATACACGCTTAGAGACGAAAGTCTGCATATCCAGTTTGGCACTTACTTAATCAACACGATTAAAGAGCAATACCCGACTATTTGGACTAAGAAATTCGAAGAAGAAACAGTTGAGCACATCAAGAAAGCTGTAGAGCTTGAAATTAATTACGCTCATGACGTACTTCCTCGCGGTATTTTAGGTTTAAACGCTGATATGTTCGTCGATTACATGCAGTACATTGGCAACAGAAGACTCGAAGGGATTGGTATCGACTACCGCTTTGACAGCGATAACAACCCATTCCCTTGGCTTTCCGAAGTGGTAGACACTGGGGCAATGACAAACTTTTTTGAAAGAAAAGTTAAGGACTATCAAAATTCTGGAGTTCTTGAGGATGATTTTTAAAAAATAAGTGTATTAATATTACATGGAAGGCTCAGTCGATCTACAGACGTTTGTAAACATAGCTATAGGTTTAATATCCTTTTTCGGTGGGTGGATTCTCAAGGTTATTTGGGAAAAAACCAACATTAACGCTGATCACATAGAAGAACTGCGTGAACACCATGAGGAAGACTTAAAAGAAGCTAGGCAAAAAATAAACGACTTAGCCCTCAGTATGCCTGAGAAGTATGTTTCAAAAAGCGATTTTGACAATTTAGTTAAAGTCGTTCATCATAGGTTTGATAGGCTTGAAGAGAAAATAGACCACCTATCAAGTAGAAATTAATTGATTTTCAGTCAAATGCCCGTTAAAATATACGGGTGAGGTATGTTTTAGTAGCGGACTTTTTTGCTGAAGACACCGTTGGTGGTGGAGGTACTCACAGTGGAGGCGCTGAATTAAGCGACGAGATACTATACAGTATACTCAAATCTAAGGGTGAAGATGTATTCAGGATAAGAAGTAGATATATTAACGAAAACTTCCTGAATGACGAAAAAGATTCACTTTTCATACTTTCAAATTTTTTTCATATTCACCCTAGTATACTAGAGAGATTTTACGATTTAAATTATTGCTTAATCGCTCATGACTACAAGTTTGTTGCTCATACACAGCCTAATTTATACGAAGATTTTTTAGTTCCTAAGCATGAGCTAATAAATACCTATCTATTCCACAAGGCTAAAGCGACAATATGCCAAAGTAGCTTTCAGGCCGCTATACATAAAAAGAATCTTGAAGTAAATAATATAATTAATTTTTCTGGAAATTTATGGAGTAATGAGACGCTAGAGTTAATGAGTCAGTTTTCTAAAAATGAAAAGAAAAAGGTTTATTCTGTAGTTAAATCTCCATACAAAGAAAAAGGAGTTCCCGAAGCGATAAAATTCTGCATAGAAAATAAGCTGGACTACGAGCTAGTCCATGATAAAAATCACAACGATTTCTTAAAAAAGATTTCATTAAACGAAGGTGTTGTATTTTGGTCTAAAGTACCAGAAACGTGCGGCAGAATTTGTGTAGAAGCCAAAATGATGAATTGTATTGTCCATACAAATGAAATGCTTGGGGCTAGTTACGAGCCTTGGTTTAATCTTCAAGGGGAAGAGTTGATAAACATAATGAAACAAAAGCATCAAGAGATGCACAAAATTATAACCTCTTTATGAAAAAATCATTAGTAACAGGTGGCTGCGGTTTCATTGGAAGCCATTTAGTAGATAACCTCGTGGGTAAAGGCCACCAAGTCTATGTTATAGACGACCTGTCCTCAGAGTGTAATGAAGAATTTTATTTTAATAAAAGTGCAATTTATTTACATGAAGATATTAAAAACTATAACAAAATAGAGCATTTTTTTAAAGATATAAATTACGTGTTTCATTTAGCCGCTGAATCAAGAATTCAACCCACGTTAAATAGACCCCAAGATGCTTGCATGACTAACTTTGTTGGCACATGTAACGTACTTGAAGCCGCAAAAAATCATAATATCTCTAGATTTGTTTATTCTAGTACATCATCTGCTTATGGTAGAAAAAATTATAGCATGGCTTACAAACTCTTGAATAAACCTTGCGAGTTAAGAGAAGACATGCCAAGAGACTGCCTTAACCCATATTCCGTCTCAAAGGTCGCGGCAGAGGATTTATGTAAAATATATTACTCTTTATGGGGGCTGAACACTATTACGTTTAGATATTTCAACGTTTACGGGGAAAGGCAACCAACTAAAGGTAAATATGCTCCAGTTTTAGGTTTATTTATTAAACAAAAAAACGAAAATAAACCGATGACAATCGTGGGAGACGGAAAGCAGCGCAGAGATTTTACTCATGTGAGTGATATCGTAAATGCCAATATATTAGCTATGCAATCCGAAGACCTCTCAAAAATATCAGGTGAAGTTTTCAACGTTGGGACAGGGCGCAATCATTCGATTCTTGAAATAGCTAAAATGATTGGCGAGCAAGTAGAGCATCTGCCGCCAAGACTAGGTGAGGCTCAAGAAACCTTAGCTGACATTCATAAGATTTCTAGTCGTTTAGGCTATAAGCCCTCCGTTAGACTGGAAGATTGGGTTTCTAAAAACAAATGAAGGCCATTGTAGTTGGTTGCGGTATAAGTGGTATAGTATCCGCTATCCTTTTAAAAGAAAAAGGTTATGAGGTAGAGATATTTGACACTAGAAGCCACATTGGCGGAAACTGCTACGATCATGAAGTAGAAGGCGTGAGAGTACATAAATATGGACCGCACGGATTTCACACAAACAATGAAAATGTTTGGAGCTTTCTAAACAAATACTCTAAATTCAATGACGTTTGCTTAAAAGCGAAAGCCAACACTAAAGAAGGGTTAATTCCTATACCCTACTCTCCTGAAACTGAAAAAATAATAGGACATAAAACCCCAGAAGAAATACAAGATTTAATATTTAAAGATTATAGTGAAAAAATGTGGGGAATACCTTGGGAAGAGCTCCCAAAGTCTATAAGCAGCAGACTCCCCAATAAAAGAGAAGACCCAAGTGAATGTTTCCACTTAGATACCTACCAAGGTATACCTGAGAACGGGTATACTAGTATGTTTAAAAACATGCTCAACTCAATTAAGGTTAATTTAAATTGTAAACCTAAAGACTATCAAAACAAAAAATATGATATTTTAATTTACACTGGTAAAATAGATGAGTTTTTTGATTATTGTTATGGGTGGCTAGAGTACAGGTCTTTAAAAATACAATTTGAAACAGCTAAACCAAGACCAGATTTGTTTCAACTAAATGAATGCAATAATTGGAACTCTTGGACAAGAAGCGTTGACCATTCTCATTGGCACAAGCAGAAACTTAATCAAACTGTAATCTCTAGAGAGTACCCATGCGAGCACGATAAAAATAATTTACCATTCTACCCTAAACCCTTCGGAAATAACCCAGAAAAATATAAAAAATATAAAAAAATTGCAGACAGACTAAACGACGTTATCTTTGTTGGTAGGCTGGCAACTTATAAATATTTAGACATGGATGATGCAGTCGCTCAAGTTTTTAATAAATTAAATAAAATATGAAAAAAGTCATAATCACAGGTATACTTGGCCAAGACGGCTCAAACATGGCGGAACGCCTTCTGCTTAAAAGTGATATAAATTGCAAGGTCTACGGGATGATGCGTAGAAGCGCTAACCCTAATTTCATTAACACTAAAAAATTTGAAAATCATCCTAATTTTGAATTTGTATACGGCGATTTAACCGATGAAATCAGCATTGATAATCTAGTTAAAAAAATACAACCAGATTATTTTATTAATTTTGCAGCCAATTCTTTTGTGGGCTGTAGCTGGGACATGCCGTTACAAGTAATGGATACTAACGCTGTTGGTGTTTTAAGATGTCTTGAGTCAATTAAAAAATTTAAAAAAGATTGCAGGTTTTACAGCGCTGGGAGCAGCGAGGAATGGGGGGACGTTGATTATTCGCCGCAAGACATTACGCACCCAATTAAACCTAGAAGTCCTTACGGGGCATCTAAAGCTGCTGCAAGACACCTAGTAAAAGTTTACAGAGAATCGTATGGAATGTACGCGGTTCACGGAATACTTTTTAACCATGAAGGCACTAAACGCGGCGAAGAATTTGTAACCAGAAAGATAACAAAAAACGTAGCTAGAATTAAAAAAGAAATACAGTTTTATTTTGAATCTGGTAGGCAAAGTAGAATCACTCCACTTGAATTAGGCAACCTAGACGCTAAAAGAGATTGGAGCGACAGCGAAGATTTTATGGAAGGGGTGTGGCTTATGCTGAATCAAGACCCAAACAACATAAAAGACTATATACTTTCGAGTGGCGAAACGCACTCTATAAGAGAGTTTGTTGAGAAAGCCTTTGGTTACGCGGAAATACACGGGGTCTGGAGCGGAGACGGTCTAGGAGAAAAATTTGTCTTAAATGAAAAAGGCGAGCAAGTGACTTTATTAAAAATAAATAAAGACTTTTTTAGACCAGCGGAGATCGATCTTCTCCTTGGTGATTCAAAACCAATAATGAAAGAACTTGGATGGAAACCTAAAAATTCTTTTTGCGATTTAGTCAAAAAAATGATACAACATGACTTGAATGAGTGATGAAAAACAATTTAGCGTTGGCAGAAAAATCGTATCATCTAAAACAGGCAAACCTCCGTTCATACGCAATAAATATCAAGTTTTAATTTGGCAGTTAATTAAAAACCCAAACGATTTCTGCCATATAGAGTGGTCGAGAGAAACTAAAGCCGCAAAGCTATTATACTTTCAATATCCTGATATTAATTTCTGGAGACAGCTAGATTTAGGCTTTTACTTAAACTCTTTAAACTTTTTCAACAAATCAGATGGTTTAAGAAAATTAAGAGAAGCTATAGATGAGTATGAACTATCCAAAAAGGTTAAGTTCTCCACAAAAGAAAAGGAAAAAACAGTAGAAGACCTTAATACGTTTCATAAAGAAATCAAAACCAAAAAACAGGATTTAAGATACGGAGACTTTTTTAAGCATGGCAAAAAAACAAAATAAAGTAAAAATATGTCTTTGGACTCACGTTCAAAACGAAGCTTCCGTTATCGAAAAGATGCTCGAAACGGCGGTTGACTACATAGACTATTGGGTTCTTGTAGATAATGGGTCAACCGATGGAACCCAAGATATAATTAAAAACTTTTTCGAAAAGCACGGTGTTGAAGGCAAACTTTACCAAAGTAAAATCGGCTGGAAAGGTCATGGTATCAATAGACAGCATTCGTGGGAATTCTTAGAAAACACAGACCACGGGTGTGATTATATTCTAAGGGTAGACGCAGACGAAGGTATCGCAGTGGATGAGAATTTCGACTGGTCAATTATTCCATCCCAAGAAGCGTGGTCTATAATTTATCAATCTGGTAATCATTGCGTTCCTAGAATGTGGATGTGGAAATGGGGTTTGCCTTGGTACTGGGCTGATGACGTAGCTCATGAAACTATCCACTTAAAAGACGGGAGGCAACCCGATCAACCTAAAAACATGCCCATAGGTTTTAAGCATGTAAATATAGGCAAAGGTAATAGCTACGAAAATCCTATAAAATATATACAAGATGTTTTAAAACTTGAAAGTCAATTACATGAAAGATTTAGAGACGGTAGCTCTTTAGAAAAAGAAAGGTATCATTTATTTTATTTATGCAAATCTTTCAATTATACAGGATTCTCGTTAAATAATGAAGATTGCTATAAATACTTTCCATACGGAAAAAAACAGTTGAAAAGCTTCTTAGAAAAGGGTATATTCTACTACGACAGATTCTTAGAGTCTTTCCAAGACAGCGGTGAACGCTGGTATACTCTACACTTAAAAGCTCAATTATTCGAAAGATTAAATTTAGCTCAAGAGGCTCTAGATTGCTATAAAGAGTCTTACAATTTAAGGCAAGACAGAGCAGAGTCTTTATTTAGAATTTTTAATTATTATTATTACAAACAAGAATGGGAATCAGCTTTCAAATACGGACTTAAACTAAAAAATTTAAAATGCCCTATTGAAACAGACGCATGGCAAGTGGAGCTAGATAATTACTATGAAAATAATTGGCAAATAAGAGATTGCTTTGCGGTAACATTAGAGAGAATTGGCTCTCAGCTAAAAAATACAACTTTACTAGAGGAATCAAAATCTATATTTGAATCTCTAAAAAAAGAGCTTAAATTCGACAAAGATGAAGTAGACAGATTAGACGGGAATATAAAATATATACAAGGAAAAATTAATGAGAAAAAAGAAAACTGAAGCTGCTGGCAATTTTACAGCCCTAGATCAAATTGAAGCTTATTTAAAAGCTAACCAATCTGATCACTATAATTTTGAAGAGCAAAGAGATTACACCGTTTCAAGTGGAAGCTTAAAACTTGATATCGAAATGGGTGGAGGAATTAAACCAGGTGTCATTAGAGCATCTGGAGTCACAGAAGGCGGTAAAACTTCTTGCGCGTTATCTTTCGCTAGAAATTTCCAGAAGATGGATAATTCTATGATTGTCTACATAAAATCAGAAGGCAGACTTTCAGAAGAAATGCTTGAGCGCTCTGGGGTAAACACTGATCCAGATAGATTTTTTATTTATAAGTGTAATATTTTTGAGTCTGTAATTGATTTAATTAGGCAGTTAGTACACAACAACCCTAACGATACTCGATACATGTTTATCGTTGACTCTATGGACGCTCTTGTACCAAGAGGTGACCTAGAAAAAGGCTCTGATGAGGCCGTAAAAGTTGCGGGCGGTTCGTTGCTCACTTCCGATTTCCTTAAAAGAATGGCTTTGTCTTTTGCGAGTAAAGGGCACATTTGCTACATGATTTCTCAGGTAAGAAGCAATATAAAAATAAACCCATACGAAAAAGGTGACCCACAAATCACAAACGCTTCTGGCGGTAACGCTGCACTTCATTACAGTGATTGGATTCTAGAGTTTCAGCCAAGATTTAACAAAGATTTGATATCAACACAACCAAACGGCAAAGGGGAAGTTCTTGGTCATTGGTGTAAAATTATATTTAGAAAAACCGCCAACGAAAAAACTGGCATAGAAGTCAAATACCCCATTCGATACGGAAGAACGGGCGGTAAAAGTATTTGGGCCGAATATGAAGTGGTAGAGATGCTGCAAATGTTTGACCTTGCTCAAGCTAAAGGCGCTTGGGTAACTATAAACGATGAGATTATTGAAGAGGTTAAAGAAAAGCTTAATTTAGAGTTTAAAAAGCAACATCAAGGCGTAGACAATCTAAGAAAATACTTTGAAGAAAATAAAGAAATAGGTAAATACTTATTTAGCAAATTTATTGAAGTATTAAAAAAGTCTTGATTTAGATTCAAAAAAACAGTGTAATATACTTTAAGGGGGCGTACTGGTATCGATTTAATATCAGACGCTAAAATAGCAAGTCAAGGATGATAGTTGGCCTTGTAAAAATCTATCTAGGTATTCAACTGCCAAAACTGAAGTTGATATGGCTCCTTCCTTAGCTGAAGCTGACGCGATTCTCGCTAAGTTCGGTTGGGCTGAAGAGGCTGCTGTAGCTGCGTAAGCTACCCGTCCTACTCTGGATGCTCGTTAAGGAGCTAGGGCGTCGATAACGAGCGAAAAAAGCTAGGAATGAGATGGTCTAGTCTAAATAAAGAGTCTCAAACCTCGTGTGTAGGTGTTAGTGACAAAGCGCGAGTGTACAACACTGACTAAACTTGTAGAAATTTAAGTTAACGGTATTAAAGACAGGGGTTCAACTCCCCTCGCCTCCACCAATTTTATGAGACTGTACAATATTTATGGAAACCTTCAAAATAAAAATGTTTCTAGATTCCTTATAAAATGGGATTCTAAATCAAGATCAAAATTACAATTTAGAGCTAAACAATTTTTCAAAACCGTTTGGGACGGCCAAATAGTTTATGAAGAATTTCCTGTCTTTGGCTCAAGAATGAAGGTGGATTTTATGAATTTCACTAAAAGGATAGCTATTGAAGTAAACGGGGCTCAACATACAAATTTTAATAAATTTTTTCATAATAATTCCAGAATGAATTATTTAGAATCAATTAAAAGGGATCATGAAAAATCCTTGTGGTTAGAAAAAAATAGTTTTACACTGATTGAACTTTATCAAGAAGATGTTGACGAGCTAAGTGAAAAGTTTTTTAATGAAAAATTTGGAGTAAAAATTTAATGAAAAAAGATTCATGTGCGGATACAGAAATGAACGTGCTGGCTGGCATTATTTGCCATACTGATGAGCTCGTAAAATGCAGAAGCGTTCTTCATAGAGATTTATTTGATTTTTTAGAGAACAAAAGAATATTTGATCTTACAATTGAGACCTTTGAAAACGACAGAAAGGTCTCTCTTGCAACCTTATGCACTAAACTTCAAACGCTTGGTTGGACCGACAAAAAAAATAGACCCTTAGATAAATACTTAGAGGCTATATGCCAGTGCCCACCAAACGAAGAGGACGTTCAAGAGTTTATATATCAGCTTGTCGATTTACACTACAATAGGAAAGGTAAGAAAACCCTTAAAAATATTGAAGATGTATTTAATCAAGATTTAACTTTAGCTGAAAAGTATGATGAAATAAATAAAATTTACACGGACGGTATGAGAGTTCCAGTGTCTGGGACTTCTAAGCCTGTAAAAGTCTGGAAAAATTATTCTACTGATTTAGAATACTACGCTGCTAACCCAGACGAAAAAGACGAAGAGGGTTTTGACTGGCCTTATGAAACCATGAACAAGCAATATGGGCAAATGCTTATTGGTGAAGTTAGCTTAGTTGTTGCCAGAGGTGGCGTAGGTAAATCTACTGTACTTAGTCACGTATCTGATTTTGTTCAAAATAAATATAAAGTTCCAGTTTTGATAGTTGACACTGAGATGCAGACTCACATGGTGCAGCATAGAGCTTTCGCAAGAAAATCTGGAGTGAACTCAAATAGACTCAGAAAAAACACTTGGTGGAAAAACGAGTCAGACAAGAAAAAAGTTTACAAAGCTTTTGATGATATAAACGAAGAAGAAAACCTTTACCATATTTATGTCGGTGGTAAGGATTTCTCTGAGATAGAAGCAATCATCGAAAACTTTTATTACACTGAAGTTGGTCACGGCAACCCATTCCTGCTTGTTTATGATTATATAAAATGCGATGGAAATTCCGTATCCGAACACAGAAAAGAATACCAAGTTCTTGGGGATATAGTTGATAAACTTGATAAAATGGCTAAAAGACTAAATTGCGCGATACTTTCAGCCGCTCAAGCCAATAGAACTGGAGACTCGTTTTCTAATAGAACTGGCGTAGCTGACGATACTACTGCAATAGGTGACTCAGACAGAATCCAAAGATACGGTGGGCAGATAGTCATACTTAGAAGAAAAATGCCAGACGAATTAATCCTGCACGAATCCGTTGATGAGGAGGAAACCGACGAGCAAGAAATGGAGCAAAGAGTTCTAACTAACGCTAGTCAGTTGAGATTTGGCACACATATTTGGACCTGCGTAAAGGCTAGACACGGCGGTGAAGAAGGTCACGGTCATCTTGACTTAGTTGAAATAACACAAAGAAACGGGAAAACCGTAAGCTCTAATAATTTCATAAATATTACAATTGATAATTTTGATGTCATAGATAAAGGTGACGCTAGACACATGGAAAGAATGAGAAGCGAAGATCATGAAATACTTGACGATCAAGATATAGATATTGAAGACATCTTATAAGTGGATAGCTTAGTTGAAATTTTAAACAAGCTAGGTTATACGAACTTAAAAAGTTCTGGCCCAGTATTTAGAACGAGACCATTGTATAGAGACTCTGGTAACGATCAAATTCTATGCATATTTAAAGATACTGGTTATTTCAAAGATCATGGAAGAGATGAATTTAAAGGGCCACTTGAGGAGCTAGTTAGGTTGACTCTTAACCTAAAATCCCATAAAGAAGCATGTGAATGGCTAGGCGTAGGCTACAAAAAAATAAACTATTCTCCTGTTGAAAAAGTAAAATACGTAGAGCAGGATAAAATTTTTTCAAATGAAAATTTAAATTTAATTACCAGCAACCACCAATACTGGAATAAAAGAGGCATATCAAATGAAACCATGAATCTCTTTAAAAGCGGATTAGATAATGGAACTGAGGGCGGTAAAATGCAGAACAGATATGTATTCCCTATATTTGACAGCAAACACAACATAATTGGCATCTCTGGTAGAAAAATAGAAAAAGAATCAAAAAGACCCAAGTGGATTCATTATGGTAAAAAAAATAAATGGATTTACCCCGCGTTTATAAATACCGATAGTATAAAATCTAAAAGCGAAATAATCCTTGTGGAAAGCATAGGCGACATGCTATCTTTATGGGAAGCTGGAATCACAAACTGCATAGTTCTTTTTGGTGTCAATTTAAGTGACTCAATATTGTTTTATATTCTAGGGTTAAGAGTTGAAAAAATTATTATCGCTTTAAATAACGATGGCGAGAATAAAGCTGGGAATACTGCTGCTAAAAAAATATTAGAAGATTTAAAATATTATTTTGATGAGTCACGCATAAGCATCGCGCTACCTGAAAAAAACGATTTTAACGAAATGACTAAAACAGAAATTTTAAGGTGGAGGGAAAATGTCTAAAGAACACATATTATCTGCGTCTAGAATAAAAACCTACGAAAGCTGCACTTGGAAATATTGGTGTGGCTACGTATTAAAGCTACCGAAAACAAAAAACGACGGTAACGTCAGAGGTTCAGCTTGCCACTTGATTCTAGAGCTTCTACTGAATAAAAGGCACAAGAAATATATTAAAAAAATAATTAAAGCAAGCACTATAAAAGTTATTCCCTCTATAGAAAGACTAGTAGCAAAATCTTTAAGAAATGAAGGCGAAGAGTTTCACACTGAAGAAAATTTAGAAATGTGTGATGACATGATAGTTGTTGGACTAACTATCGACGACTTCCTTGGGGGTAAAGGCGCAACAATAGACAAGCCAGAGGAAGAGTTTTTTCTAGACACTGTTGAAGACCCTGATAAGCCTAGCTACAAAATGATGGGGTATATAGATAAACCAGTTCAATTTAAAAGAGGTAAAAGACTCAAAATTATCGACTACAAAACCAACGCTAAACCTTTTGCGCCAGATGAAATAGACTACAACCCTCAAGCGTTCGCTTATTTACTAGCCGCGAAAAAAGTTTGGCCTAAGTTAACTGATACTTCTATCGAGTTTCATTTTTTAAGGTACCCAGAGAACCCCATAATTGAAATAAAATATACAGATGATCAACTTGAAGGCTTTGAGTATTATTTAGAGCATTTGTACAATCTATTCAACAATTACACGGAGAAAGATGCTACAAGTAATTTCGCGAGAAATCGAGGATTTCCAGAGGATTCAGATAAAGAAGGGTTCGTTAAACGCCTGAATTGCGGATTTGCTGACTACGTGGGGCACAAAAAGAAAGATGGCAGCACTCGCTGGTTCTGTGAGTACAAGTTTGCTTACGACTACTATGCGGTAGTAGACAAAGAAGGAAACACGCTGTATAGCTCTAAAAATAAAAAAGACCTACAACCCAAAAGCGGTGAAAAAATAGTCAAAAAACACTATGCAGGTTGCCCAGCTTGGCCCGAACTAAACAAAGCCACAGATCAAAACCCAGAGGAAGATAAAGAAGATAATAACCCCGAAGACTTCCCTTTTTAATTGACGTTTTTTAAAAAAAATAGTATCAATCTTCCATGAGCGTTATACCTCTGTTTAAATCTCAGTACAGCATTGGTAAATCAATTTTAACTTTACAAAAAGCTGGAGAGTCAATTAAAGATGGTCCAGACTCCATCATAGATATTTGCTTAGATAATAAACTAGATTCATTTTTTCTAATCGACGATGGCATGTCTGGCTTTCTTGAGGGATATGTAAACTCAAAAGAATCCAAAGTAAAAATGATCTTTGGGCTTAGACTCACTATTTGCGAGGATATGGAGACGAAGAACGAGGAAAGTCTGAACTCGTGCTGTAAATATATAATTATAGCAAAGAATACTCAGGGGTATAAAAGACTCATCAAAATTTACTCCAAAGCAGCTACAGATGGTTTCTATTATGTACCCAGAATAGATTTTAAAAATCTTTCAGAATTTTGGGATGATAAAGATTTGCAATTAGTTGTACCGTTTTACGATTCCTTTATACACAGAAATTATTTAGAGGATAGCTTGTGCCCACCCCCACCAACAAAATTTAAAATTGATTTTATAAAAGAGGATAATAACCTTCCATTCGATGATATTTTGTCTGAAAAAATAGACTCCTACATCAAAAAAACAAAATCCTCAAAAGGCTTCAATATAATTAAAGGGCAAAGTATTTTCTATAAAAATAAAAGGGACTTTAAAGCTTACTTAACGTTCAAGGCGATAAATGAAAGAACCACGCTTGGAAAACCAAATTTAGAACACATGGCTAGTGATGAATTTTGCTTTGAAAGCTGGATGGAGAAAAACAATGAAAAAACTTCTTAGGTACAACAAAGATAAAGAGTTTGTCTTTATAGACTGCGAAACGTTCAATTTGTGTTTGAACTTTACGCACAATCTACCTTGGCAAATCTCAATGATAAAAGTTAAAGGTGATGAAATGATCGCCTTTAAGGATTTTTATATAAAGTGGGATACACACCTAAAGATTGGTGAAGAGGCCGCTAGAATAACCAGATACAGCCAAAAAAAGATGGATCAGAAAGGGGTGCCTCCCGAAAAAGTTTATCCGACTATTAAAGATTGGCTAGACAATGCAGATTACGTAGTAGGGCACAACATATTAGGTTTTGATATCTATTTAATTAAAGGCTTATATGAGTACATGGGCGACGATTATAAACCTTTAGTAAAAAAATTAATTGATACAAATTGCATCGCTAGAGGTTTAAAAACTGATAAAACATACGATAATAAATCAGATTTTCTTGAGTATCAATATAAAATCATGAGCAAAAGAGTTAAAGGAGTAAGAACTAATCTTACCGCACTTGGTAAAGAATATAATATTTCTCATGATTACGAAAAACTTCATGATGCTCTAGTCGATTTAGAGTTAAACCTAAAAGTGTGGAACAAACTGAAGTGGGAAATTGATCTTTGAGTAAATTAGAGGACAATTTACTTCACATTCATTCACCGTGTGGTTTTTGGGGTGATCAAATGCTGTTTCTGTTTTCAGCTTATTACCACATGGAGAGTCAAAGAAAAGATGGCGTTATAATTCATACGGGTAAAGACCTATGGAATACTCACGCTGGCGTATATAGCCCCGCTCAAAAAAACATTTTTCATTTTTGGAGTTGTTTTGATTTTGTAAAAGGCATAATCTTTGATATGAATCAAAGGGACTTAAATCAAGACGCTGAAAAAAGTTTATATAATGTTTTCCCATTATTGAATCATTATTATGAAGATGATAAATATAAATTAGATATAAGTAAAAAAATTAATTTTAATTTATTTCCAAGTAGATTTGAAAACACTTACACAAAAAAAATAGCAGTTTTTCAGCCTGTTTCCTTGGCGAATAAGCCAGAGCAGTTTAAGCAAGACTTTATATGCAAGTTGAGCGAAACAATTAAAATCGTTGCTGAAAAGGGTTATACGATAATTGCTATAGGGTCAGCTTCTGATAGAGAGCATTACGAAGCTCTTTATCATGACACGCCTTATCAACGCAAAATAGTAGAATTGTTTGATAAAATCAATATGTTTCAAGCTATAGATTTAGTTATGAATCACGCTGAACTTGTTGTGTCCTGCTGTAGCTGGTCTGGATGGTACGGCATAGCCTCAAGAACAAAAACTGTGATGGCTTTAGGCCCACTGATGGAAAAAGGAAAACGAGATGAAAAATACGTTAACTTAATGAAAAATAAAGACATATTTTTTATGGATTATTCCTCAAAAAAAGAGCAAACTGACCTTAGCATTTCTAATTGGATAGCAAATAACGTATGAGCACTTATACTGACAACTTTGAAGAGCTTGATTTAAAACTTCACGGAGTTAGGTTGCCTAATTTTGAAATCACTAACACCCAAAAACAAGATGTAAAAATCAGTGAAGACTCAAATAATTTTTCCTTCCTTAGAGCTCTCTGCGAGAAAGGTATGCAAGATAAAAACCTAAAAGGTAAGGCATATCAAGAGAGAATGGAATACGAGCTACAAACTCTGGAGGAGCTCGGATTTACTGATTATATTTTATTAGTTTGGGACGTTACCAACTTTTGCAAAAGAAATAAAATCGCCATTGGTCTAGGAAGAGGCAGCGCTGCGGGTTGTTTAGTTTTATATTTAATTGGTTCGACAAATATTGATCCAATCAAATATGAACTATTTTTTGAAAGGTTTGTATCCAAGGTAAGAGCCAAAAAGAAAGTAGTAAACGGTGTAACTTACCTTGACGGCTCCTTAATGGTTGATGTTGACATTGATGTATGCTATCACGGCAGACAAGAAGTGTTGAAATATTTAAATGAAAAATTCTCTGGTAAAACCAGCAAGGTATTAACCCTAACGACCCTAAGTTCTAAGCTCTTAATTAAAGAATGCGGTAAAATTATTGCGGAGGAAAACGAACAGGAGATGAACAAGGTGTCCGCGATGATCCCAAAAGTGTTTGGTTCTGTAAAAGACATCTCGGAAACCTACGATGAAGTAGAAGAATTTAAAGAATGGGTTGACTCTTCAGAAATAAGAAAAGAAACATATAAGACCGCGTTAAAGATTAGAAATCTTGTAAAAAACAAAGGTATTCACGCTTCCGCTATTGCTATTTGTTATGACAATTTAGAAGACTCGTGCCCAAGCGAGCTAACCTCAGAGGATAAAGACAAATCAAAGTCTAAGTCGTTTGCTAAAAAAGCTGTGGTATCTTCATACGAAATGGATTTTGTTTCCATTTCTAATGTCAAGTTGGATATCCTTGGCCTTAGGTGTGTGTCTGTGGTTGATGACGTTTGTAATTTAATTGGCATAGATAAAGAGGATATCAACCTGAACGACCCATTTATTTACCAAAATCTTCAAGACCTCAAAAATCCACATGGCTTATTTCAAATAGAAGCTGACACCAATTACAAAGTATGCCAAAAAGTAAAACCTAAAAATCTAGAAGAATTAAGTGGTGTGCTCGCTCTAGCTAGACCAGGTGCGCTTTCATACGTTGATCAATATGCGAACTACACCAACAATGGCGTTGAAGAGGCTATTCACCCATTCTTTGATGATATATTGTCTTACAGCGGTGGTGTAGCCCTATATCAAGAGCAGCTAATGAAAATGGCTCATAAAATTGGCTTTACCCTCGATGAAGCGGAAATACTTAGAAGAATCGTAGGTAAGAAAAAGGTATCAGAAGTAAAAAAGTGGAAAAAGAAGATTTCTGAAAAGATTAAACAAAATAATCTTGATGAAAAAATTGGTGAAGTCTTATGGAAAGTTTTAGAAGACTCAGCGAACTATTCTTTTAATAAGTCCCACTCAATTGCTTACGCTGCCTTGGCTGCTATTACTATCTACTTGAAGTTTAAATACCCAAAAGAGTTTTTCTTGGCTTTGCTTAAAATGAGTCGCTATGAATCGGAGCCTATAAAAGAGATATCTAAAATCAATAGAGAGATGAATGATGCTGGGGTCAAACTTTTACCACCCCACTTAATTAAGTCTGAAATGGATTTTTCTATTGAAGAAGAAGGAATTAGGTTTGGCTTGCTTTCAATTAAAGGCGTTTCAGACAAGTCAATTGAGAAGCTAAATAAATTTAAAAATAGATACTCCACTAAGTTTCAAGTATTTGAAGCTGCAAGTAAGTCTGGTATTGGTATAGGAATCTTATCCGCACTTATCCAAGCTGGTACGTTTGAAGGATTTTCTCAAAGTAGGACAACAGTTGTTTACGAAGCGCAAATATGGAGCATTTTAACTAAAACTGAAAAAACTTTAGTTCATAAGTTTGCAGAGAAGTTTGATTATGATTTAGTGAAGACTGTTAAATACTTGTATTCGAACTACGAAATTAAAAACGGAAAAGAAAAGCCGTATATAAAAGATTCAAGAAAGCAAACTATAAAAAAGAAAACAGAAAAGTATAGTTTAATTTATAAACAAAATAAAAAATCTGAAAGGTTTGCAAACTGGTTCTACGAAAACCAATTACTTGGCTATACTTACGGGGTTAGACTTATTGACATATGGAAAAATGTCACAAATAATCTTGTTACAATTAATACGGTAAAAAATTCCCCAATGGATAGCAGAGTTAAGTTCATTGGCTTTGTGGATGGCAAACCATACAGAGGCACATCTAGAAACGGTAACCCATATTTAAGACTTGAAGTTTCTGACGAAAATAAGCAAACTAAAGTTATGATCTTTAATGATAAAATGTGGAACGCGATTGGTAAAGACGCTAGAAACATGCCAAAGTCTGGAGAAATAGTGATAGTAAAAGGCGTCGTAAAGGACGAGTGCGTATTCGCTGACGAAATGTACACTCAAAGAAAAAATAGCATATACACAAAGTTATCAGACTTGAAAGATAAAAACTTAAACAACTTGACAAATGAAAAAGATATCGTATAATTAAAAAATATGAGCTTACAATTTTATAAACCCAATCAAAAGTCTACTGGCACAGCTTGTTCATTCTGGAGAAATGCAGACGATAATACGTTCTGGGTAAGCCTTATTAAGCAAGACTCTTGGAACTCGAAAACTAAAACGGGCTCATTTTCTAAGAATAAAGACAACCCAAAAAAGAGAGCAATTATCAAATTTAGTGATTTAGAAATTGCTGGCGTTATTGACGCTATCGAAAGAAATGCTGAGTACAGCGGTTATCATGGTAGCCAAAAGCAAGTTGTAAAGTTCAACTTTAAACCTTACGTAAAAGACGGTAAACAGCTTGGTTACTCTTTCTCTGTTAATAGGGAAGATAAAGAAGATTCCACAGAAAAGCAGAATTATCTTATCGGTTTTTACTACCCAGAAGCAATGAGACTCAAAATCTACCTTCAAACCATTCTTTCTGAGAGCTATAAAAACGATTACACTTCTCAGAAGAACTCCCAAAGCAAACCAGCTAAAAAAGACGCTGAAGACTACGACTTCTAAAAGTGAGTAGAAAAAAAGTCTTAATCCAAACTGACTTCTCTTTAGTCAAAACGGGCTTTGGTCGTAGCGCTAAGGCTCTTTTATCATATTTATATAAAACTAACAAATATGATCTAGTTCATTTTTGCGTTGGAATGAACGAAGCTTCTCCAGCGCTTCTCCAAACCCCTTGGAAATCTGTCGGAACTCTCCCTAGTTCTCCAGAAAAATTAGATCAAATTAACAAAGACCCGAAACTAAGTAAAATCGCTCATTACGGGGCTTATTATTTAGATGAAATAATTGAACGAGAAAAACCAGATGTTTATATCGCCGCTCAAGACATTTGGGGGGTAGACTTTGCAGTTGGAAAACATTGGTTTAATAAGATTAACTCAGCTATTTGGACGACATTAGATTCGCTACCGCTATTACCAACCGCCGTTGAATTGGCTCCAGAAATAAAAAACTACTGGATGTGGAGCAGTTTCGCAACGGAAGAAATGCATAGACTTGGCCACAAACACGTCAAGACTGTCCACGGAATTATCGATACTGACAATTTCAAAAGACTAAAAGACGAAGAGAGAAAATTATTAAGAAAAAGAAATAACATAGAAGAAGATGCTTTTGTAATCGGTTTTGTATTTAGAAATCAGTTAAGAAAGTCCGCGCCTAACCTTATAGAAGGATTCAAAAAATTTAAAGATAAAAATCCACACATCAAAAACGCAAAACTATTATTACATACAAGCTATCAAGAAGGCTGGGATTTAAGAGCTTTAGCCGATGAGTACAAAGTAAACTGGGAAGATATTTTAACGACTGTTATTTGCGCTAAATGCAAAAAATACGAGGTAAAATCATTTAAAAGACCAAATGACGAATGTAGATTCTGTGGTACTAAAGGCTCCGTGAACACCACTGGAGTCGCCTTGGGCGTTTCAGAAATTGAGCTAAATGAAGTCTATAACCTTATGGACGTGTACTGCCACCCGTTTACGTCTGGCGGTCAAGAAATTCCCATCCAAGAAGCTAAACTTACAGAGTTACCCACTTTAGTAACAAGCTATAGCTGCGGTCAAGAAATGTGTGGCAAAGCAGCAAATTCATTATCTTTAAATTGGACAGAGTATAGAGAATTTGGAACATCTTTCATTAAAGCTACCACCGACCCGAACCATATAGCCGAAAGACTTGAAGAGGTCTACAACATGCCAGACTCTGAAAGGCAAAGAATGGGTAAGGCGGCTAGAAATTGGACTCTTCAAAATTTCTCAGTTCAAAGCGTGGGTAAAGAGATAGAAAAATTTATCGACTCCTGCAAAAAAATAAAAGAGTCCGAATACCCAAAACCAGAAAAAAAAGACCCTTATGCAAAAATAGAAAATATACCAAACGCTGTAGACTGGTTAAAAGCTCTTTACAAAAACATCCTAAAAACTACAGTAACCTCAAAAGACGAGGGTTTGCAATACTGGTTATCCGAATTAAGCAAAGGTGCTAAAGCGCAACAAATAGAACAGTATTTCAGAGATGTAGCTTCTCAAGATAATCAAAAAGCAAGTGATAAATTATTAAAAGATAAATTATCTGATAATAAAAATAGAATTCTATACATAATGCCTCTTGATGAAGTCGATATATTTGTTTCCACAAGCTTATTTAAATCTATAAAGGATTTGTACCCCGATCACGATTTATATGTTGCTTCTCAGCCTAAAAATGAATTAATTTTAGCTGCAAATCAATATGTTCATAAATTCTTAAAGTACGAGCAAGCTTTTGAACATTTACATTTACTTAAAGATGATCAAGGCGATGACCTTTTTGAGGCTATCTACACGCCTCACTTAAACAAAAATAATTACAATCTCATACACAAAACTAATCTATAATGCAGCTTGCAAATGTATATTCGGCTTCGTGCGGCTTAAAGATAGATAAGCCTGAGATTTACGATGTTTATTTTCCCTTTGTAGAGGAAAAGTTTATAACCGTAGACACGGATAAAAACAATTATAGTAATTGGCAAGATGTAGCTAACATAATCGGACCGCATTTAAATAAATTAAATATAAAAATTTTTCAACTAGGCGAGCCTGAAAGCACTGAAATTCAAGGTGCCCTTAGAACTAACGGCAACCTGAGCGCTGGTCAAAAAAGCTTTTTAATTAAAAAAAGTATGCTTCATGTGTCTAATAATAACTTAACGGCACAAATATGCGCTAGTTTAAATAAAAAATTAATATGTTTAGCTGAGAGCAAAAAAAGAGCCTTACCTTTTCCAGAGGTCTGGGGTGATAAAAACAATCACACTTTTGTATACCCAGAAAAAAAACAAGACTTTATTAAGCCAGAGAAATTAGCTAAAACCATCTTAAACAATCTAGGCGTAGATTTTCAATCTGATTACGAAACGGTTTATATTGGTTCAAGATATAAAGATGGCGTTCAGTTTGTAGAAAATATTCCAACTTCATTATTTGACCTAAAGAAATACTCTTTAAACTCCGTTTTATTGAGAATGGATTTGGAATTTTCTCAAGAAAATTTAATAAAGCAGCTTCAGATTGGGAAAGCTACTATATACACAGATAAAAGCATTGACTTGAATCTATTAAACTCGTTAAAAGATAATATAGTAGAAATTATTTATGAAATAAAAGAAGATAACAACCCTTCTTTTTGCGAGCAAGTATCTAAACTAGGAATAAAATGCCATCTTATTTCTAATTTACCTGAAGACAAAATTAATCAATTAAAGCTTCAGTATATGGATATAGGAAACATCTCCAAACAGTATATTTTCAGCAAAGATTCCTTACCCGATCATGAGTCACTAGATGTAAATAATCTGTATTACAGAAGTAAAAAAATTATTTGTAAAAATGATTCTATGTACCTTTCTGAAGCGGCACTGGAAAAAGGAATTAAAAGTAATAGTAGTTTTGACATTCAAAAAGTGATAGATACGCCAAGCTTTTGGAAAAATTTGGACGCTTTTTCAATTTTAAAAAAGTAATTGACCCGAAGTAAAAAGTAGTCCATAATTTATTTATGGATAAAATTAAATCTCTTTCAAGAGACAAAAACGGTTTAGTTTCAGGTGTAGATTATATTTTCGACGAAAGTGGTTTAATCGATTGGAGAAAGATGATTAAGCCAGAGTTTCTGGTTCCGAATAGAGATAGGACTAATGAAACAGACGTATCTAAGCTCAAAGATCACGAGTTGATTATTCTGCTTGGTGGTATTAAAGAACTTGCTCAAATTAGAGGGTATACTGATGTTAGCTACGATGTTACCTGCCCTAGTTCAGATTATGTAATTGCGACTTGCAAAATTACTTGGACTCCAAATTACGAAACAGAAGGTAAAGAGGTTTCATTTTCGTCTGTAGCTGATGCCTCTCCTCACAATACAAATGAATTTGGCCAAATCTTTTTAGCTGCTTGCGCTGAAAACAGAGCTTTTGTTAGGTGCGTGAGAAATTTTCTTAGAATCAATGTTGTCAGCAAGGAAGAGTTAAAGCTAGACTCTTCAAATAAATTTACCGCAACTAAACCAACCGCCTCAAATCAAGAGCATAACGCTGATGGACCCCACCTAATCCTCTCTAAGACAATGAGAGATAAAGGTGTGTCTTTCGAAATAGTTAAAACAAAATTAGTTGAAGAAAACTTTAAGAACGCTGACACATTTGAAAATGTATCTGACATTCCTAAAAGTAAAGTGTTTGAACTGATTGATAGACTTAAAAAGATCAAATGAAGAAAAGTATTATCATTTTAATTCTTGCGGTTAATCTATCTTTAGCCGCCACTTTTCAATTCAAGGACGGGACTGTAGTAAATGGTGAAATCTTTGAGGAGCCATTTAGTATCGCCAACCCGTCTCCTACTGGAATTTTTTTAAAAGTAAATGGTAAATTTTATTTACACCACTATCCATCCAAAGTTCTTAAAAAAGAAGTAATTATTGACCACGGTAATGGTACATACACAATCAAAGAAGAGAATGAAATTGTCCCAACTCCAGCGCCCCCCGAAGCGGGAGAAATGAACCCGTATCAATTGCCAAACTGTGTTCCAGCTAGAATTAATTTCATTCACTTTTCGCCAAAAACTCTTAACGATTTATATAAATACTATTTTGCAAGAACCGCATACTTTAAAAAAGTAAATAACCCACTAGAGTTTCGCAATAATAAAAATATTGCTCTTGGAATTTACGAGGCTGCTTACTCAAAAAAATATAAGCTCAATTCTCCTAAATTAAGCTCAGAATGGAAAGCAAAAGTAAACAAAGAGTATGGAAAAATTCCGTCCAGCGTTACTTGGTTTGGTGATTAAAGCTTTGATTGATTCCAAAAGTCGTTGTTATGATCAGCTTGCTCCTTAGTCTTTGGAGTAAACCTTACACCCTTCGATCCTTTTCTTATACCACTTAGTTTCACGGTAACTTCTTCAGGTATATTACCTGAGAACGTAATTATTAGTTTATTTTCTTTTACTTTAACGCCACATAGAGCGGGTTCCGTAGTGGTGTAACTCACAGCTTTGATTGAGTTTTGCTCGCATACAAAAACGAACTCTGGATCAATTTCTTGTTCTATTTTAAGCCTCCCGTTAGCCTTTATAGATACAACGTCTTCAAATCTTACATCAGGAGATTCTACACAATACAAATCTACATATTGACCGCTAACGCTTTCAACTATGGCCGTTTTAATCGGGTCTCCAGCCTGAGAACTCACATTTCTTACATTAAAGTCAAAATCCGTAATCCTGCTTGTTTCTACGTAACCCCATTCAGGTGTAGCTCCTGGTCCTTTACTTAATATAACTTGGTCAACTTGCCCTTGCCCGTTATTTAAGACTATGGGGCAATTGTTGTCTGGATTTGTTTGACCTCCTAGATATAACCCACTACCCGCCTCTGTGTATAAGTTACATCCTACCTGAAAAAATTTGTGAGTAACGCTTACGGAAGTATTTCCAATAGTACCTGGATCGGTCACGCTTTCCGAAGCCATACCCATGCAAAGACCCGAACCACCCCAAGCTCCAGCATCGTTTGAATAAAATATGTAGGCTTCGGGCTGTGGGAGGGCTGCGCCAGCCCCTGCAACCCCTTCAATGTCAGGATAAAAGTAAATATGAGGCTGAAAAGCGTCTACGTAGTTATCTCCTGAATCATTCTTACATGCGATTATGCTTATACCATTTCCAGTTTGGTTGTATAGCACAACAGCAGACTGGTCACTACTACCATTATTTACGGTTGGATATCTGTCTGCCGCAAAACCTTGAGCAAGTTGACCTCCAGCCAAAGGATTTCTTTTAATTATTTTATTGCCATCAAGTGCCAGAACATCGGTTGCACTGGAATCAGTTGATATACAATCTATGTAAACATTGCCACTAAAGTGATGATTGTTTGAGCACTCGGCCCCGAAGAATGAATCCCCAGAAGAAAATAAAGTAGTTCCTGCTTGGCCAATATTCAAAGTACCAACATCACCGCCAAAATTTATAGTACCTGGTGTATTTGCTCCAGCTTGATCAAGTATGTTTACGATAGGAGAATCTGAAGTGATATCAAAAGCTGAAGTGTTGCGTAGACCTAATACAGCCCCGCTGAAAACATGCTGATCGATGTTAGAATCACCAAACTGGGTATGACCCAGACCCGTTATATCACCCGTTACCAACAAGCTGCCAGCGGTATATATATCCCCGCAATCTTGATTTATATCCCCTGATACATAATGGATATTGCTGCACGGGCCTTCCCCAAATGCTTTACCTTGAACGCCTTGAACTCCTTGAGCTCCTTGAGCACCATTATTACCAGCGACGCCTTGTCTACCTTGAGCTCCTTGATTGCCTTGATTACCTTGAGCACCATTATTACCAGCGACGCCTTGTCTGCCTTGGGCACCTTGATCGCCATCTGATGGACCTTGAATACCCTGAACTCCTTGAGCTCCTTGATTACCTTGATTACCTTGATTACCTTGAGCTCCAGCGTTACCTTGATCGCCTTGAGCGCCATTATTACCAGCGGTACCTTGTCTGCCTTGAGCACCTTGAGCGCCGTTATTCCCAGCGGCACCTTGAGCACCATTATTACCATCGACGCCTTGTCTACCTTGAGCTCCTTGGTCTCCATCTGATGGACCTTGAACGCCCTGAACTCCTTGAGCTCCTTGATTGCCTTGATTACCTTGAGCACCATTATTACCAGCAACGCCTTGTCTACCTTGAGCACCTTGATCTCCATCTGATGGGCCTTGAACCCCTTGAACACCTTGGATACCTTGAACGCCTTGTGCACCTTGTCTACCTTGAGCACCTTGGTCTCCATCAGATGGACCTTGCACACCTTGAATACCTTGAACGCCTTGTGCACCTTGATTTCCTTGGTTACCTTGGTTACCTTGATTACCTTGGTTACCTTGAGCGCCCCCAGCGCCCGCAGCACCTTGAGCGCCGTTATTTCCAGCGACACCTTGTCTGCCTTGAGCACCTTGGTCGCCATCTGATGGACCTTGAACTCCCTGTCTGCCTTGTGCGCCTTGGGCTCCTTGATTACCTTGATCGCCTTGAGCTCCCGCAACTCCTTGATTACCTTGGTTACCCTGATTACCTTGGTTTCCTTGGTTACCCTGATTACCTTTAACGCCTTGAGACCCTTGATTACCCTGAGAGCCTGTAGAACCTTGAGCTCCTTGGTCTCCGTCAGATGGACCTTGAACGCCCTGAACTCCTTGAGCTCCTTGATTACCTTGATTACCTTGAGCTCCAGCGTCTCCTTGATTACCTTGAGCACCATTATTTCCAGCGGCACCTTGATTGCCTTGAGCGCCGTTATTTCCAGCGACACCTTGTCTACCTTGGGCACCTTGATCGCCATCTGATGGACCTTGTACACCCTGAGTACCCTGAACACCTTGAGCACCTTGATCTCCATCAGATGGACCTTGCACACCTTGGATGCCTTGGATACCTTGGATACCTTGAACCCCCTGAATACCTTCGTTACCTTGGTTACCTTGGTTACCTTGGGCTCCGTTTACACCAGAGACGCCTTGTCTGCCTTGGGCACCTTGATTTCCTTGGTTGCCTTGTCTACCTTGAGCACCTTGGTCTCCATCTGATGGGCCTTGAACGCCCTGAATTCCTTGAGCTCCTTGGTTGCCTTGATTACCTTGGTCTCCTTGAGGTCCGTCATTACCTTGGCTACCTTGACTTCCTTGATTCCCTTGATTGCCCTGAGACCCTGTGGCCCCTTGGTTTCCTTGGGCACCTTGATTACCATTGTCCCCTTGAGCTCCTTGATCGCCTTGATTACCTTGGTTACCTTGAGCACCTTGGTCTCCATCTGATGGACCTTGAACCCCTTGAACCCCTTGAACACCTTGAGCGCCTTGATCTCCATCAGATGGACCTTGTACACCTTGGATACCTTGGATACCTTGGATGCCTTGAATTCCCTGAGCGCCTTGGGCTCCAGCACTACCTTGATTGCCCTGAGCACCTTGATTGCCCTGAGCACCTTGATAGCCTTGATAACCTTGTTCGCCTTGATAGCCTTGATAACCTTGGACACAGCTACCTTTGCATATTGTTATGTCTTCAGTAGTGTCTATGTTAGCGAAAATTGCATTACCATTAACAAAAACTTCAGCGCTAGAAATCTCAATTTCAGCGTCCACCTGAACGACTTCACTTGGCGTGGCGTTTGTCGTAAATCTTACGCAGACATTTTCTCCGTGAACCCAGTTTGATTTACTAGATAAAATTTCTAATCTATTATCGTTTAGCTTGTTGTAGCCAGCGTCTTCATACGACAAACAAGATGATGTTCCCTGATGACCTTGGTAGCCCTGATACCCTTGATAACCCCGATACCCTTGGTATCCTTGATAACCCTGATAGCCTTGATAGCCTTGATAGCCCTGATAACCTTGATGACCTTGATAACCCTGATAGCCTTGATAGCCCTGATAACCTTGATGACCTTGATGACCTTGATAACCTTGGTACCCTTGATAGCCTTGATAACCCTGATAGCCTTGATAGCCCTGATAACCTTGATGACCTTGATAACCTTGGTACCCCTGATAGCCTTGATAACCCTGATAACCTTGATAGCCTTGATAGCCTTGATAACCTTGGTAGCCCTGAAAACCTCGGGTAAGTGGATTAGCTCCGTGGCAAATTGTTACGCGGTCTGGATTTCTAGCAGTGGGGTCATTTACAATGTAATCCTTAAATCTTTGAGGAAGCCCTCCTATAGAAACAAATCCATCACCTTGTACGGCATTGTATAAATGATCCACAGTTCCAGTAACGGGAGCTTGAGCGTTATCCTCGGTAAATATAGTTACTCCTTCCCCGACAGTCCAGCAGCCAGTGAATACTCCTGAAGGACCAGGCGCAAAAGCTATGTTCGGAGCAAGCAAAGAATCCTGCCTAACCATTCCCGTCTCAAGCGTCACGCAGGAATCACAGCCGTCAGGCACGTAAAATGTACCATCTCTTCCACCTGGAAAAGCTGTAGAAGGATTACCTAATATAGTTATATTTGAACCGCCCCCACTAGTAGCGGAACGTGGTACATTAACAATTTCAATTCCAGTGATATTTGTACCTTGGAAGCCTTGATAACCTTGGTAACCTTGACTACCAACAGCGGGACAATTTCCTCTACATACTGAGTAATCACCACTGATGGTTTTGTTTAAATCTTGCTGAACAAAGCCTAAACCGCAAGGTTCTCCTACAGTAGTATCAAAATCTCCCCCGATACATATAGGTTGCCCTTCAGTAAAAATGTGGCCAGAACCACTAAATCTTGCCCATTGACCATAATGTTTGTTTTCTATACCAGCGCTACTGCACCAACCATCCAAAACTGCTGACTGCGCTGGGGAATCATTATTAACTAATGAAAATGAAGGAGTATACCCTTCGGTAAACCAACAAATATCTCCAGTTGTTTTTACTCCAGTTACACCTATGGTAGAAAAAATGCTGGTATCTTCAAAGCAGTCTACACCGTCACCGAACGCAGTCAGACAATTACCTATAAAAGCTTGAGCGGCAAAAGTTTTTGTACCTATACAGCTATAAAGAGGATCACTGGGATGAGGAACTATGTGAACCGAAGGGGCAACGGTATAACCCTCGCCACATTCAGCGATTTTCGCTTGACCACTCCAACACACTAAATTGTAATGGCTCACACCTGTGGCGCAAGGGTTCAGTGGAGGAGACTGACTACCTTGAAAGCCCTGAAAACCTTGATACCCTTGATACCCTTGATACCCTTGAAAGCCCACAGAGCCTTGAGGGCCAGTAGGTCCAGCGGGACCAGCAGAGCCTTGAGGACCGCCAGCGCCTTGAGCTCCATCAGACGGGCCTTGAAAACCTTGAAAACCTTGAAAACCTCGTCCTGCAAAACCCCCACTTAAACCTTGAAAACCCTGATCCCCTTGATGCCCTTGGTAGCCTTGATGACCTTCTCCAGAAACCCCTCCACCTTTTAATACTGGCGTAGAAAGTAATTTATACGAATAAATTAAAGTATCACTTTGAAGCTCTGGGGCTGGATCATAATCAGCGCCATATCTTTCTACAGCTTGTCTTACTTGGTTGGAAGCGTATTTACCTCCAGTATGCTCAATTGGTGCGTTGTATTTTTTGCATTGAAGTTTAGCCCCAGTTACTAAAGGGGCAACAAACTCTTGACTGTATACCCCCCTTTCTACTCGGCTTTCATTTATTAATAGAGAATCGCCGTCTGCTCCTGTTACTTTTAAAAGGTTTGCTCTAAAGGCGTTTTCATCCTTTTCAATCACATAACATTGGCCATCTTTTTCTCTTTTACCTATAAAAAATGTACTTAATTGATTTAGATCGTCGCTATCATTTGTAACAAAAGAATAATTATTTCCACCATCTTTATTGTCGTCTAAACCAACAAGAATAAGCTCCTCTGTTTCAGCAGGAAGCTGTGTAATTTCTGGTATTATAATCGGTCTTGACATTTCTTAAATTATTTTACTCCAGTTATGTGTCCAGTTCTTGAAAAATTTCCACTTCCACTAACCACTAATGTTGCGCTCATAGGTAAAGGATCATAATAACCAACATTCTCTATTTGAGCTACTAGTTCGTCTTGTGTACCCGCACTCAGATTCAAATCTTGACGAAAAACATAAAAATTACCAGTATAAGATAAATTATCATCACTTATTTGTCCATTTTGCCTAAAATTATAAAAAGAATCTCCTGAACCAGTTAATAAATTAAATATACCAGTAAAATCTTTTGTGTAATTACCAAACACTCCAGAAGCCGAAGCGCCAGAAGACATTACCGCAGAGCCAGAAAAACCAGTTGGCAAAACAGCCTCCCCAGAGCCACTTGCGGCTGGAGTACCACCTGAAAAGGTTACGGTAGGAACCCCAGTGTAACCAGAGCCTCCTGAAATTAAAGTTACTCCAGTTATTCTTTGACCAAACCCATCTGTGAACCCCGTTAAAGCTTGAAAACTTGCACCAGCGCCCCCTCCTCCTTCAACCAAAACAGTTGGAGTTTCAGTGTAACCGCTTCCAGAAAAAGTTATATTAACCCCACTTAAACCAGGTTCTAAGATGATTTCAGGCACTCCAGAATAAGAAGAGCCACCGCTAATAATGTTTATAGAAGAAATTGATCCATCACCATCAACCGAAGCTGTTCCTGTAGCCTCTATCCCTCCGAATCTTTCGCCACTAAATTTTACAATTGGTGAACTAAAATAACCCGCCCCACCATTTGTGATATTTACTGAATTAACCCCAGATAAAATTAAAATTTCAGTAGAACTATCATAGCCACTTCCACCAAAAACTATATCAAAACCGTTAAGTTGACCAGATGAGTTTACTTGTCCAGAAACTACGGCACCGCTCCCACTACCACTTACTAATACGATTGGCGGCTCTATACGTGAATAGTTAACGCCAGAGCTAAGTATTTCCACTCCTGTAAGCGCCCCCTCAATATCACCAGTAAAACCACTTTCATAAGATAAAGTAAACTTTAAAGGTAAACCAGTAGCAAGACTACTTGTACCAGTATATAAATTATGAACTGCTAAAAATTGCCCAGTTTTTTCGGTAAGAGCTTTTGACCCAGATAGATCAAGAATATCGTCTTGCTGCTCTAGTAATAATGAGGGTTCGTAAAATGGAGTGGTCCCAGAAACAGTAAATTGATTAGTGGATTCTCCAAAGCTCGTAAAAAGAGTAACATCAAAAGTGTAGACGGACTGATTCTGAATGCCGCTTATACCGCTTATTAAAAAATTTCCAGTTCCTAATATTCCAGTGGAAATGGAAGTATCTATCGAAAATAATCCAGTGCTATTGCTAGATAATATTTCCCCAGAAAAAATATCAAACTTCCCTAAATCAGCGTTGTTCGCTGTGACTGTTCCAGTTATTACTCCGCTGTCCCCAACTGCGGTATCAAAAGATATTGCTTCTATTACGGTTTGATCTCCAGAACCATTTACAGTTAACGTTTGAAGGTCGAATTCGCAACCAGTACAATCAATAAAAAATCTATCTACATCAAAATCCGCTTTAGTTCCACTAAAGTTGATTCTTTCATCATTAATAAAATAATTATAATTATCTTTATTTACATTTGCATCTATTCTAAATTGACCAGTGTTATAAGAAAAAACATAATTATTATTTGGGTCAATTATTCTGCCTTCATCGAAATTAAATTCAAACTTTTGACTCTCTCCAGAAAAACCAAAAACGCTACTTCCTGTAGTGTTGTTTATAGAAGCAGTTAAAGAAAAGCTATAATCACTTTTCCCTTGTACTTTTCTATATTTTTCTCCAGAAAAAATCATGATCGTAAAATGTTTCTAGAAAGTAATTTTGGTTCTATTTCTTGAGTAAATAAATCTTGAGCGGGTGGTTTAGCTGGTCTGTTTGTCCAAGAAGCTGTTGCACTCGAACCATTTTGATCAACTTTCGCGCTAAAGGATACTAAACCTTTTTGTACATTTAAGTACTGCCCTAAAGTACCATAGTTTAAGCTGCCAAAGTCAACGCTTACATTTTGTTTAGGAGATGAATGACCTAAAAGTTGAACATTTTTTCTTAGGAGCTCGTGATATTCTTCTATGGTTAAAAATCCAACTCCTTGTACATATATATTTGTTATAGTAAGTACGTTGCCTGTTACAGGGTCTTTGCTGTTGAATATCGGACTATCTGTATCTAAATTATTTAGCTCAATCTGAACCTCGCTAACATTACCAACCGAGGCAAAATCTTCAACTCTAGCGCCTAAAAATTGTTCTACTTTATCCTGATAGTAAGCGCTTGTTATGTCTTCTTTGTAATTAGCTAAATATAAATTATTCAAAGGAACCGTAGCAGGAAAAAGCGGGTTAGGAGTAATCGCCGTACCTGCTGGTCCTACGATTGTAAGCGAACCTCTTATCGAATAAGTTTGCCCTTTTCGTTTAGGTGGCCAAAAGGCTATGGTTAAACCACCTCCTAGTAAATTAGCAACCCCTTCTGGAAATGGCTCGCCTTCTTTAGCTGCGTATATTTTACCAAAGGCAGTAGTTGGATCGACTGCGCTTGGTGGAAACACCTGATAGCCACAATAGTTAGTTGGCTTGCAAACTTCTTCTTCAAGTGAAGATTGGATTTCGCAAGCTAAACTTTTGCTACAATCAATTTCTTGCTGATCGGAGGAGCCTTTGCTGTTCCAAAAAGGAGACTCTTTAAAGTTTGGCTGAGTTATTATTCTTTGAGTGTTACTATTTCCGACTCTTAGTATTTGCCCTATTCTAGCGGGCTTGGGTGCTATAACTAAAACGGGAGTAGAGTCTTTTTTAACTAAATCTAAAAATCCATTTATGTCAACCGCAGTGCCCTTAAATCTTGCTCTTATCCTAGTTTCTATCATTCCTGATATTTTTTGAAACTTAGGTAAAAATGGTTCAGCTAAATCTTTGGTCCCGTCAGTAGTACTACCATTTACATTTGTTTTTGTTGTAAAATAATCATCCGCCTGTTCTTGAGTTATACTCCAAGGTGCGTTTGACCTCTCGAATATTTTTAACCTTGGATCAGCAGCGCTTTGACCCCAAGGGTTGATTGGAATTGGACCCCACAAATATTTAGCGAAAGGCAGTCTTTCTGTAATAAATCCCCTAGTCTGGAAAGACGTAGAAGCCTCTTTGTTGCTATTTGAAACGTCTACAGGCTCTGGGGTTAATGAACTTTTCGCTTCGTATCTCCAATCGCTACCAGTAAAACAAACTTTATACCCACCGTATTTTTCGTCCGCAAACGTATTTAAATTGGTATAGAAATATTTGCCCATCACATTTTCTGCCCAATTTTTTTCAAACTCTAAATGTCTTTCCGCCAAATCTGGACTATATAAAGCCAAAAACATGTCCACATCAGGTATCTGAACTGGAACAGTAAATCTATCAATTATATCTTGGTAAGTCTCAGTGTCTAAACACTCGTCTATTATTTCCTGTCTAAGATTAGCGTCAATAGAAGCTATGTATTGTAAACCTAAACACCCATAAACATTTCCGCCATTTCCTTGAGCTATGTCATTACCAGCTAAAAAAGTATTAAAAAGAGTTCTAATATTAGTGTTGTATTTAGCTAAATAACAAGAAGCATTAAAATTCTGTTCGCTTCTAAAGCTTCTAAATTTTGTGGTTAAAAGATCGCTACTTGCAAAGCACTTGTAAGCAGTACCATAATAAGTTGTTTTATTGTAAGACCTTAAAGTCCTTTTTCTTTTGTAGGAAGTTACTAAATTCTTTTTGAATGTACCTTCTAAATTCTTACTTTCTGAAATTGACTCTATTAAAGCATCGTCGCCCGCTTTTATTAATTTAGCTGTACTAGAAATTTGATCTAGAGTTTTACCTCTAGCTGGTGAATTTAAATCTATTTCACCGACAGTTGGCCTTTCGTTTGCGGTGGCTAATTCTTGAGCAAAATCATAATAAAATGTACAACCAAAAAGGGCGCACCAATCGTTTAAAACTTTTCTTAAAGTGCCAGTGAAATTTTTTCTAAGATATGAAAAACCATTAATTTCAGATTTATCAAAAATGTTTATATCTATGCCAAAAGCTCGACAAGCTTCTTTAAGTTCAAAAAACGAATAGTCTACAGCCGCAAGATCGCAACTAGTTTTTGTGAACTTTTCTTTACCAAGGAATATGTAACCTCCGTCAACTGTATTTCCCGTAAAACATTTATTCAGATTCGCTTCCCTTAAAAGTCTCTGTGTAAATATTGGATTTATTGCGATTGGATTAGCGGGAATATCTGCGGGTGAATTTTGAAGGAGTTGATCATAAAAATCACTACCAATAGCATTTAATATTTGAACACCTTGAGCATTTACGGGGCCAATTTGATTATTCTGAAAGCAAGGAGGACAAGATAGTGGAATTATTGCGGTATTGTCAACTTCACCTAACGGACTTTTTAAAAATCTTTCATCTAAAGTATGAGTTCCTATAAGACCAATAAAAACTCTATCTAATATATGGGAACCGTCTGTTAATTCTAGCTCTAAGGTTTTATCAGAGCTTGAAGTATTTTTTTTAAATCCTTTTACATAGCATTTTATAGTTAAATCATCTCCAATTTTTAAGTAATAAGGTGAGGTATAATCTAAATTTGGAGTAGGATCATAAATCCCATTTTGATTCATTAGCCCAAGATTTAAGGAAGTTGGCTTTTCATTTATGCCAAAATCCATATTTATAGCTCTTATAAAAGCAAGATTTTCGAATTTGCCAGCTTCAGCGCCAGCAAAACCTCTATCTTGAGAAATTAAAACACTTGGAATGTTCTGTATTGTATCTGGCATTTGTTCCTTTTACCTTTTACCACTATAAAATACACTAAAATTAATTTTTAAGTATCGAAAAAATCATTTGTATTATTGTATATATTCGTGTTAAAACCAGTTACAAAATTATTATATTTAAGCAATCCAGCGTTTGAAACCTTGAAATAGCTGTCTTCTTCTATTCTTTTTCCGTTTACCCAAACTTGCTCATCTATCAAGCCAACTCCAGCGTTTATAAATTGACTGGCGTTTCCAGTAATCCTATTATAGCTTTCAGATATTCTAGGAAGCACTAAAATGTTGCCAGTTACATACTTATTATTGTTTTGAATTTGCGAGGATATTAAAGAAATCTCACTAGCATCTCCAGTAAAGTCCACCCCTGATAAAAGCTTATACCCATTTAAATAAATATCGCCAGTGTGGGTATTGCTTATCGTAAAATTCTCTTGGTCTATAAAACCACTCGCAGTAGCACTAGTCGTAGCACCGCCACCTTCAATAGTTATCGTGGGTGAGGACAAGAAGCCAGAGCCACCAGAGGTCAACACTAAACCAGTCACCTTTACGGTTCCACCCGCCTCACCAGTAAAAGCTGTCGCTGCGGCGTTTTCCCCTCCAGAAAATACTACGCTCGGTACGCCAGTATATCCGCCGCCAGAATTAGTAATTTCAATTCCAGTTACAGCATACCCAGAGAAAGACTCTATAATGTTTTGGTCGCCACTTATTATATCAAAAACAACCGCGTCTTGACCAGAGGAAGGTAAATCATCGAATTTTACCTTGTAGTCTACCGCCGTATCGGTTGTTATTGAAAATTGGTCTCCAGAATACTTAGCTAAACCATTTAAGAAAACGTTTAAATTTCCACCTTCGTAACCAGTGGAAGGATAATAATTATTATCTCCTAAAAATTCTGGTGTTATATTTAATTGAGTATCGTAAAAAGAAGTATGAGAATATATTTCAAAATAATTTCCAGTATCAATTTCATCTATAAAACTTATGCATTGCTCTGCATATTTTAAAGATTTAGAATAATCATTTGTTCTTTGGGCTCCTATGCCACTAAAGCCGCTTCCCGAAATTATTCCAGAGCCAGTTAAAAACTCAACCACTTGACCAAAAAGTTCACCCGAAACACCTGAATCTTTATAAAAATTTATATCCCCACACAAACAAGTTTCTATTGTTTTGTATATTTGAGGTATAAAGCCCGTAACCCCAGTACCTGTTAACCCTGTTAAATTAACGTCTACCCCAGTTATCTCTTGTCCTGTGATAGAGTAAGCGACAGTTGTTCCAGACTCTATGCCAGAATAAAAATAATTTTCTGCTATTGTATTTTGCTGAGAAGGATTTAAAGCTCCCCCGTATAAAATAAAGCTATCGATTTGACCACTAAAGCCTGTGTAACTTGAAGGCGTTGAACTTCCAGTTGTCCCAAAATTTCCTATAAAGAAGTAAGAAGATTCGGTAAAGTTTTCTAGCCTGAATTGAGCAACTTCGTGATCAAAAGAGCCTATATCATGATTTATTATAGTTAAAACATTTGAGCTCTGGGAAACTGAAATTACATTGTTTTCACCAAGCTCTTTTGGATGAGTATATATTCTTCTTTGGTTACCAGTGTCTAAATACTCAAAATAAGCTCTATTCGATCCGTTTACACCAAAATTAAAGCCAGAAGCGCCTGTATAAGTTTCCATAGAGGAGGCAAGCACCCTAGCTACGTTTCCTTGAGTTGATTCGCTTTGATAGTAATCTACAAAAAATGTCCAGTTACCAGTGGATAAATCACTCGCTAACTCAAGAACGTCTTCCCCTTTAAAAACTCCAGATGAACCTAGATTACCTGTAACGTTAGAAGTGCAAGATATAGCAACCAAAGGAAAAGTTTCAGAAATTGGCCTAGTAACATCACCAGAAATAACTTGAGCACCAGTGGGGTAATAGTCGTTAAATACTAAACACTCGCTACCGCTTTCAAAATTATAAACACCCTGAATAATTCCAGTATTTAAATTATTTATCTCGAATATATTTTTTAAGTCGTCGGGATTCATTTACTGGTAAAAGCTTGTGTTATTAACAAAAGTATAACTCTGAGTGATGCTTGAGTCAAAAGTGCTTATATTAAATGCGTCAGTAGCTATTGGGTTAAAGTTGCTGCCCTCACTTTCTATCACTAAGTCATTATTAGTTGTAAAACTATTTCTCAGTGAATCACTGTAATTTCTCATCTCAGTTTTAAAATCAGAATTACTGTCAACAGCTTTTGAAGTTATATTTAAATTAACTCTTTCTCTTGTCTTGGCGTTTAAATTATAAATTCCATAAACACCATTTTCGTTGCAGCTAGGTTTAGCCACGTATTGATTTAACGCTGGTGTAACATCAACTTTGTATTGAAAAGTTCTAAAATCTTCTTTAAAATTATTATTGTCAAACGAAGCGTTTAAACTAATGGTTCCAGCGTATTCATTCATATCAACGCTAAACGAGGAAGGCTGCGGATTCAAAGCCCATCCAGTATTAGAGTATAAGATGTTATAATTTAAACCCGTGTAAATCTCTTCTGCTTTTTGAAACAAATACTCTTCCGCAGTTTGAGAGTTAAGGATTGTATTAAAATAATGTCCAGAAATTAAATCAAATTTTGCTCTATTGTTTCCTCTAGCTTGAAATTGACCATTGATAGAAACGGTGGCTCTATCTGTAATATCATCAGTGCTTACGTCTACATTGTAATCAAAATACACTTCCGTAGATAACCCAGAAAACAATAAATTATTATCATAACTTGCGCTTACTGATATTCTTTTGTCTGTATCTGCTGTGTCTTCTACATCAAGAGATAAAGGGACTTGATTTAAGTTGGTAACTTTACAAGCGCCAGTAGCTATCTTGTAAAGATTTCCAGTGGTTGGTTGACTACTCCTAACAGAAGCTGGCGTTGCGAATTTATCTCCTTGAATTGTGTAATTTACAGTGACTTCAAGAAAATCAGATTGGACCCCAGAGCTTACTGATGAATCAATTTCGCTAACGTAACCTGCTGTAATTGGTATATCGCCAATACTTCCAGTCTGAATGACATATTCGTTTGTGCAAGAATAAGTACCATCAACTCTATTTACATCCTTGGATGTATTTGTTAAAACTAAATTAGCATTTGTAATTCCGTTTACAAATTTTGGAATTACTTTATTTATATTGTATCCCGTTCTAGCCTCTACGAAATTTTTAGCATTTACTACGGCTTGAGCGGTTGGCGCTCCACCACCAGGTTCATTGCTGGTAAAACCTTGAGCGGAAACCGTGTGCGAAATTCCTACTGTGCCATTTTCGTTATCGTTAAATGAAACAGTTTCTTGTGGTTCTAGCACGCCAAATGTGCCAGCGAATTCATCTTGCTCGAAACATTCTAAAGTAATTGAGTATTCTTGTGCGCCATAATTGGCTGGAGAAAAATTTAAATCTTTAACTAAACAACCCTTCCAAATGTGTCTAGTGGTTCCATCCTCGTAAATCGCTAAATGCTTATAACTTTCAGCAAACCCGCTAAGTATTCTTTCTCTATCCTTTTTAATCGAAACTGTATTTAAGTTACCTCCTAATCCAGTTTCGGAACCAATTACTTGCCCGTCTAAGGTTATGGTTGCTATCTGACACCATTTACCCCCATAATAAACCAACTCTTGAGATCGAGAGAGGTAAGGCGTGGGCATACCAGTGAAAGTAAAATAATCGGAAGAGAAATCATTTCCGTATCTAATTTCAACTGTTGGATTTAAAGGTAGTGGCATACTAAGGGTTAAATACTAAATTTTGATTCGCAGTTGCAAATCTTTGCATACTAAATGCGGCGTCAATTGACATGCTAAAAGTATCATCGGAACTAAAAGAATAACTAGCATTAGTTATATACATTGTATCAGTTCCTACTTTTTGTATTTGATTATTGTTTGCGTATACTGAATAAGCTTGCTGAAGCATATCGCTTTTGGATGTGTTAATAGCAGAAGTCGGGTTGGGTCTTTCATTTAAATTGTTTGTAAACTGAGCTCTTCTTAATTGACCTTCCATTTTAACACTTCTTGTGCCTAACGATGTTTGCTCTGGCGTGTGCAATATTTGATCTGTTACATTTGGTACGATAAAAGCAGCTTGATTTGGCGTTCCGATTTTATCGTCTATAGTTACTTTTCTTCTGGCGAATGTACCATTATCAAAAACATCTGGATCATCCGTGAAACTATATTCATAAGATAACTGTTTTCCGTATTTAGGAACAGTAAACTTATTACTTAAATTTTTTAAAGTATTTGTTTTGTCGTTTAAAGTATAAAAAGATTGACATCTTGTTTTTACATCTGACCTAGATGGAATCAAAGAAAAAGAATCAAACTCAGTGTCTTTAAAATTAACCGAAGTTATTGTGCCGTTCTCATTGACTGTGACAATGTTATCTGATTCAGATAATTGCGTGGTTCTTTCTTCTAGGAAAGTAAGATTTTTAAACGATTTATCATCTGTGTACTGAACGCTATAACTTGATTTAGCAGAGCTATTGTTTACATTTTTACTTGTTGAAACTGCTCTATTATTTAATGAGCCAGCGTTTGTGCCTAAATAATTTTTGTAAGATGTATATACTGTATTGCATCTATCGTAAGAATTGCCTATCTCAGTATCTAAAGCTGAAATTGCTTCTGTCAAAAAATCTGCTGACCTTGGTTCTATTTCTCCATTTTCACTTACCGTAACTATTCCTCCTTCGTCGAAAGAAAAAGAATTAGAGACTCTCAAAGAGTATGTAGACCTACCACTTGGAAGTAAAACTAACCTTCTGTCAAAATCACAACTTCCATCAATCAAATTATAGGTTTCATTTGTATATTTTCTAGATGCAACAGAAATACTTCCATATGAGTTATCTATAACAGTGGAAAATTGAGTTGGTGTTTGATCAAATAAAATACCTGCTAATGTTTTAGACGTTGATATTGGATCAATTGCAGAACCGCCAGCTTCAATACCAGATATGTATGTTATGCTTAGTGAGTGATTTAATTCGTAAGTATTATCTTCCGATAAACTGTAAGAAAAATCCTCTGAAATATTATCTAAAAACTGAGGAAAAGGAACTGTGTAATATACTAAAAAATTAGCAGTGAATGGATCAGATGTAACATCTACTAAAGAGGTTCTCGATGGGTCTTCGTATAATTGAAAATTGTTTTCGCTAGTTACATCTACATAGTACCTAGTATTTAAACTTGGACCTGCTCCCGTCATTGCAGTGATTTCAACTTCTACGCCATCTAATAAATTATGATTAGATTTTGTAAAAACGTCTGTTGAATCATCTGCGCTTACGAGCGTTAAGCTTCTTGTTTGGGACTCGAAAGTACTTCTGATGTCACCGCTGTTGTATACTTCTATTTCTGCGGTGTATTTACCGATTCTTATTTGATCTTCATCTGTAGCGCTTGAAGCTGGAAAATCTAACGAGACTATTCTACCCGTGCCAAAGCCAGTTTCGTTTATTGTTATCGCCTCCATTATAGAAGACGAACTTGAAGCTGCCGCAACATAATTGTCTATTTGTTGTATAGCTTGTCTTACGCCCTTTAGGTCTGTATTAGAGGCGCGAACGTCTATGTACCCCTCTACAGAAATTGTGTCTACAGTTCTGTAATTTGCGGTTCTTTCACCGAAGTAGTCGCTTCTTCTTTGGATTCCTAAAATGTATGCGTTAGTGAAATTCATTATCTAATTTTAATACCCAAACCCACCGACACCAGCCTGTTGTCGCGGCGTCACACCACCCGAACTGCTAACGTTAACCGTTGTAGCTCTTGGCCCATTTGCGCCAGCGGCTCCAGCACCTAACTGTTGTTTAAGTTTATTTACGTCGGCTTGAAGACTTATTACCTCTGGAGCGCCACCAACTGCAATTTTCGGATCAATTACTATTTGTATGCTGTTATTAACAGTCTGACTATCTAATAAAGCTAACAACTGATTCTGAAACTCTTCACTAGATGACGCTTGCGTACCTAGCTTACCTTCATCCAGTCTCTTTAGTAGCTCCTGTAGCCCTCGCAACTCTAAAGCTGCTTGCTCTCTGTCGATTTGTCCACGGCCAACGCTACGCTGAACGTTTCTAACTTGATCCATTAAAAAGTCTCTAGCCTCAGTCGCTCCACCCGCCCCCTGTAATCTACCTATTGCGCCTTGCCTTAAACCTCTTAATTTTGAAAAAGCAATTTGGGTATCCCTTGTCTCAACGCCATCTTCTGTTAAGTTATTTAGCCTAAAATTATCACGAATATCCTGCAATTGCTGAACAGCAGCCCCAAACAACGGTCCTAAAGCTTTTATTTCATTGGATGAAAGCGCAGTTGGATCAATTTGTCCCCCAGCGGTTACCGCTACTCCACCAATTCTAGCTCTTTCGTTTATCATCGCTGCTGTAGCAGGGTCGAAATTTTTTAATGTAGCCTCAGATAAACTACCTAACAAATTTCCAGACTTAACATCTATGCCTTGAATTTCTGATGTTAGTTTTTCTATGGCTTTCGCTTCTTCAAGAGTTATTTGTCCGTCTTCTTGTGCTTTTTTTATTAATTGGTCAAGCTCAACAGCTTTTTCGCCTCTCTGCGTTTGTAAATCTTTTATTTCTGTAGCTTTTTGAATATTCGCGAATTCTGTTGCTATCGCCGCTGGGATTGCTATCGTGGCCCTTGTCATCGCCGCGATTCCCTTTTCAGTATCCTGCAAGGCGTCACCCAAAGGTATATTAGCTACTACATTCGCTGCTGCTTCGGCAAATTTGCCGCCTGATAGCTCTTCAAGCATTTGTGCCGTGTTTTGAGCCGTTAGTTGGTTTGCTATCACGTCCTCTTGTTGCATCACATTAAGCTGTTGCTGAAGGCCAAGCAAGCTTTCGATGTTGTCGGGCATTTTTTGACGTTTGAATTCTGCCGCTACTTGTGTGGCGGCGATACTACCATAGTCTTGATTTCTCAATACTTCCGCTGCTCTCGCTAAATCTTGATTACCAGTTTCACTTGCAGCTTGCTCTAACACCGCTGCTCTAGCCATAGCTCTTCCTCTTAGGCTTTGCTCTAAACCAGATTGGACCAAATCTTTTAACCCTTCTGCACCTTGGCCCATCATTTCTGTGCCAATAAATTCGTTCAAATTACTTAAAAGTTGTCCAGCGAATTGACCAGTTTTAACTGAGTCTCCTCTACCACTAGCTTGCCTGAATCCTTTAACAGCATTATTAAACCCGCTTTCCATTTCATCAAGCTGTTTTGGATTAAGAAAGGCTTTTATTCCGCCGCCAGCTTTTAACTCTTGATCGATTTTATTTTGAGCTTGAGCAAGTCTTGTTTGTAAACCTTGCATTCTCAATTGTTCTAGTCGAGTTTGCTCGGCTTTGGCCATTTCGCCAAGTTGTTGGGTTAGCAAGCTTTGTATTCCGTCTATATTTGCTATGTCAATTTTTTGACCTTCAAGCGCTCCACCTTTTCCAGTTGCTTGATTGATCACGTCCTGTAAAGCTTGCGCTGTTGCGCCCCCGCCTTGTGCGCTTGTTTGAATTAAAGCGTTTCCTAAATTTGCGAATAATGTTTGCGCGGCTTGATCATTTGGTCCCCCTTTACCAGCAGCCTCTAGAGCTTTTGCAACGGGGCCAAATTTACTTACAGCATCGAATATTTCTTTACTGCCTTTTACTCTTAACTGCTCTTGTTTTACGCCAGCTTTTTGATTTATTTCTAACTGAGCGATATCACCTTCTAATTTTGTGCTTTGAAAAGATGTTTGGAATTGTTTTGCTAATTGAGCTCCACCTTTTACACCCGCGAGGGTTAATTCTTTTGTAAATTCTCTTTGTCTTCTTTTTGCTTTTTGTACATTTGTTGCAAAAAGTTGTATTGATTTTATGAATTCTAAATTTCTTGAAGCGGCTTGTGTTATAGCAGCTTGTGCAGCGTTTGCTGCGGCGGCTTGAGCATCTAAAGCTGTTTGAAGTCTAGCGGTTTCTGCGGCTGCGGCTGCGGCTTCTTTTGAAAGATTGCTTACATCTAAGGCTAGTCCGTAAACTTGACTACCAGCACCTTGAACAAAGCTTCCAGCTTGTTCAGCAGTTAAGCCAAGTTCTTCTAAAACTTTTTGTAAATTTTCAGTGCCACCCGCTTTTAAGTCTGCTGCCCCAGCCCTTCTTATCTTTTCTTGTTCTGCGTCTGAAAGTTGGCGACCAAGAGCGTCAACTATACCTTTTGCATCTTCCTTTCTTCTAGCTCTTCCTTCGTCGGTAATGCCAAATTCTTCTTTACCAGCTTCTATGTATCTTTCGGAGCTTAAATTTTCTCGCGCTTCTTTTACGCCTCTTTTAGCTTTAATAGTGTCAATTACAGTTCCTAATATGTTAAATTTTTGCGCTAATTTATTCGCCATAGCAGATACTTTTGAGAACCCTAATTTATCCGCAACAAATGATACCCCCTTAGCAAGAAAGCTAATTGCTTGCATGGCAATCGCAGCTACAGCGCCTAATTTTATCAATACAGCGGCAAGCCCTTTAAGACCTAGCGCACCTAATCTTAACGCTCTAGAAAAGAATGACATCTTTTTGCCAAGTTTTCCTGCCCCACCTAAGGCTCCCACAGCTTTGCCCGCTCTTCCAAATTGACTCCTTCCACCTTTTCGACCAACACCTCCCATTTCCGCCATTAGTCTATTACCCGAAGCTGCAAGCTTTTTTGTCTTATTAAATAATAATATAGCTGCAACTAACGCTGCTATCCCACCAAGAACTTTAATAATTGTTCCTTGCTGCGCTACTTTAGCTTCTTGCTCAAGTTGCTTTTGTAATAATTCGTTTGTTTTCTTAGCTTCTTGATTGGATGCGGTTTTTTTACCAACTTTTCCAGCGGCTTCTCCTAATATTTGTTGTCTTTTTGTAGAATCTTGCTCTCGTAATAATTTATTTCTTAACTCAGTGGGTAATTTAGATAAGGCTTTAGAGTATTTCGCTTGAGCGGCTTGAACTTGCTCTGCGTCACCACCAGATAACGCATCTGTTAAACTCGAAAGAGCTTGTTGAGCTTGTTGTATATCATTCCCCTGCTCTTGTAAGCTCACGGCGGCAGCGTCTAGTGCCTCTCCGTATTGTTTCATTTTTGATTGAGATTCAGTTAAACTAAATTGAAACGCAAACGCTGCTGATGCTAGTCCAGCTATTGCCCCAACGGCAATTCCAACGGGACCAGGAATAGTTGTTATTGCAATTGCCGCTATTGATAATCCGCTTGTAAAAGCATTTATATTATTAGCTGTTCTAGCGGCTTCTTCCCCCATTCCTTGAGTGGCTGACGCTGCAACACTAGTTATAAGAGACAGCGCTGTTGTAGCCGCAAACATTCTCTCAAAACCTCTGCTTGCAACGTCAGCTTTTTGGCTTACATTTTTAAGGGATTCGTTTACCTTTTTTGTTTCAACATTCTCTTTAGGAGCTTTAGGAGCTTGAGAAGTGCCAGCAGCGGCTATATCTCTAAAATTAAGAGCAGCAAAATTCGGAATATAGCCATTCGCTAAAACATCTTTTATACCGCGAGGTTCATCGCGAGTATTTGTAACTGCTAATCCAAGAGGGTTTCCTTTGTTCGCTAATCTTCTATCTTGATCAAGGCGCATTGCGCCTTTGGAAACTCCAGCTAGACTTTCGCGTCTGATAGCATCTCTTAGCCCACCTGCAAAATTAGGAACATATCCTTGCGCCATTTTAGGAAAATCATCATTTAGCTCTTTAAGAATTTTGTTCGATAACTCTGGGGTGTTTCCTATTTTTTTAGCAATACTTGAGCGCGTTGCGGGTTCGCCAAAACCTGATCTTTTTGCATCTAAATATTTAGCCTTTTCAACTAATTTTTTGCTTTCTCCAAAAAGGTTATTATATAATTCTTCCTGTGGTGCGCTGCTCGCGTCTACTCCACCTAGATAATCCCAAGTTCCAGATTTAGCGGGAGCTCTTCCTATAACTGAATTTATAGCAGTTTCAAAAATTCTACCAATAAACTGTGGGTAACCGCTTGTGTCTTCAGTTGCTCTTTTCCATACGTCGAGTGGCTTAGGTTGGTCACCCTTCCCAAAGCTTCCCCCAACCATTGCTTTTACTATATTTTGAAGAGGCACATCTAGCTCTCTTTCAACTAGCGAATCAAATGAGCTACCACTTCCAAGACCTTTAACTGGCTTCATAGAAGCCTGAAACATTCCTCCTATTTTTAACCCATCTAATCCTGCAAATCTTTTGTCTGCTGCCGACGCGCCAAGAGTCTTTAAAGCGTCTACTCTAGCGATGTCCATCGTGGCTCTTGTTGAAACACTGCGCCCAGTGGTGAAAATACCCGCTTGATTCCGAGTTAGATTGACGGGGACAATTTTTTTGTTCAACCTGCCAAGTTTTCCTTGCCCTCCTCCTTCTCTAAAATAAGCAGAATAAGTTAGTTTGCCTCCACCAGCTACATAATCTTTGTAAAGCTTCTGAGCGTCAGGATTAGCTCTCAACTCTGCGGCAGTAAAATTTCGACCAAAGTTAGGAATGAACCCTCTAGCAGCAGCTTGCATAGCTGGGCTTGAAATTACCGTCCCTTTTCTTCCATTTGGCCCAATAACGTCTTGTTTCTTTTCGTAAGCGTTGTAAGTCGCCATGAAGGAGCCACCCCGACCATCAAAAACTCTCCCTCTTCTTGTTCTAGGGTTATTTACCTGAGTGCCGCTGTACATTCCAGAGAGAGCCATAGCAGCGGCTTCTCCACCATTAGCAAAATTAGGAACAAATCCAGAAGCTTTCGGTCTTCCACCTGCGGCGATTGTTTGGACACCAGCTACCGTTCTTACGGAAGCTCCAGCTTGGCTCATTTTTCCCGCTAATTGAGTCGCTAAATTGTTCATTTGAATCAATTCAGCATTTAAGCCTTTATAAGAACCTAAAATTTGTTTTGCAGCAGTGTCTACGCTGATTTCCCCTCGTTGAATTTGAGCTAAAACTTTAGGGTTTTCTTTTAGTATGTTTACTATACCCTGTTGAAGTTGCTGCTGTTGAGCGAAACTAGCGTTCAAACCAGAGAAAGTTCTAAAAGCGTCTGCGGCAAATTTTCTTAAATCATTAAATAATTTGAAAAGAACAGAAGCAGCCAAAGCTAAACCTGGTCCAGATATAAACTTACCAAGACCACCCAGCAAAGCTTTACCAATTCCTTCGCCTTTGCTTTCTGCGTCACCAAGGCTTATTTTTTCGGTAATCGCATTTACTATGTCGAGTACGTTTCTGATCGCTGGCTCTAAAGTTAGCTTACCAACGGCTGCACCAAGTTTTGTTAAATTTTGCAGCGTTTCATTCAAGCCAGCCGCTAAAGTTTTATTTAACTCAGCGTTTCTTCTCGCTGATTCCCCACTTGCTCTTCCAGCTATTTCAGTCGCGTTTGTAAACACTGAGTATTGACTACCCAAATCACTTAATGAAGCTTTTAACACGTTGATCTGGAAAACGCCACCAACCAACTCAGCTATTTGGGCTTGTTGCGCTTGAGTTAAAGTATCAAATGTGCCAGCTAAATTTCTGAGAACATTTATAGCTGAAAGATTTGCTCCCGATGCATTTTTTGTTTTTACACCCAACTCGTCCAAAGCCTCTAATACTCTAGGTCTTTGAATACGAGTAAAAATAGTTTTAAACGAGTTACCGATTACAGCACCACCACGAGCGGTAATTTGCTGCGCTGCTGTTACAATACCCAAAAGTTCATCTAAGCTAACTCCAGCGCCTTCGGCGGTACTGCCTACACGTCTCAAAGCTTCTGCTAAATCTGCACCACTAACAGCAAATGCTTGGTCAACCGCGATTAGTTTATCAACAACCGCAGTAGAATCTAAAGCTGCATTTCTGAAACCGTTTAAAGCGGCGGTGATAGCATTTACCGACTCTTCTACACCCAAGCCACTTAAACGAGCCAAGACCATTGCATCGGAAGTACGCTTTAAGGTTTCTTCCATAGCTAAACCTTGACGAGCAAGCTCGCCGCCAGCAATCGCTACGTCTTGAAATGATCTACCAGTTCTTTTGGCTATGTTGAAAAGTTCATTACCAAATCCAGCGAGCTTCTTTTGTGATGTACCTAAAATTACATTTACTTCAGCAAGGGATTTCTCTACTTCTATAGTGGCTCTTACAGTCTCAGATAAAGCTTTTTGAACGGCATAAATGGCCCCAGCGGAAGCGCCAAACGCTAAAACACGAGCGTTAGAAGCCGCTAAAGATTTATCAAATTCCCCAAGGTCACCTTTTATCTTACCAAGGGGTTGAGAGAAATTTTTAGAATCAAGAGTTAGATTAACCTTTTTATTGGCGATTCTATTTATATCGCGCTCTAAAGGTCTCGTATTACCCGCTACATCAACTGTTATTCTTGGTCCTGCCATCCTTTTAGCCTTTTTCCTACTAAATATTACACTTTATTTTCTTGAAATAATTCAAAAAAATTATTGATGTATTTTTAGTATATCGCTAACACTCAAAGAGTCTTTTTTAAGCTCTTTTTTAAGTTTTTCGGCAGCTTCTACAAAATTTACTGGTCTAGCTTGCTCTGAGGCGGCTATTTGACTTACCTCTTTTTTTGTTGCCCCCGTATAGCTAACACCTTCAAATCTTTCAGTGGTTTTGCCTGAAGAGCTTGTTTGGGAGCTTGAAGATGGTTTTTGTTTGTATTTTCTATTGATAATGTCTCTCTCCCTCTCGAACCAATCGATCATATCATCTACATCTTGTAGGTCTGGCGGGCTATTATCAGAATTTTCTAAAACACTTTTGCAGCCATTTCCGTAAGAGCACAAGTTTGATTGATAAGTTGTGAAATCTTTAATGGCTTTACCCATAAAATAAAAAGGGTTTGATTTTGACAAAAGATAAGTATTTAAGAAAAAAGTACTATGAGCAACTCTTTTTATATTATGACTACTAAATTTATTTAATGCAAAATAATAAGAATTAGTATAAACATAAGTATCTTCAACTGGTATTTCTTGATACTCTTCAAAATCAAACAAATACTCTTTTAAGTCAGGGGTTTTATAAAAAGAATAACACAATATAAAATCATTAATTTTGCTATTAGCATATTCTTCTACTGTGTTTACTTTGATTTGCTTTCTTTTGAATTCTATTTCTTTGAATTGTTTTTCTTTTTCTTTTAATCTAGAATCAATAATATTTCTTTGAGCCTCAACAAATATTTTACTTTTTGATTTATTTAAGTTCTGTATTTCTTTAGAAAGTCTTTGATAGTTTTCCTCTTCCTGATTTGACCAGTTTCCTGTTTTGTCTAAAAGTTCGAAAAAATCTTTTTCAGTTTGAAGACCTCTTTCTAGAGCTATATTCTTAAATAAGTTTTTCTTTTCCTCGAAAAATGCATAATCGACATCTCTCAAGTGTTTTATGTAAACTTCTTTTGAGCCGATATGATAAGTCGAGTAACCGTTGATTATATCATTATATAATCGTAGGCAAAACTCACTTTTTTCCTGTGGAGTCACAAGAAAATTTTATTGAGAATCTTTTTCTGGGGCGGAATCAGATTCGGCTGCTTGTTTCAACTCTTCTTCTCTGGCGGCTTCAACCTCTTCGGATAAAGAGTCCAACTTCTCTTCTAGCTCTTCAGCGATAGCTTCTTGCTCTGCTTTGTATTGAGAATCTACAGCTTTGGCTACAATATCGTCGGTTTGGCTTGCAGTTTCTTCTTCGTTATTGATATTAAAGATGTCTACTTCTTTCAGCAATTCATCGGCAGCATCAAAACCTTCTTTGTCTGTAGCCTGTCCAGAATACCAAAAAGATATAAAGTAAGCGAACTTTTTAACCGCAATGCTAAAATGCTGTTTTTCTCCACCCTCGCTGTATTCTTCGCCTTCTTCGATTTCGTCGTAAGAATTTAATTTGTTTTCAAAAGTTTCACCATCGAAAACAGACTTAAAGTCTTCGTCTCCGTCTTCTTTAATGTAAGCTAAATTTAAAGTCCACCAAAGAATGGTTCTATTTCTAGCTTTGTGTTCTGCGGTTTGATCAAACAAAGAAGACTGAACGCTTTCAAATTCGACAAGCTGTTGCCTTATAGAAGTAATTTCTAGAATTAAATCTTGTAATTTTTTTGCTCTTTTTTTTGCGTTTTCAGTATCTAATTGTATTCTTTGAACTTCTTGCTCTTTTTCATGAAGAAGAGAGTAAAGCTTAGAATACTTTTCTTGATCGGCGTCAGTTAAAGTACCTCCGTCATTAGCAAACCTTTTAGCCAGCAGAGTTTTCGTTAACATTCCAGCTTGAATGTACTTAGACAACTCAACCGAGTAAAAAAGCTCGCCATCTTCATATAAACTTCTCGTTGGTTTAAGAATCGCGCACTTTACAGGCTTGTCTTTTTTAATCTTTTTAAACTGCTTGATTTCTTCACCGTCTTTAATTACTGGATCGATTTCGATTTCTTCTTCTACGGTTCTTGAAACCTTGAAGTGATACATCCATTTGCTGTTTTTGCTCATATTTTCCTTGTTCCTATTTTAAAGTTATTTTTAGATTTTCAATACTTCTTTCAAATTCTCTGATAGCTTCGTTTCCGATATCTAACGTTTTTTTTCTGAAGTAATTATATTTCTTTTCGGATAGATAGTCAACGTCGTCAAGAGTTTCTTGTGGTACATGATTTTTTAACTTATCCATCATTTGATTGTGCTCGACGCTTACATCTTCCAAAAGAATAAGATGATTTTTGTAAAGGTTTACAATATTCCTATGAATTTGAAAAACTAAATATTCTTTTAGCTTTTCTTCGTTTGAAGAATTTCCTTTAGCCATAACCTTTTACCTTGATTTAATATACACCTTTTTAATAAAAAAACAAAAAAAAATCCCCCTCCGAAGAGGGGGACTAGTAGGAGATTTGTTAAGTTTTAAGCGTCTGTAATAATCAATTGGCTTTTTGAACCCTCTCCACCGATTGAGCATGAGAAGGTTGCGTTACATGTCGCAGCGGTGTCACCGATTGAGTTACTAAAGCTCACCGCGTCTAATGTACCACTTTGCAGCTTGAATTTAGTAGCTCCAAAATCAACAGCAACGTTACAAAAAGCACCGCTACCTGCCTGACCCGCTGTGCCGTCACTGGCTTTTTGTGACAAATCCGACAACGCCATAGACATACCTCTGTCTACAGCAAACGCTTCTAATTCCAAGGTAGCCGTAGCTGGGAAGCTTGGCACACGAGCGTATTGGAATTTATTGTTTGTATCAGTTTGAATGCCAGCAGAATCCTTAAATGCCAGTTCCTGCAAACCTTCTACACCCAAGTCAAAACTTACAGTGGCGCTTTGCGGATGAACATAATGACCAGTGGTATCAGTAGTTATTTCACTGAAATCAACAACTACACCAGACTGAGTGGCGACATCGATATCAGTGGCGGGCGCAGTAACAGCATTTGTCGTGTAACTCAAATCTGTTCCTTCGAAGCCCAAGGTCATCGTAGGAATAGCTCCGACACTCGCTTCAGCGCTCATCGAAGTAAGCGAACCGCTAACAATTTGGATTGTAGCGTCTGAACCGTCGTAATCTTCACCTTCGGTATTATCTAAACCGACCAAACAATCAACGTTTTTACCAGAAATGGCAGAGCCCAGTAACTGACCAAGCACTATAGGCTCCAAACCGCCAACGTACATAGTGGTTTCCAAATTAGCAACTGGAGCTTCTAAGATAATTCTATCTACAGCGCCCAAATCGCCAAATTGAAGTACGTCTTCGCGGGTTACATCAAGTCCATAGTTTACACTTTGCACACCCTTACAGGTGGAATTTTGGATTCCGTCACCTTCGACGCGAACGGACTGACTCTGGTAAATAATTCTTTTTCTAGGCATAATTTAAATCTCCTGATCTTATTTATAATTACATTTTATTTTTGATAATGAGAACAATTTAATCATTAAATTGCCTCGGTCTTCTTGCTATTATTAGCTCATAATCGATAAATGCAGTGTGCATTTGAGGGTTAATTTTATTATAAGCATTTAAACCTGCTACATTTTTAGATACTAAAGCATTATTTAAAAATATCGCATTTCCATCACCTTCTGAACCAGTTGCTAAACCTGTATAATTATAGGCTACCCCAGTGTAAGCCCCCAAAGCGTTAAAAGGTAGCTCATCTTGAATAAAATAAACATTACTTTTAACCACATCTTTAAGAATACTACACGCAGCATCTAAATTATATGCAGAATCAGCTAAAACTATCAATCTTGCATTGAAATTTGTTTGATCTGTTCCCCCGAATGAGAATGGAACATTTTCACTCGATACATTTTTAACAAAAACGGCTGGAAAAGTTTGAGAATCTGGCGCTAAACCAGTGGTGTCCTGATGGGTTTTTGGTTTTACATGGTATTTACTTTCAAAAAGAATTTCTTCTTCAGAAAGCGTGGTCAAATAAACATTAAATTCTTTAACTGAGTAATCACCACTTATTCTATTGCTTCCAGTGATCTCATTCGTAAAATTAACTTGACCATTTATGTAATCTATTGAATTTAAGCCGCTTTGACCAGGTATAATAAAAGTATTATCTAAATAAACGCCTGTCATTACGTCTGCGCCAGTGATTGACACGTCAGAAACTAGTTGCTTGAATGGGGCTGAATAATTGTAATAATTAGCGTAAGTTTGAGTGGTCTTTGAAAAATAGCTAGAGTGGTTATCAAAAGCGTCTCCGTGTTCAAGTAATTTATGGTCTACGAATAAAAGTAGACTGCTCATTACCCTGTTATCGAATTGAGCTTTCATGTTTATCTAATTCTTTTTGTAAACGCTAATAACATAGCTGAAAAATAACTGGTATTTTTAAATGATCCACCTCTAACTCTTTTATCAGCTTGAAATGCATTACCCGATCTAGAGCGTTGCCATTTCTTATAAAAGTAACTTCCAAACCCAGAAATACCGCTTTCTATACCATACAACCAACTTCTCGCACTTTCAAATGGTAAAGGTGTTGCTCTATAAAAAGCTTCCCGTGTTGGTATTTGTATTTCTACTTCGACTGTTAGTTTGCTTCTAGACGGAATAGATTTAGTTATTTTACCAGTTTTTATTGTGTTTAGTAAATTTTCTACTATTTTTGTGGGTCTGCTTCCCGCTGGAAAACCTATAAAACTGTATAAATTGCCGTAACCGCCTAAAGTATTGCTTATATTTGGTGAGCTTGCACCACCTTCTATTTCTCTCGTAACTGGATGAGCTTTAAATTCGCTCAAAAGCAAAGCTTTCGATGATTCAACTTTTTCAGAGGCTCTTTTTTTAATTTCAGATTTATAAACCCTATTATTAGCGAGCTTTTTATTGAAAATTGACATGTTTACTTTTTTAGCCATATTAATCCGCTTCCGCTAATATATAAACATAATAATTTCTATTTAAGAATACTTCTTTTGTGTCTGAACTTTTAACGAAGAATTTTTTTCCATCAAATTCTAAAGATTCAGTTCTTCCATTATTTATGTAGTCCCTAGCTGTTTTTTCAACTTTCAATTTTACCGCATCATCAGGTAGTCTTATGTTTGCTTGCTGCAAATCCTGATCGTCTCTGTTGGTGCCGTAAACAATTAAACCAGAAAAAACACCAGAAACTGGAGTGAAGCTATAATTGTCACCATTTGAATCTGTTCCGTATCCGTATAAAAAACTTAAATCAACATCAGCTACAGTCTTTTGGGGTTCTTTATAAACGAGAACTTCTTTTTTAAAATAGTCAAAAAAGTCTTGATAAGCTCCCGTAAAGGGCGTGACATTTATAATGGAATTTGAAATGAAACTCATTATTAGATGTCTATTCTATTATAGTTTATCCCAGCCGATCCATAGCCACCGTTGTAGAAACCTTCGGTGGTGTCGTCACCAGCGACTTGTCTCGGAACCGCTTTGTGAACTTTATAGTAAGCTACCATTCTATTCAACTCTTCAGTTTCTAAACGTTTTACGCTAGTTAAATTTCTAATTATATCTGTTTTAGAGGTTTTTCTTACTCTCATTCCATCAGAGCTCACCTCTACAACCGAATCAGTTTCTACACCTACAACACTTGCTCTGATTTTAGTGTCATAGTAATGTACCGTGTACATTTTTTTAAGAATTGAAGCTTCGTCAATGCCAATGTTAGTGGCTACTCCATTTATTTCTCTTTGTATTTCTAAAGAAGTAGAATTTACAGAAAAATCAGTGTTAATAGCGTTGTTTAGAGAGCCAACATTCTCTCTTACCCAGAAAGCGATAGCGGGAATGCTAATGCTACTCGGTTCTCCTAAATCCCTGTAAATCGCATCTGATATATCAACAACCTTCATATTAACATATTACACTTTTTATTCGGTTATTTTGTTTTATTTTTATTTATATTACGCCTGTATTCAAACGTTGCATCTTGGTCTTCTAGCCATAAAAGTAGATTTTCTTGATCTATAGTAAAACCTTGTTTAACATATTTAAGAAATCTCGTATTGTTAGCTCTTGGGTAACCTTGTCTCATAGAATTTCTGGTTAATATTTTATTTTTAATATCACGCTCGTAACTTGAAGCGAAAAACGTATTACCCTCACTATCTAAAGCTCCCATTTCTACGCTAAAGTCAAACCAATCGATACATTCTTGAGGGGTGCTAGAATAATTAGATTCTCCTGATTTGCCATCCCAACACCCAATATCCATTGAGTGATAATTATATTTACCACCTTGAGCTAAATGACTGTATTTGTCTGGAACGCTTCCTCTAGTTAAATTAAAGACTGCGCCACGGTCTCTAGGTAATTCTCTCATGACTTTAAATTGTTTGCATTTTAAATACTTAATAGCCTTATCACGCTCTTTTGCGTTTGGAAAAAATATATCTATATCTTTTAGTGTCGCGCCTCCAGCAACAAAGTAGTCTCTTATAGCACCCCCAGCTATCCAAAAATAAGAAGCCTCAGATTCTTTTATTAAATCAAAGAAGGGTTGCATGTATTCTTTTAATTTAGGAATGTTCATGTTTTGTGGGAAATAAAATGAATTGTATCATATAATTCTTCTTGCAGGATTTCTCTTCCTAAAAAATTCTGTAGCCTTGGAGTTTTTTTGTCCACCGATGCTTGTCTCCACAGAGGGATCGAAGAGGTACTAAATGCCGTATTTACAGTAAACAGATTTGTAGCATCTGCTATACTTCTTAAATCTTTAGCGCATAGCTCGTTTACGTGACTTTTTCCACACACAGAAGGTCGAGAAACTTGCACGAAATCATTTGTTAAAATTCTTAATAGAGCAAGAGGACATACGCGATTACGGGTAGACACATAAAATGTGCCATTAGGTTTCAAAACTCTATAAGCTTCTTTCCAGAAATTAATTATCCCATCCCAGCAGAGCATTCCCCCTTTCTTTATTAACCAAAAATGTTCTATGGCCTCGTGACAACTTACGAAATCGAAAGAATCATTGTCGTAAGGTAATTTTTCGGTTCTTATATCTAATAAGCGGCGATTAATATAATTATATTCTATATCGCAAAGAAGGAGAGTATATTTTTTAAAAGAGTAAGTTTTACGGTCATCGCCCCCTACGTCTAGTAACTTCTCACCACCCTTGATTAATTTTTTTGTTTCACATACACTTTGATATATTCTTTTCTTTCCGCCCTCGATGTAATTGTATCTTTTGCCATCTTCAATGAGTTTTCTAGCTAATTTAATTTTTTTTAAATTACTCATTTAAATATTTTTCATATCTTTTGTACTCTGGGTGGCCCTCTAACATATTATTGGTCTCTTCGGAAATTTCACCTCGCTCTAAATAAGCCCGATACCCCTCGCTTTTGGAAGTATTTAGCTTTTTCAAGGGGATATATAGATGTTGAAAATTATTTAGCAAAAAGGATTTAAAATTTTGATTACTAAACTTCGCAACGTGCTGTATGTCATCTACATAATCAGGTAAACCCCATAAACGTTGGGCTCCTTTACCACTGAGCATACCTCGAATAAAATCGTCTAGTTTAACGTTGTGTGGATTATCTTGCCCAGATATATGTATTAATTCTTGCTTTAAAGGCTCTCTTAAATCTAAAGCACTTTTGTCTTCTCTTTCCCATCTATCCCACTGGCCTTGCGCCCAAAAATATAAAGAGCACATTATATCTTTAGGGTTTCTTATAAACATAAAAGTTAACCAGCCGTGGTCGTTAAATTTCTTAACAGATTCCTTAGTCCAATTTATGTGATGATTATGCGTTAGTGCCTCTTCTACGTCGGTTTCAGCTATTTCTAGTAGCTCCTTTTCTGTCCAATCTCTAGTTAAGGCTCTTTTGTTTTTGTAATTAAAATCCCACCAAGAGTTAAAATGTTTCATGCGTGGGAAAACCTGCTCTCTTATGTAGTGTTGTATGTATACCCCCGCTGCTTTGCCATAGTGTATGAATGCTAACTTTTTATTGCAATCAGGATTGTAGTGTTTTCTTATATGGCTATTTATAATTGGGCTGTTTTTTGCTTGAGCTAAAGCGTAATCTTTGGTTTCTTTATTTAAAGCTATTAAGCTTAACCCTCTACCCGAGCTACCTAATTCACTTATATGTGTATGAACAGATTTGGCTTTAAGTGGTAAATTCTCACCTCTCCAAAATCCTACATTATGTTCTTTGCCGAATGTTTGTATTTTATAGTGATCGGATATTCTATTCATGCACTCCTGCTCAAAAAAACTTGAATCAGTCAAGTACAAATGTCTCCAAAATTTTGGAAATCCTTTATTCGCGCAAAATAAATATCCAGCATTGTAAAAACCGAATTCAAAACCCTTGTGTTGGTTTTCAGTTGGGTAATGATGAGGTGACAAAACAACTTCCGCAGTAAAGTATTCTTGCAAATTATCTAAAACTATAATATCTGTGTCTAGAAAAAAAGTATTATCGTGGTGCTTTAATGCAAAATCCATGACCTCCATTTTTTTTAGTATTGAAGGAGCATGATGAACTGTATTGGCTATACAAGAGTGACCGTCGAAAACTTTTTTTTGTATATCGTCTAAATGCTCTTTTTCTGCGCTTGTTTTAAATTTAACATTGTCGGTTACTTTCATTCTGTTCAAGAAAACCCTACTGGCTTTATCGCAAATAACATAAACAGGTTCATTGTGAAAAAGCCTTAGGGTTTTTAGTAAAACTTCAGCTTCATCTTTAAGATTATCTGTGACAACAAAACAAAAGCTTTGTATTTTATGGTATCTTTGAGGTTCGTGCTTAGGGGGTAAATTTTCTAACCAAAACTTTTTTGGGTTATAATCTACTTTAAGATTATTTGTAAATAAGCCTTCTAGTATACTAATATTTTTTGGTTCAAATAAATTATCACCTAAATCTCTTAAACCAACTTCTTCGCCTTTAATCTTTAATCTTGGGATGTCCATTCTGGACCTTGTAATATTTCTATGATTTCTTCGTGAGAGTATTCTTTTAATCCTATTAAATCTTGCGTAATACTATAACAAAAATCAGGTTGTTCATCAAGATATTTTAACGTAAAAAATTTACCGTCTAAAGAATAACGAAGCGATTGAGGCTCAGTTTGAAGCACTTGATCAAAATTTACCCAATCAAGTTTATCCGCTGGAACTATTATATATTTCTTCATTATACTATAATGCCGTCTCTCCATAATGCCTAGTATTTACAGGGGATGCTATCGCTAAGTAATTTTGCCTTATTTGCGAGTTGGTTAGCGCAGAGCTATACACATGAATATGACCAACGTTTACACCTGCACTAGTATAACTCGAACCATATCTACCGACAGTCATTGGTTTAGCGGTTGCGGTTGGAGCAAAAGTACTTTGTCTGCCTACAAACGTCCCATTTGCAAAAAACTTATATGTTCCGCTGCTATGAGTTATAGTATAATAGACCCATTTATCTCTCTCTGATCGAGGGTTGAAGTTGGGGGAAATACTTAAATTGGCAAGATTGCCGCTTGAAGTAAAACTGTGTATCTCTACGACTGACCCGTCAATCTGAAACATTACATAATTAGAACTGTCGTGAAAAAAATAGAAGAGAATATGTATTTTTCCAGAGCTCCAAGTATTGGGTAGATACACCCATTGACCAATAGTATAAGCATTTTGAAAAGCTACATTAAATGGATTACCTCCATACCCACTTGATGCCTCTCCTAAATAGTCGTCAATTCCGTCGAACTGAAAAGCTCGCGGAGCAATATTGACGTAGGTTATTCCATTATATCTTCTAAGTGCATTACTAGCGGCTTGATTCGTCCAGCTACTTGATGATATGCCTTGACTTGGAATAAAATTACCAATTAAATCAGCAGATACAATCGCAGAAGATTTTTGTCCCAGAGTCTTGTTAAGACCTGTTTTGTGTATAGGAACCGCCATGATTAATCCTGCACTGCATAACTACATATTATATCTGTTTCATTCGTCCCAAAACAAGTCATGCTTAATATCGCTGTTTTATTAGCGGCAATACTTACGGGTTTTTCTCCAACGAATTTCCAGCTACTGTTCCATGTAAAATTCCTAGCTGAAGAGTCGCAAGTAATTCTAATTATAATAGTTTTACCCGCTCCTTTATTGGCTGCTGCCGTATCAATTACGGGATTTCCATTTAAAAGAACTTTTTGTAGCGCATCTTCGTTAAAGTCAACATCTATGTTTGCTGTTGTACCGTAGTCATGAACGCTGGTATGTAAATTACCAGTCAAGTTCAAAAGATTACTCGCGAAAGTTAAAGTAGATTCAACGTCTATAGTAGTAGAATTTCCATAAGTAAGAACGCCATCGGCAGTGCTACCATTAAAAGAAATACCTCCTCCTCCTGAAGCTCCTTGAGCGCCCGCTGCACCCTGAGCCCCAGCACTTCCTCCAGAACCCGCTGCACCTTGAGCACCCGCTGCCCCCTGAGCTCCAGCACTTCCTCCAGAACCTCCAGCACCTTGATCGCCTTGGTTTCCACTACCTGTCGCGCCCTGAGCTCCTTGGGCACCCGCACTCCCTCCTGAACCCGCTGCACCTTGGGCTCCTGCTGCGCCCTGATCTCCTGCACTTCCTCCTGAACCCGCTGCACCTTGGGCTCCTGCTGCGCCCTGATCTCCTGCACTCCCTCCTGAACCCGCTGCACCTTGGGCTCCTGCTGCGCCCTGATCTCCTGCACTTCCTCCTGAACCCGCTGCACCTTGGGCTCCTGCTGCGCCCTGATCTCCTGCACTTCCTCCTGAACCCGCTGCACCTTGAGCACCCGCTGCACCCTGAGCTCCAGCACTTCCTCCAGAACCCGCTGCACCTTGGGCTCCTGCTGCGCCCTGATCTCCTGCACTTCCTCCTGAACCCGCTGCACCTTGGGCTCCCGCTGCGCCCTGAGCTCCTGCACTTCCTCCAGAACCCGCCGCGCCTTGAGCTCCCGCTGCGCCTTGATTACCTGTGTCACCTTTGTCTCCTGTACGCGCAAAAGTAATAATTATTTCTTCAGCATTGCTAAAAGGCGAAGCCGTTGAACCGTCTACGTTAGAAATGGAGAGTTTAAAATACCCAGTTTCTTCTACTAGTGCTGAAATTGTAAACAATAAAAACTGAGAAGAATCAGTTTTGTTAGAAATTCTGAAGTGCCCTTTTATAGTGGAAGTAGAATCGTCGATGGTACGCATGTAAGCCTGTATATCCGTGCCATCTGCGTCTGTGTCATCTATAAAAAGTACTGTAGCTGTATTTTGCGTCGATTGATTTAACCCTAATTTTCCTGCGCCAGGATCAGCATCACTAGTAGAAGTATTAAAGGTGTAAACGAATGTGACGCCTCCAAAATTACCATCATCGCCTTGATTTCCTTGAGCTCCTGCGCTACCCCCAGCCCCTTGAAAACCCTGAAAACCTTGAAAGCCCTGAAAACCTTGAGCACCTGTTGCAGCTTCACCACCTGACTGACCTTGAACTCCTTGAGCCCCTTGGTTTCCTGTCGCTGAAGCTCCTTGATCTCCTTGAGCGCCACTTCCAGTCGCCCCTTGGTTACCTTGGGCACCCGCACTACCTCCAGCACCTTGATTTCCTTGAGCTCCTGCTGCCCCTTGATCACCTGAGCCAGTAGCTCCTTGATTACCTTGATTACCTTGATTACCTTGAGCCCCGTCAGAACCATTACTACCTGCTGCGCCCTGAGCTCCCGCTGCGCCCTGAGACCCCGCTGTGCCCTGAGCCCCAGCGCTTCCCCCAGAACCCGCTGCGCCTTGATTTCCTTGGGCTCCTGCTGCTCCTTGATTACCTGAGCCAGTGACCCCTTGAAATCCTTGGAAACCTTGAAAACCTTGTTCGCCTTGATTTCCTTGGGCTCCTGCTGCTCCTTGATTACCTGAGCCAGTGACCCCTTGAAATCCTTGGAAACCTTGAAAACCTTGTTCGCCTTGGTTGCCTTGAGCTCCAGAGCTTCCTGTTGACCCTTGATTACCCTGAGCTCCAGCAGCACCTTGGTTTCCTTGATTACCTTGAGCCCCTTGAATACCTTGTCTTCCTTGAACTCCTTGATTTCCCACTGCGCCTTGAGAACCTTGAGAACCAGAAGCACCTTGATTACCTGTTGCTGAAGCGCCTTGATTACCCTGATTACCCTGATTACCCTGATTACCTTGAGCTCCAGCAGCACCTTGGTTTCCTGTGTCGCCTTTGTCACCAGTTCTAGCAAAAGTAATTATAACCTCTTCTGCATCGCTAAATGGTGAACTTGCTGAAAAATCAACATTTGATACTACTATACTAAAATAACCAGAAGACTCACTTAAACTCGAAATCGTAAACAATAAAAATTGCGAACTATCTAACTTATTTGAAATCCTAAAATGACCTTTTATAGTCGATGTGGAATCGTCGATAGTACGCATGTAGCTTTGAATATCTATGCCATTTGCGTCCCTATCATCTATATAAAGCCTATTACTAGTTCTTTGGGTGGATTCGTTTAACTTTAATTTCCCAGAACCAGGATCACTGTCAGCAGTATCACTATTAAAAACATAAGCAAAAGTAACCCCTCCAAAATTTCCATCATTACCTTGGTAACCTTGAAACCCTTGATCGCCTTGGTTCCCCTGAGAACCTTGATTACCTTGGTTGCCTTGGTAACCCTGACTACCTTGACTACCTTGATTTCCTTGAGCTCCTTGATTACCTTGGGCTCCAGCAGCACCTTGGTTACCTTGATCCCCTGAACCAGTGGCCCCTTGATTACCTTGGTTACCTTGATTTCCTTGAGCGCCCGCTGCCCCTTGGTCCCCTTGGGCTCCAGCACCACCTTGATTACCCTGAGCACCTTGGTTTCCTTGGTAGCCTTGGTAGCCTTGATCACCTTTATCTACCGCTGAACCGTCTCTACCTTGAGCACCTTGAGAACCTTGCGCTCCCAAAGCGACTGAAACTGTGCTAGAGCCGCCTGTACTGGTATTTACAGTGCCTCCACCTCCAGCTATTACATCTACAATAGCCATATTTTAGCCTATGGTAAAGTAACCCCCGCTGAAGTAACTTCTGGGGAAACTACAAATTTCCCTTTTACTACTTTTTCTACGAATTGACCTGTACCGTCACCACTATAAATTTCTATACCGTAAAGACCTTCGCTTACGGGAAAAGTTTGAGTGGTGGAAGCTAAAATTGTTACATTAAATCTTCCGCTTGTTTCAAATCCACTAACTGGGGTGGGATTGAGGTCTACTAAAGCATTGGTGTCGCTATACCTTAACTTTGCGACACCGCTTAACTTATATCCAGCCGCCCCACTTAAATTATATGGGGTACCAGAATTGTTTTTAACTTCAAAAGTTGTATTAAATTCCGCCCCTTGAGTTATCTGAAAATCATAAGTGGTCGCCATACATCATTTATTACACTTTTTATAAGGTAAAAATGAAATTATTTTCCTTCGCTCAGAATTTTTCTAATATCTGGCGACAAATTACCTTCGATATTATTTATTTGAAGATTTTCTGGCACTGTAGCTGTGTATTTAATTTTGTGATGAACAAATTCTTTTATGAGTCTTTTTTCTAGCTCTGCTCTATTGTCGATAGGTATTAAGCCAAGTTTGTTGGCGTGAGCTTGGATGTCTGATTTAGTCATGTCTTTAAGCTGACGAATGTACTCTTCTTCGTCAAAAGTACCATACTTTTGTATTCCAGAGTCGCCCCAGATTTGATCTAAGCTCGAATACACAGGTTTTTCCACTTTACCGTGAGCTTGAGACATATCTTCTACTTTTTTAACATTTTTCTTTTTTCTAGGCATATCTTTATATTACACCTTTAATTCCTTAAAATCAAATAAAAAACCCCGCCCGAAGGCGGGGTTTGGGAGAACCATTAGATGGTTTTGTATTAGTCGTTGTCTCTGAGGTTGATACCAACAATGGCGCGAGCATCCAAGCAAACGCGACCCTCTTCCAAGAAGCCATAGAAGCCCATTTTTTCTTGGCGAGCAGCATAGAACTGATCGTCGGGAACCGCAGTGAAGGTTTCGCCACCTTCGCCGCGAGCAACAGGGCGAACAAAAGCACCCTTGCTGTTGTCGATACCGATGAGCGTAGCATCATCAGCGTCAATAACGCCAGAGTTTCCGCCGTTAACGTCAGTGTAGTTCGTCGAGCCAGCGAAAGTATCAAGAAGAGTTTGATACTTCTCACTGGAACCGAGTTCAAGAAGTTGGTGAATATTTACACCAAAGATTGAACCAGCACCAGCGGCACGATAGATATCACTGCGAACGGAGTCTGGTAAATCAGTACCAGCGTTACCAGCGGTAGAACCACCAACAGCATTATAAGCAAATGCGCGAATGTCGGCCATCTGCTTAGGACCAACGTACAAATCGGTGATACCCTTGCTGTAAGCTTCAGCGGGAGTTCCACCAGCGTAAGACTCGTTAATGCGAGCCATTCTTTGCATCATGTCGTTAAGGTCTTGCAAGGTAAAGTCCGAAACCTTCGGGCTAGTACCAGCAGTGCTTTGAGACTGAAGGAGGTGCTTGTTACCACCTGTTTCAGCTTCAGCAAGAGCCTTGAGGACAACCGCCCAAGCGTTACGATCCTGCTTAACAACGATCTCATTAGCCATTCTTTCGACGGCTTTGCTAACCACGTCAAGGCGAGCCTTGCGAGCGTAGCGTTTGCCCATGCTTACAGCACTATCTAAACGAAAAGTGGCAATTTTGAGTTCTTCTAAGCCAGAGATGTGAGAGGTGGGGAGTCCACCAGCGATGTTTTGACTCCAAACCTGAACTACGTTAGCACCTTCATTATAGTAAAGGTCCAAAGGATAACTAGGATTGTCGTCTTCGTCATACGGGGCATCCGTGAAAACAGCCGAAGAAGTATTAGCTTGCATGATGACCTGACGAACTACAGGTCCGAGAAAAGCAGCAAACGCCTCAGAGGCTTCACGAGCTACCGCAGGGTCTTTAGAACCCATCGCCTTGATGAGTTCAACCTGTTCTGGGGTATTTTTTAATTTTAATCTCATGATGATTTATTCCTTATAATTTAGAGTTCGAGTTTGATTAGACAGGTCTTGTAGGTGCTGTCAACCGAACCTAAAGCTTGAGCAACAGCGGGGTTACCGTTATTACCAGTAGTCAACAAACCGTTAGCGTCAGAATAAAGCTTCTGGCCAGCGGTAACAGTCTGTCCTTCAAGAGTAGAGCCACTGTAAAGGAATACACCTTTAGTTACAACGGGTACAGCTTGACCACTCAAAACGACTTCCATCTCCGCAGCTTTGCGAGGATTGAATTTGAGTTTCTCTCCGTTTTCGTCCTCTTCTCTTACGCTGTAGAGAAGAATACCCAAAGGATTGAGATCGCCAGTATTCGCAGCGCGAACGGCGGCATCAACGCCCCATCTTTGACTAACGGTGTTGTCGTAAGAAGCGCCAACACTGTCGATCATGTCGAGTTCGTCACTCTGGGTCCAGCCTTGCTGAATCGAAACAACCTTTCCGTTGTCAGCAGGAAGAGTCCCGCTAAACTTGTAAAGGTTGATTACGTCGTGCTCGCTGTAATCCCTGAATGGTTTTAATTCACTAGTTCTATTAATAGCACTCATGATAATTTATTTCCTTATAATAATATTAATAATCAATTTCGAAGTTGTCCAAATTGAAAGCTTTTTGATACTTTTCAGTCAAAGTAGCTTCAGAGGCTTCAGAGGTTGAAGGCAATTGCGCCTTGTCAACTTCAGCGTTTTCAATAGCAGACTCTAAAATATTTTCAGCGTCTTGCTCTTCAACGGAAGCTACAGCCTCTTCTTTAGTCTCTTCGGCTTCTACTACTTCTTCAGTAGCAGCTTCGACAGTTTCTTTATTCTCAGCTTTTTTATCCAAAAGAACTTTCATTTTCTTGGAGTAAGCTTCGAAGTCTTCCTCGGTCATGTCTTTAATGTCAGATGCAAGAATACCACGATGATCATCGTCAAGGTCGTATTCGGCATCAAACGCAGCCATGCGTTGGTTGAATAAATCTTCAGCAGCCTTAATGCGCTGTTCCTCTTTAAGAGTTTCAAGCTCTTTTTTTACCGACTCAAATTCCTCTGCAATAGTCTTTTGAGCGTCTTCGGCAGCGCTAAGTTTCTCCTGAACTTCTTGCTTCTCCGCTACGAATTTCTCGGAAGCTTCTTGAAGCTGATTCTCGATGTAATCCGTAATCACAGAAGCTTTAACCTCTCCTGCTACCAAGGACTCATCCGTGATTTGTTGAATGTCAGTAATTTTATCCATAACTGTTAATTCCTTATTTGATGATACATTTATTTCTTCAGTTTGGGAACCTTTTTGTTCTGTTTTTGATGATTTATTTTCTTTTTCTATGTTTTTATTTTCTGGTTTTAGATTAACGGCAACCCCAACAACGTCGGCAGCAGGGTTTTCAGTTAAGCCTATACCCAAAGGCACGACATCATTAATGACCTGCCTATACACTCCAGAACCATTTTCTAAAACCCCAGAACCTCCAAAGCCCTTTAAAGAACTTTTTAACTCTTGAATTTTTTCAATGTCTGAAATTATTTCAGCGTTTTCTATATTTTTTTCCTCCTCGGAAGAAACAATAATATTGTATTCGCTAAAACCAAGTTCCCAACTTGCTGAAATTTTTAAATAATCATCACTAGTGGGGTCACTGGCGTTCTCTATGATTTGCGAAAGCTTGCTATTTACAACTTTCCAAACCACACCACCTAAAGTAATATTAAACGGGCCTTTTAGTTCTTTTGCTTGCTCTTCGGTAAGTTTGTTGTCTGTTCCAAACTCACTAAAACCAGCGGTTAAAATTACGCCAACGACTTTATCTCTATTATGCTCAATGTTCATTGGCTTGTTAATAAAGTCTTTGTACATTGCCATAGCTGTATCAGTGTCAACTACGTCGCCGTTTTTATTAACTCTATTAATAACGCAAGCATTAAAAGCAACAGGTAACAGGTCTACATTTTTAGAAGTGTTAACCTCTGGTATAAAATCACCGACCTCAACCAAGCTGGCCATAGCCAAATATTTGTCTTTTTCTTCCGAGACTAACGGCTTAATCTCTGAACTAAAAATAGTAGTAAATTTATGTTCTTTCATGATTAAATTTTTATCTAGTACTAGAGTGGTAGTAATTTATAAGCAGAGAGTAATCAGTATCAGTGGAATCACATAACACGTAAAGGCCAGCGTTGTGTCTAATTTTCAAAGCTTGGGTAAAATTAATTACATCAGTAGAATTACCGTTATCACTAGCTTTTACAAACAATTTTAAAACCTGTGTTCCGTTACCCGTGGTTCCATCGAAAAAAGTAAAATCTCCATCAGTATTTTTACTAACAACTATATCAGTTATATTAACAGACGAATTGCCACCGTCTGTACTAATAGCTAAATGACCCGCTGAAATATCACCCGTTACCGTTGCGTATTGTGCGCTATTCGGTAACCCGTCGTCTCGAAAACTTCCTGCTGCTGACATATTATATAATCTCCTAAATATTAAATTAATTATCGTGACATGAGCAATTACAACAGACTTCTGTTATATCCTCACTATCGCAATTACAATTATTGCATTTTGATTCAGACTCTAACGAGGAGTCATTAATTTTACCGTTGCACTCGTGTTCGAAGTTTTTCATATTAATTAAATTCGAAAGGCAATTCCCCACCATCTTCTTCTAGGTATAAATCCTCAAAAGAAAATTTATAATTCAAATCATATTTTTCTATATCTTCTCCAGCATGTATAAAATCTTGCTTTTCGGGAAGCATAAAATCTACTAAATCAATTTCATTTTTCGCATCTAAAACTAAAGAAGCATTTGTTTCCTTTGGGAAGGGTTCCCCTTTTAAAATCCTCAAATATAGATTAACTCTGGCCATTGCCCATAGCCCTCTTTTTTCATCTGGATCGGGTACTTCAGCGAAAACATTACCAGCAGCCCTTCGGTATACTTTTTTAAGCTGCTTTAAAGTAACTTTGTTGTGGCTAGACTCGTTGTGAGCTTCAAGCTTTTCCTCTAAAGCTTTAACAACTTTAACGGAAAAATTTACAGCATCATCATCCTTTAGAACTTTCAAAGATTCTTTCCACGATAAATTATCATGTCCACCGTTGTGAAACCCTTCAAGTTCGTATTCAATTTCTTTCATTTCCGTTAATTTATATACACGCAAAATATAATTAATTTTAAAAAAATCAAATATTTTTCCAAAAAAATAACCGCACCCCTTTCGGGGTACGGTTTGGGGGTTAGGTAGCCGAGGCGAAAAATTACTTCTTCTTACCGTCTTTAACCTCTGCCGTTGGGAACGGCACATCCACATTTACAAGAGGAGCAGTCAGTGACACGCCAGATTTACCGAGTTCGGCATCTAACACGGACTCCTTGTTGGCCGCTCCACCAATAGTGACGGAAGGCAATTTAGAACTAATAGCACAACCCATCCCCAAAAAGGTAGCGGTTGCACCAATCAACATTACTTTAATAATATTATTCTTCATAACTTAATACCCTTAACATAAGGGTGTACTTATATTAAACTTATTTTGTGCAAATGAGAAGTAAAAAATTACTTTTCTTTATAAGCTTTTTCGAAGTCTTTTCTTAGCGAGCTTAGAATTTGAAGAGCGTAAACAGCAACCTTTTTATCGTGGTTAGACCCTTTTGATAGCCCTTTATAGTATGATTCTTTTCTTTTTAAAATAATATCTATATCATGGAAAGAAAAAGTCATGTTATACTTTTATACACTTATCTCAAAAAAAAGAGAAACCAAAAAGGCTTCTCTTTGTTTTTTTAATAAAAATAATTAAAATTAATCATCCACAGGTAAGCCTCCAGCGTACCAGCCTTCTGGTAGTTTCACCTTATTCTTAGATAGAACCCATTCGCCGTTTTTCTGTATATATACTTTTCCAGAAACGTCAGGTCCAATTCTTACTAAATTAGACTGAGTGTCAACAAAAACTACCTTTGTCGATCCGCAGCCAACTAAAAATAAGCTAACCAGAATTAGAATCAGAATTTTTTTCATTTTTAAGTTTTTCTTCTTGTTCAAGGATTCTTTGTCTCCATTTGTTTTTTAGCTCTTTAGGGGTCTTATCGGCGTCACTTGCTTTGGTGTCTTTTTTCACCTCGGCAGAGAGCCACTCCAAAAGAGCTTTAAATAACGCAGACAACCAAGACATTTATTCAGCCTTCTTTTTAGCAAGACCTCTTGATACGCTATACCCAAGAGCACTAAGAGCGGAACAAATAAAACCAAAGGTCTTATCTGCGCCTGTGTCCCCCGCTGGGTCAACAATTCCCGCTCCCCACGCTAGGGAAGCGATTGCGACGATAGCAGTAATCCAAAACTCGGTACTTTTGTAACCAGGTTTTACTTCATCATTTTTTTTCGTAGCCATAATATTTATTATTTTTTATTTTACTGTGGTAAGTCACCTAGTTTTTTAAGCTGACTTAATTTATCTTCAGGTCTACCCAGACCTCCTATAGCAGAAAAAACATTCAAAGAAGGTTTATCCCCGCTATAAATTCCTCTATGAACCACGCTGTTTGGTCTCATCATTTTCGATAATTGATCAAAAGCTTGATCCAAATAACTTTGTGGAATATTATTAAGTTGTTCTGTGCCGCCTATAATAATTGCAGCGGCGGAATTACCAGTGCTTAAATCTATTCCTCCAGATAGTAAATTATTTTTAAGATTTTCTCTTACCGCTCTTGCTATACTTACAGAGTCTTTCCACTCTGATACTGGAGACGCACCAAATACAATTAGTCCAGAATCTAAAACCTGCTTGTAGTCATTGGAGTCAAAAGAAGAGTAAGTGCTATCTTTTGCAGCCGTATGATTAAACAGGTGGAAAAGTCCAGCCATGCTTTGGTTGGCTACATTCCAAAATTCTGAAACAACTAAATTTGGATAAAGTTGACCAATCTTTTCATTATCAATTAGAATAAGAGGTGATACAATACCTTGGTCAACTAAATCATAAGCCTCATTTAAAGTATTTGCCGCGTTAGCATTTACTCTTTTCCCTTCAGAAGCTTTTGGCAAAGCTAAAATTACTCCAACTTTTTTTGAAGTTTCAGAATTGGCCTGTATCTCCACCGCTGATCTAACTGCTGAAATTACTGAACCAGCACCAGTGCCGCCTCCAGCGCCAGCGCAAACAAAAATTTTGTCTACGTTGTCGCCAAAAGACCTTCTCATAAAATCAGAAATGTCTTCGCTTTTTTCTTGAAAAGCTTGAGTGGCCACCTCTGGAGCTTTACCAGCGCCACCTTCTCCAAAACAAAGCTTGTTTTCTAAATTGATAGAATTTAAATCTTGCTGCGCTGTGTTTATTACAGCTACTCTTCTATAGCCTAATTTATAAAAATTTTCAGCTATTCTAGAGCCGCCTTGACCCGCCCCTAGAAATGCAAATTTAAAAGCCACATTTACTTCATCCTCTATAACCTTTTTGGTTTCGTCTTTTTGAGGAGGGGGAATTAATATATCTGGCATTATAATATCCGTGGGCACTTCCCCGTACCCCACTGATTTTATGTGGCTTTCCTCTAAGTTTTTATCGTTTTCTTCGCTCATATTACTTTTTCGTGCTTGAAGCTAATATACTAGCTAAATAAAAATCTAATTGATGTTCACAAGCTATTTCTCTAATTAAGCTAACTCTATCACTGTTTGTGTCAACGGGATTCTTGCAATAGGAATCGACGACTTCTGACCATTTATCGGGGGATTCGTTCGCTATGATAACTTGAGAGATTTCAGTTGCAATATTTTTTTGATTTTTGTTAAGTCTCTTTACCTTGTGGGTTTTTCTCAAATGAGTGGCAACCTCTTTCTCCAGCTTCTGAGCTAAAATCATATTTTCTTTTATTTTATCTAAACTAAAAGCCTTGGAAGCTTCGGAAGCTTCGCTTTGCCCGACTGGAGAAATTTTTCTGTTTTCTTGTGGGATACCTGTGGTTCCGTTTGGTCTACCAGCTTCTTTTTTGAGCTTATCTTGCTTTTCGGGGTTTTGATTTTTCTGAGCCAATGGACTACCGCCAACTAAAGGTGTATACAAGCCTTCTTTTCTTAGTTCCATATATTCTTTTTGATTTTCTATAGAGGTCTCTTTGTCAGGTAATCTTCCTGTATCTAAAGCAGTAATAGTTTCTTGAGGTGTTAAGATTCCAAGCTCTAATAATCTAGAATATATTCTATCTTTGAGAACGCTATCTTGAAGAGACATTTCATCAAAGTATGGAGCGGGATAATTTTTAAAACCTAAATTTTTAGAAATTCTCTTAATCTCTGGAATTAAAAAGTTATTTAAGAACGCTTCTCTACCTTGTTGCAGCCTAGAAACAAATACCTTTACTTTGCTTTCTTGATTAGAAAATTTTTCTCCTCCAATTAAAATATTATTTAGCCCGTTGTTAATATCCCTATCAAAAATTTCATATTTTTTGGGGTCCATTAATTCAGCGATTCTGGGTACAACGAACTCAGCCTTTGTTGTGTAGTCCGCGATTAAAACCCTACCAACGGATTCATTTTGAAAAAGGTCTTGCATCGCCTGAAGGTTTCTTTGGTTTATGCCGCCTTTCTCTGGGTCTGTACCCATAGTAACTAATAAAATAGCTTGTTGCATACAGCGACCAATCGCCATATCCATTTTTTTAAGCTCGTCTTTAAAATTAAGATCAGCTAGTACGGGGTAACCCATTGGCACTGAGAAAGGCTCGTAGTCTTGCTTCTTATAAAAAACTGCAACAACTTTGTCCATGTCTAATGGAATCTGAACAGCAGAGCTTCTGGCTTGATCGATTTGTTTTTTCGTGCTCTCAGGAAGAGAGTCGTAAATTTCTTGATCCTCTTCGGTTTTTCTAGTTCTTAATCTTTCTAATTCGTAATTTGTAACAAGCTTATAATAAACTGGATTGTTAAATGCTAATGTACCAGTCATTCTAACATCGGCTGGGTTTATTAACATGTAAGAACTTGGAATCTTACTTGAGTTGCTCAAAGATTCAGAAAGAGAGCTACCAAAAGCTTGTGTGATTTTTGAAATTTCTTGATTTGATAAATTAGCATCAAATCTATAAACAAATACATTTCCAGACCTATAATACTCTCTAAAAAATTGATCTTGAAAATTCCATATGTTTAATCTATTAAATAAAGCGTCAAAAAACGCTCTTGATTTTTTGCTACCCCCTCTAAAATAAATACTGCCTAAAGAAAACTCAGTCATTAAATCAATGACATTCCTAAACTGAGAAAAATTGTAATAAGCCTTTTGGCATAAAATTACCGCGTCTCTAACATCTAAACTTTGATCACCCGAATTTCCATATTCATAAGCATACTTAAAAGGTATAAGACCGTCGTCAATATTAGTATACTTATTAGTTCTGTTTATAGAGCCAGATTTATTTCTTCTGTTGGATGTATATGCATTATTTATACCCGCAAGAGATTGGTAAGCCATTAATGGCGTAGCGTCTTCCGACGCTTTTGCTGTCATAGTTTTCTTAGCCGCTCGCTTTGCTGGTCGTTTAGCTGCGGTTTTCGGGCTGGCTTTCTTTTTTGACGGTTCACTCATGATTCACAAATTTAATACACTTCTATTGATACATTTGCGGTAAAAACGTAAAATTTATTTCATTTTCATTCAAGTTTAGGCTTTCATTATAGCTTTTAAGCCCCCAATTAGCCAGCATTAATGTAGTATAGTTATCTTTTCTAGCTCTATGGGCTGACGTGCTTCTTTTTAAATGTTGTGGTAAATCAAAGGTTTGCGTCCCTTTTGCTGTAGATTTCACCTCGACTAAAGCGCATTGTTTTTTTGTTGCATATATCAAGCTGTCTTGAGTTTCGATTAATTCTCCTATATTTTTGCAGTCAGTTAAAGCTAAATTTACCCTTTGGTTTGATTGCTTGCTGAAAGCTGAACCGTTTGCGGTGGTTCTAGAGGCGAACCATATTTTTTTATGATCTATAGAAGCTTGCAGATGTTCGTTCGCTTTTCTTAAAAAATCACTTGTAAAATTTTGTTTAAAACAAATCTTATGATCAGTTTTATTTAAATCTCTTTTTAGTTTTCTTAACTGTTTCTGGTAATCCTGACCTTCTTTAGTGGATTCAAAATCAATAAATTTTAAATTAATTCCAGCATTTATAAAATTTTCAGACTCATTACAGCTATCTAGAAATTGGTAACCAGCATTATCGATAACTATCAACTCTATATTGAAATTTGTATAAAGATAGAACATATAATTTATATGATCCTTTAAATCTCCACCAGCAACAGCATAACTATGCACAAGTGTTCCTTGCCCTGTGTCATTATCTATCTCAAGCAAAGACATTGCAAAAAAGTCTGAACTTGGGCTGTTTGAAAACGATGGGTCAATTCCTAAAATATATCTAGAACCAGATTCTCCTTTTATGAGAGTCGTTGGATGCTCTCCATCTGGAATTGTGCATTCGTGCATTTTTTTGGCACTGAAATAAGAATCGGAACCGTCTGTGAATTGAGCGCAATATTCTCTAAGAAATGAAGAATGAGAAGAGCCGCCTTCTTGCGCCTCCTCGATAACAGTTTTGTCTATCATCTCCTCTGGTAAAGCCTCGTAGCCCATTTGAGAAATAAAATAATCAGCATCGCCTAATTCATCTGAGTAGATTTTATTTGTCCAATCTTTGTAAGTTTTATATAAATTCTCAAAAGTATAAGAAGCGGAAGATAGCGCTATCATCTTAGAATTGTTTTCGAAAACCATTCTTTCTTCTTCTTTCATGTGGCCTTTTGATATTAAGTCATCTTCGGCTTGCCTTATTTCAAGTCTTTCTTTCATGTTCTGTGGTGCAACCAAAAAAGGCATCAAAACAGTGTTTACTAATTCTTCTGGAAGAAGTAAAAACTCATCTAGCAAAAGAATGTTAGCTCTAAATCCGCGAATCTTATCCCCGTTTAATGGAATCGCGGTAATCGTACCTCCGTTAATCGACCATTCAAATTGGTCATTTCTTTTCGACGGTTTAACAGAAAAAGCTTGCTGTAGTAAATCGGCACCTTTTGAGTTTACTAATTTTTCTAAATTATTAAAAATAAACCTAGCGGTACGAAATGTAGGCCCAGCGATTAATATCTTTGTACCAGGATTAAAAATACACTGCAAAAAGCAGAACACTGAAGCTATAAATGTCTTCCCGCAGCCGCGACCCCAAACACACATTGAAAAATTTCGATTCATCATTCCTTTCAGTGTGATCTCCTGAAAGGGTGCTAATTTAATGCCTGATATTAACTCCGTAGTAATACCTAAATTCGAAGCTAAAAATTTGGCCAAACTTATTTTAGCCTCTTTATCTTCAAGCGGTCCTTTAAGCGTTAACAACTGGTCATTTACGCTATTCAGGTCTTTTTTATATTTTTCAGGGCAATACCACATGTGTTAGGTTTCGTAAAACTTTGCGTATGGAATTAAGTCGTCAAAATTATTTTCGTTGTTGTAAGTGTAATAATAAGTAGCTAAAGAAATTCTATGTCTTTCAGGTGGGCATTGCAAAGGTTCTGGGCAACCATGTAGAGCATTGTTTGTGGTATTAAAAATAACCATAGTGTTGAAATCAGGTTTTATAGATACCCGCTTCTGTTTTAAGTTTTTATCCCATAACTCTAAGTCCCCCTTCCAATCGGACTTCCAATCTTCATTTAGAAAAATTAAAACATTAATTTGTCTGCGTAATAAAGTCTCAGGATTATAATCAAAGTCTTTATGAATGTTTAACTTGCCCCCTCTTGATGTGCAATGTATTCCTCCTCCTGTATTCGAAGGGTCGTCAATTAAACCCTCTATACCAGTTAAATCTTTTAAAAAATTCAAAAACTCAACGCTATGCAGTTGCCATAGAATTTTTTGAACTTCTTTGGGCATGTACACAGGATTTTCTATCCACCTTTTGTTTACTTGGTAATCAGTAATGCGCTCTTGTTTTTGCCATTTTAAATTATTTATATTGTTTTCTATTGCCAAAGAGCAATCTTTTAAATCCTTTTTGTTAAAAAAATCCTTTGTTACAAAATACGGAAATGGTTCAGCGTTTTTATATTTATTGTGGGAGATGTAGTCCATATGCTAAAGAATTTTTTTATCGTAAGCTAATTGCAAATCAATGTCCTTGTAAACACAATCACTAAAAAATATCTTCTCTATAACTCTTACAGATTCTTTCCTTCCTTTTACAAATAAAAACTGTATGTGATCGTATTTTTGAATCATATCTCGAACTTGATGAAATATAAATTCAGGTGTTACTTTTATTTTTCTTGATATGTGAGGTAAATACGGAAAAGATAAAGCGTTCGTTAATGTATCTTCTACCACTATTATTAAGTTAGCTGCATTCTCGTAGGCTCTTTCAATTTCCCTACAAAATCTATCATAGTTTTGAACGCTAATTGTTGATATAAAATCCGATAAAGATTTTCTTTCTATGTAACAGTTGCAAGTTAAAGACTTTTCGCTTAATGCATAATCACCAAACTTGAGCCCTCTAACCTCTGTGGGTAAATTAAATTTAAGAGGTAGTTGTTCTCTACTGTCAACGTAAACTTTTAAATCTTTTGTTTTAGGGATAGAGGCTGTAGCTATATTCTCTATATTTTTATATTTATTTTTAAACCCTAACGATTCGCATAACTTGTAATAGTCATTAAACTTTTTTTCAAATGAAATTACAGAAGGGATTGAAGTAGTTCTCAGTTCAACCTGAGAAGGTGAATAAATTAAATTCTTTTTTTCTTTTCTTTCTAACAGTAGCTTTTTTAGATACTCTTTAGCTTCCTCATCAGGCAAACTGTTTAGCCATTTTAATTGATTGGTACGAGTATTAAATTCTCTACTAAAATAGTAATCTTTTGATTTAAATTTAATTATTTTACCATCATGTAAATCATAGCGCGGGTAATACTTCTGGTAATAAGAAGCTACTCTAAGGTCATGTTTTTTTAAATGAGAGTGAAGTTTTCTCTCGGTTTCAAACTCTTGACCACAAACTTTACATTTAAAACTCATATTTAAATTTTTTAATATCCTCTTTGTAAACCCTAGATACTATTTCTTGGTTTTTTTTAGTGTAAAATTTTCTGTAGTGCGGCTTTTTTACTATAGCCCCAACCGTTTCTAGCTTTTCATAAGGTCGCTTTAATTTTTTTAATAAAAGTTTAAAATTCCTTTGAAGAAGTTCGTATTTTAATATGTAATCGCATTTTATTTTAGATTCATTTTCAAGCCATTTTACTTGAGGCATGATCCATCTAGACTTTAGTCTATTGTTTATATCAAAAACATTATCGTACACTTGATTTACTGACAAATCCTCTGATTCTATTTTATCTAAAAAATTAGAAAAAGAAGTTTTAAACTTTAAAAACATTTTAGTGTCTAAGTAATTATTGCTTTCGTCACTTAGGAAATTTTTACCTTTTATCCAAGCCTTACTTCTTGAATTGCAGTCTGTAGGATAATATTTCCCATTTTCAGCTAAGAACTGATAATACAAAACCTCCGCGTAAGACCATATATACCAAGATACTAACCTATCCCAAGGGTTTCTAACAATGGAAAATTTATAATACTCATCTAAGTTTTCATAACTGTCGCAGTACTCTTTTAGTGTGGCGTGCTGCGCTGTATCTATTTTTTTTAAATTTGAGTCGCCGTTAAAACTGAAATACTTTTCTATACTAGAACCACCAGTTCTTGGTATATGAATAAATAATATTTTCTCTTTATGTAATATCATTGATTTAAAACCTCATCCTCGGATATGCCCATTATCCTAGCTTTAATCTCGTCCATATTACTAAGTTTTTCAACTTCATCTTTTACAGCTTTTTTTCTGAGTTCTGCAAGCTTTATCATTTTTACTCTAGACTCTTCATCTTTCCATAATTCAACTAGATTTAAAATGCTTGCGTTTTCTTTAAGTTGATTTTTAAGCCTGTCGCTACGTTTTTCTTTCAAACTTTCCAGAAGTTTTTGCTGTCTGTTTACGGACTGATGGTATTCGTTTTGAGCTGTATTTATAGCCTCAACTAAAGACATGGCTATCCTTTGATCGCCATCAGCTACTTCATCAAGTAGTCTTTGTAGATGCTCGACTCTTCTTTGGATATTAGAAGCTATAACAACCTCCGAAGATAAAACTATGTATTGATCAACCTCTTCTTGAGTTAGATCGTTTTTGTCGCAAGTATATCTAACAAAACTGGATTCAAAAAGCTCTCTTGTCCTAGTTGAATCGTATGTATTGATTTGATGAACAAATCTAAAAGTGTTCATGTAACCAAGTAAGGCTTCTATATTTTTTTTATCCCTTGCTGTTATTTTTTCTTTAGTTATTTTTTCAAAAATATATTTGTTTATTCTAGCTAAAGACTTGTCGAAACTTGTGGGCGGCTTATATTCGTCATGGGTTACGTTAATAGATTCTTCTGAGCTATGATTCGGGTCTATTTGTTTTATATAAGCTTCAACTACTTTTGCTTCTTTATTTAAATTTGTAATTTTATCATTGAGAAAAATAACCCTAGCGATTTCAACAAAGGTCATAAATTTATAGTTATTTTCTATAAACTCTTTTTGGTCATCAATTAATGTTATATCATCTTTAGCTTTGTACTCTTGCGCGGCCCTAGCTTTTATGCTTCTCGAAGCTAAAAAAGCTTTAACAGCTTTTCCCTCTTTGCTTCTTCCATCTACGTTTTTATCGGGGAAAGCTATTTTTATCAACTCAAGAAGAGATGGAGGATTTTCCTCGCGAGAGTTCCACTCGTTTACAATGTTTTGTTTTTGCTCTTCTGATAATTGTATTTTTTCGCTCATATTAAATCTATTTCACCTTTTTCGAGAGCCTTTTTGACTTTTTCTATTATTGACTTTTTAAGATTCTTAATGTGCTTATAACCTGGTTGCCTACCTTTTTCTGTAGTTTTATAATTCATTATTTTTGCAACTTCTTTATCCGACCTGTTCTCTATGTAAACCAATGTATAAACAATTCTTTCTAAAGGTTTTAATCTAGAAAGCATCGCTTCGTGAAGTTTTTTAGAATTTGATTCAAAATGGTCAAATCCGTGAGATACATTTAAACTGTTGTCAATATCTATATTAACTCCCCCTGAAGACTTTAATCCGTGGGCGTCTTTTTTATTCTTACTCCAGTATTCATATAACGGACACAGGTTGCACTGCTTTACAAATAGAGAGCATCCTTCATCTTGATTTGAAGCCGCACATTTTACACAAGGTTTAGCAAAATTACCGTAGTTATTCCTAATCAAATTTTTAAGTTGATTAGATATTATTCTATTTAACCAAGGTCTTAAAGGTTTAGAGGGGTTATATAAACTCCATTTTTTATATATATGAATTTTTATAATTTGAGAAACATCCTCAAAATCCATCCAAGCTATAGAGTTCAAACTCCACTTAGATTTTCTTTTTAGGATTTCTTCCTCAATTATATCTATGTAATCTTCGAATTTGGGCTTACCGCTCAATATGTCAAGAGTTTGGTCTTAGAGTTGTGCTTTCTTTCTTTAACTCTTCAAGAATTTCTTGCTTTGACCTTTTCGGCGGTTCATTGAAGCTTTGATTATTTTTAACTTCTTGACCTGAAGAAGCCTCCATAATTGATCCAAGAGTTTGCGGGCTTGCGTTATAATGCTCCGCTTCGAAATCTAATGAATTGATTTTATCGAAGTTAATATTTACATTTTCTTCTTCCAAAGCGCTTTCCCGTTTTTGAGCTTGAGGTTTACTAGAGCCCATCGCGCTTCCACAACTTTGGCAAAAATTAGGTTTATGCAGGGTGTAAGAATGCATACATCCACAGTCCTGACAATATACTCTTAAATTATTCATTATTGTATAATACAGCAAAAAAACAAAAAAATAAAATATTTTTTTTATTTAATTAGTGTAACTAACAAATTAGCTTCAACTTTTTAGTCAAAAACTTAACTAGCTCAGACCTCATCACGTCGTCCTCCCCAAATTCAAAAGTTTTAATCCCTTGCTCAAAGCTTTCTTTATCCGAGAATAATTTAAACATTTTTTCAAAGCCATGCTGCTTATCGCCTTGCTTGATGTCTGTTTGCATTGGGTCAGCAAGAATGAAACATCTGCTACCCTCTCCAAGCCTAGTAAGAACTGTAGTTATTTCTTTCGTAGTGGAATTTTGAGACTCGTCAAGAATTACGCATTTACCTTTCCAGTTCATTCCTCTTGCGAAATTTACTGGAAACATGCTAATTCTGTTTTCGCTTTCCAATTTTTCAACTCTGGTTGACTCAAGAAGTTCGTCCAATTTATCCAAAAAAGGTAAATTAAAAAATCTTAGCTTTTCCTCTGCTGAACCTGGTAAGAATCCTAAACTTCTATCAGAGGATTCAACCGCAGAACGAAGATACATAATGTCACTTATCGCCTTCATGTTCAATAACTGAAGGGCACAATAAGTAGATAAAAGAGTTTTAGCGGTTCCAGCAGGACCGTTAACTAAAACAATTTTAGTATCTTGAGCTAAAGCAACTTTAAAGAATTCTTTCTGTTTTTCCGTCCAATTAAATTGCTTTAATTTAATTTGCCTTTTAATTGGATTGTCGTGGAAAACATTTTCAACTAAAGAATCATTTATTTCTTGTTGCGCTTCTTTGTTAATCAAAGATTCTATATTTTTTTTACTAGCTCTTTTTCTGCTAGTTCTTTTAGCGTTTGCCATGTGAATATAATATACACTTAAAAATCACTGCGCGTCGAAGAAAAACATGTGGAATAATCTTGAGTTTTCTTTTTTATCGCCAAAATATTGAGTGGCAGCGTGCACTAGTTTAGCGTCCCAAATAGCCATTCTGTTGTACACGTTTCCAATTATATCAACAACCTCCCAAGGTGTTTTATCATAAAAGTTTCCTTGAAACATGTCCCAGTATAACTCATCTATCGACTTGTCGTGAACTATGCAGTCTTTTTTAGTAGGGTATTTTCTGAGACCATTACCCCTATGTTTAAAAAAACTTGTCCCACACTCCGCTGGCGCGTTTGGAGTAAGAAATACTACCGCAGCGTAAGCTTGGGAATCTGTATGGTAAACTAATTGGTCTTGAGACGTGCAAAACTGAAATACACCATTGTGAGGTTGATTGTCCCATCCTGTGATTTTTTTATTTAATGTATCTTCAAAAAACTCTTTTGTTCCGTCAAAAAAAGTTCTTGTTTTTGTTCTTTGCCCCTTATGGTACTCTTTGTTAAATTGAAAATCTAAACCAAGCGCATATTCTCTAACTTCATCTGGATTTTCATAAAAATTGTCTACAGCAATGACGCTGGGGTGAACGTTGTTTATTTTACCTATTTCTGATAAATCTTTTGGCTTTTTTAAATCTCCTACTTTTAATTCTTGGCCGTTTATTTTAGCCAAAAGTTCAAAACTCTCAAATTCGTCATATTCACTATTGTGATTAAATTCAAACTTAAAACCTACTGAATCATTCTGTAAATCGGAATAAACATTTTTAACATCTGGTCTATCGATAAACTGATAACACATTTGCGAAAGAGTTCCCGCTCTGAAGGTAATGCCCCTTATAGTTTCGGTCTGGTGAAAAATCCATCCTTCAAAGCTATAACCCTTTTTAGTGCATCGGGCGAAGTCTATATGGAATTTTATTTCGGGTATTAACGATTCATGCATAATAAGCTATTGTTTTTTTAATTCCCGATTTAAAAGAATGTGAAGGTTTCCAATTCAACTCTTTTTTAATTTTTCTTGAATCGATAGCGTATCTTAAATCGTGCCCCGCTCTATCTTTTACGAATTCTATGCAAGCGCTAGGTTCAAGCTTCAGGGCTGTGCAGATTTCTTCGATGACTTCTAAATTAGTCTTTTCGCAATTTGATCCAACGTTATATGTTTCACCGTTTTTGCCATTTGTTAAAATTTTCCAAATTGCGTCACAGTGGTCTTCAACATAAATCCAATCTCTTACATTTGAGCCATTTCCGTAAACTGGAATTTTGTTGCCCTTTTTTAAACTATTTAAGATAGTTGGGATGAACTTTTCTTTGTGTTGGTTTGGCCCATAATTATTTGAACAGTTTGAGATTGTGATCGGTAAACCATGCGTATGGTGGAAAGCTCTAACTAAATGATCAGAAGCGGCCTTCGAAGCTGAGTAGGGGTTTCTTGGGTCGTATGGCGTAGTTTCTTTAAACTTTCCTTTTTCTCCGAGACTTCCAAAAACTTCGTCTGTAGAAACGTGATGAAATCTTTTTACCCCACTAGCAAGGCTTGATTTAATTAAATTATGGGTGCCATTAATGTTTGTTTCTAAAAATTTTAAAGAACATTTTATCGAATTATCAACATGGGTTTCGGCAGCGAAATGTACTACGTGAGTCGCTTTAAATCTACGAAAAGCATCGCTAACTTGATTAGGGAAAAATATGTCAACGTTTTTAAATTTATACTTTTTGTGAGTTTCAAAAGCGGCGGTATTTGACAGGCTCCCAGCGTAGCTCAAAGAGTCTATATTTAGAATAGAGTCTAACTGCTCTTTATCTAAAACATGCTTTATAAAGTTGGAGCCTATAAAACCACAACCACCTGTTACCAGTAGCTTCATCTTTTAAATGTAAGATGTTTTTGATATTTCTTCAAGAAGTTTTAAATTTTCTAATTAAAATTTATTAATAATTAGCCACGTAATCAGAGCATAACCCATAACAGTTTTTAATGTTTTTATTTTTTATTTCTGGCAATACCGCTATACTATTTCGAGGTGGCTCTACATTAGGGTGAGACCAAATTATGTTTTTGCTAGTTAAAGTGCAGCTATCCTCTTGATGCCAGAAGCAGTGCACGTTTTCTTTAAGCATTTGCTCTAATGCTTTTAAGTTTTTAGCGTGGCACCATAACCTATCGTCTTCAAGAAAATTAATATCGATTGGGTAAACAGGTTCATCATGGCCTAAATAGTATAAACCATTATCATACCATACATCTATTTCACATTCATACCCCTTGTTTAAAGCTTGCTTTATATAATCGGGGCTGTTTTCATTTTTATTTGGCCCTTTTAAATTACCTCTATGAGAAATTAAAATCATTTATCTTTTAAAAAAATATCCAAATCCTCTGGCGTTCCTAATCCCCACATTTTTTCAATCGGGAATACTTTTACTTTTTTATCATCCTGAATCGCTTCGTTAAAGACGGGGCAAACATAAAATTCGTTATTAACTCTTACGTCTTTTGAAATCATTTGCTCCGCATACTTTACGTAGTCAGACCCTTTGTTCCAATAGTACACCCCGACAGTGGCTATATCGGAAATCGGCTTTTTTTCAGCTACCTCGCTTACAAACCCATCTTCGTTTAACTTAGCGAAAGACCATTTCGGATGAGTGGAATTAAATGTTAAAATACCCGCGTCTATATTATCTGCGGTCATAGAGTACATAAACTCGTTAGAGTCCCATTCTACAAATTGATCCGAATTCGCCATGACTAAAGGCTCGTTGTTATTTATCAACTCTTTAGCTAGTAGGGTTGTACAAGCTGCCCCCTCGGTCATACCGTCCACTTGAACAATTTCACAATTGTTTTCTGTAATTAAATTTAGAAGATACTTTAAATTGTATTTTTCGTAGTGCTCTTTTTGCACAATAAAAATATGTTTAGCGTCGATATTTAAATTCTCTACGACAACTTGAATCATCGGCTTTCCGTTTACCTCAATAAGAGGCTTGGGAAAAGTGTAGCCAGCTTTCTCAAACCGACTACCTGCCCCAGCCATTGGTATTAGTACATTCATATTTCCTCCTTGCCATTTAGGTTTTACTTTATTTTCTGAAGCAACGTTAAGATAATTTTGAATTTTTTCCAAGCTTAAATCTTGGCAATC